TCCCACACTTCGTTTAATAATTTTTCCAACTCATCTTTGGTAAATTCAATTTTGCCATTACTGTTTGTTGTAAATACTTTAATCATATTCCTCATACCTCCTCAAAATATTCCAAAAATTCCGGCTTATAATCTTCAAGTAACTGCTCAAAAATATAAGTCAGAGGTTGGCTCCAAACAACATTATCAGCTTCATATGGTGCATCGTCCCATAATCTCCTGATAACAAACTCCGTAAATTTAATTGGATCTTTTACTTTACAAATGGGATTCTCGCCATCAAAATTTGTCGGAGCTTCATCGAATAGCTTTACCAGGTCATCAACATCTATTCTTGCCACCAGCTGTAACGAATGATGTTGTTGCGAACCACGACTGTCTTCTCGTTCTATTGTGAATTTACAAATGCCGTTCTCGTTATAGCTCATTTTTTCTCCTATCAACTAATTTTACATAGTACTCTCTATCAAAAACATCACCATTAGATATTTGTATTTTTATACTATTACCATTGATAACAGCTTCCGCAATTTCGCGCCTTAACCATTCGGGACGTATAGAATCAACCACTATTTCATTTTCTATTTCAATCATATCCTAACCTTCACAATCAAATCTAATTTTCAATGTCCTTGACATCGACAAACTTATCAAAATATGACTTATAAAAATTGTCCATATGTTTACCACATATTTCGTCTGCCATTAATTCTATCAATTCAAATGTTCCACGTTTATTAGTAAACGTCTCTAATGGAAATCTATGAATAATTCCATTAATAATAATACTATATAACTCTTCTATAATATTCATATATCCAGATACATCTTACATTTCTTACATTGCTTCCATCTGCTTTTATTTTATATCATCAGTAGCATGGCAAAAAATATAGACCGCCAATAGAAGCGTGTAATCCTCTTGTGTGAACTCTTTTTTGTTAACATCAAAATTTAATATAGCTTCAGCCATTCTTTTCTTCATTTGACACTGTCTCTCTATTTCAAACATTTCTACCATATCTTTACCTGATTGGCTAACAAAACTCATAACTTGCCCTCAAACTTTCTTTAAACAAAAACGGCAATATATCATGTTGTATGTATTCATCGATTGTTTTCATGTTTAGATTACTATAGGTTTCATCTCGTCCTAATTTTAAAACAAAAGAAGTATGGTACGGATCAGAAGCATTAACATTTTCATAGAATTTTTCAAGTGCGTCCTCAGATGGGTTTATTATACAAAAGCCAGAACGTTTCTTATATAGATACCATTGTACATATATTAAATTGTTAAACATGTTCCACCACCAATTAAAGACTTGTTTTATCTAATACAATATAATAATGATATATAGGCATCATGTACTTTGGTGATTTGCTTCCATCATTTAATTGAAAATCAAACCAGTGTTTTCCCCAACTCCAATATTCATTAACTGATTCAACATTAAAAATCCCTACTGGAGTATTACCATTTTTAGTTATCATAATTTTCTTCATTAAAACCTTGCTTTGTTTCGTCATAATAATTAACCATATTGTTTCTTATCGGCGTATCATATGCTTCGAAACAATTATGAACCTCTCTCGCATCTACTTCGCAGTCCCATTTACGGCAGTGGTCGTAATACCATTCATAATACTTACAATCATCACAGTTCATTCTAATTACCCTTATTGATTTTCATATTTTGCCTTACTATTCCTCCTCCTGTCATCCAGTTCTTCGCATGTTATTTCAAAACTTCCAGACCATGGATGGCTATCCAGATTGTCCCAGTTGGCAACATCGGTAACCTTCTTAACAATTTCGTATTCTTCTTTCGTTAGCATCATACTTCCAGAAGTGTAACTGTCTCCCGACATTAAAAGATTACATTTGTACTTATTACCATCATAAGTTATTGCCGTGTCATCATTATTCTTTTTTATTTTTATAGCCTTTTCAGCTAACTCATGAATACTCGGAAGATGATCTCTAATGCGATGAAGCTGATTGGCTATATTGTTACATCGATTATAGATGTAAAGTGTTACTTGCCACTCGACTTCTTCTAGTGAATCAAGTCCTTTCAAATTAAACTCTTCTGTGATAAATTCCGGATAGATTGTACATTGCCATAAATTTTCTTTTTTCTGGACATATGCTATCTTTTTATTATCAGCAGAATATAAATAAGCACGTTCACCATTGTTATATTCTTTCCAGTATGAATCGTTTAGCATGTTTCCTCCTCATTAGATACCCTCAAATTCGTAAAAATGAGGGTATCTAAATTCGTTATATTCCTTATAAAATAAGGCTTTTGGATTTTTTAGATACGGGATTAATCTTCAACTTTTTCGGTGCAGAAGAAAATGCCTTCATCAGAAACATCGAACAGTTCCTTAGCAAGATCCTGGTAGATTGTGGTTTTTACTCCATTCAAATCATAAAGCTCATCATCGTAATACTGCACAACCTTCGGCTTAAACACCACAAAGTTCAGAGGTCCCCACAGCGTCTCGGCACTTACGAATTCAGAAATAATCGGATTGCCGCCAAACGCTCTGCGGAACAGATCCATTGTTGTTGTCTCTGTATCATTAGCCGGGATCACACGAAGAATCAATGTAACGCCGCCAAAATTCTGCTCTGCCGGAAGAAGCTGTGTCAGCGCATCAGCCTTATCGTCTCCATTTACTCTCAGCGTGATAATCTTCTCGTTGTCGTCATACTCAAACTTCACATCGGGATCTTCCTTAAACATTGCCTCAACCTGATTAGCATATACAATCCACGGTGCCGCCAGATTTACTTTTTTGTTTTCCATAATTCATTTCTCCTTTGTTTTAATTAATTATTTGCTAGTTATAATTCAAACTATTACTTATTCTCTTTTATCCACTTGCAACCTCGATACACATTGTCAAACGTTAAATTACATGGATAACCATCAAGTTTACATTCGTAACATATGTTGTCACCATTATTTTGCATTTCACTAAATGGGCATCTATTCTTTGTTAATGGTAGACAATCAACAATGAATTTCATTTTATAATTCCTCCTCATTTTTAAGATAATTAATAAATTCATTCATTACATCTTTGTTATCTCGATTATCCTGAATAATTTTGACGAAACTCGTAATTGCGAACAATTGATCCACGGTAAAACTTACCTCATTCTCACTATCAAAGAATTCCACATCGTCATTCTCTCCGTATGGACTCTCATATAGCAGATATGAGAACGAATGTTTTACCGGAAAACCCTGGTATTCAAATACAAATTTTGTATATTCATTATCCTCGTATGGTAAAGATATACTTTTGCAAAGATAACCGTATTCATTTTTAATTACTTCATATGCACTCTTAAGTTCTTCAAATCCTGTCATAACCTTTTTCATCTCCTCTCTTAAATACACTCCATAAATATCATAAAGTGAAGCGAACCTATTAGTTAAATGTGGGTTTATTAAATACACCCTTCCGTCATCTTTCCAAATCTGCTCTAGCAATTGTTTTTGATACGGAAATAATTTGATATTTAAGTATTTTTCTATTATTTCTATAGCGTTCATTATCAATAAAATTTAATTCCCATCCTTCTGATTATTTATCAACTCAAACATTGCCGAAAATCCATCACACATTCTATCAACCAAAACTTTGTTTTCTTCCGACAAATTATTTATAATATTAATAACTTTATTCTTAGGACACCAATTCGGACGAGAATTTATATCTACTTCAAAAGAACTGATATCAAGCATTTCTTTTTCTTTGGATACTGGCATTCTACAAATAAACATGTTACCAAATTGATACTTACTTAAACACGATCCACAATTTTCTGGAACTTCAAATTTCATTTATTCTTTCCTTTTTTACATAAATAATCTCTAACTGCAATCCACGATCCGTCTTGTCGTACCTCAACCTTATATATCCCAGGAGATCTTACATCAAATTTCACTGTTGCAATTGGTTTTGGAAGCGGAGCAATTCCAACAGGTTCGCCAACTTTAACGTACTTAACTTCGCTGCCAACAAATTCAGCCATTACTAATCTCTCCTATTACATGCATTCCAATCAAACACTTCTTTCATTATAGACCATCCAATTCCTCTTGCCATTCTTTCCTTTTATTGCTAACTATATCCCGGATGGCATCCCTTAACCAGTTAGGACAACTTACATTATCATGACTCTCTATACAATCTCGTGTGGTATCAACTCTAAAAGAAAACCTACGATTATTACCACAATAATTAAGAATTTTATTAGCCCATTTGATATCGCTAACTATATCATTTGCTCTATTTAATACTTCTTCTGTCATTCTATGCACTCCCAATCTTTATCTATAAAATCCCTCGGATGTTCATACATTGTTTTCTCATAGAACTTTCCATTATCTGAGTTGTAACATACCAGATTGCCATATTCCAAAGCTGCCAGGATATCTTCAACATCCATCCTGCAAATATTACCATATGAATATCCATTAACTTTCGGCGGTATCCGATTGCAACTAATACATATACCATTGCCGGTAGCATTACATATTTTCATTCCAATTCCTCATAACCATCTATCCATTCTGGACAGTTCTCTACTGAAAATAATACAGTATCACATTCCAAACCAGCAGAGCATTCACATTCTTCGCCTGTTACATAATCTGGATAAGTCCTAACGTGAATACAATGTTTACACGTTGAACAGCCTTTTTTCTCCGCCAGTTCATAATGTAATTTTTTATACTTCTGCCGATCCTCTTCCTGTTCTTCTTTTGTTGGATTAAATATTCTTCGAAGTTTATTCATGGCATCTCCTCCGGTTTACAAACATCCAACTCCAATTCCTCAACCCTATTAAGATACTCTTCTGGACAATCCGTACTGATCCCGACACATACTGTGCTATACACTTGTTCAACAAAATATGTACATCTATCACAGAAATAATGCTGCTCGACTGTCCCCCATCCCCATTCGGAGAAACTTACGTATTCGTTGTATTTGCCGCAGACCGGACATTTTCTTGTTTCTTTAACCACGTTTACTTACTCCTATAATATATCCAGCAATCATGCCACATAAGTAGACTATATAAAACTTTATAAACAACTTCGTATTTCTCCTTGTTAGTTGCACCCAGTTATACTCAATTATACATTATTAAAAATCATCTCTTTGATAGCTTTTTCGTCAAATCCTTCTGATTTTAAATATTCAATCTGCGCCTTTAAATCATACGCATATTTTGTTAATTTATCTTTCCAATACTGCTCATCATAATTATCTGCATTAACGGTTCTAACAACAATCAACTTTTCCCAAATGTCATTATAATTATCATAACAATTATAATTATAATCTGATTCGCAATTTTTCCATGATCTTGCATTTAGTTCTTCTTTTTTATTTGGATACCATTTAAGATCAACTCGAATCTTATATTGTTTATCTATGACATCATCATCTGAAGTATCATATTCTTCAACAGTAACATTATCGTCATTTAACCATTCTGCATATTCATTGGCTTTATTTTTATCTAGAAAAACACGATTTATGCGATAAGCAGAATAGATCCCAGAAGTTACTATATATATTTTCAATATTGTAATTCTCCTTTAAACATTTTTCGCCAAATGCGGATTATCCGCCACAACCTAACACCACGGGCAGTATCAGATTCGAACTGATATCACCGCCCTATGGCATCCGGGATATGGCAGTTTCCATCGTTTATTTTCCCCTAAATTCTTTAATCCAGGCTGTCGCTTCAATAATATTCTCCGCAGATTTTCTTAAACGATCAATATCGTTAAATGCTATGTCGATACTTTTGCAACGAGAGAATAATCCTTTCATATCTATTAGATTTCCAACCTCAAATCTTTTCTCGTGAGCATATAATCCTTCCATTGCTGCTACATCATCTTTCGACGCTTCAAGGATAAATCCATCTTTTGTTTCGCCAATTATTTTCATTTCTATACCTTATCAAATATTTTTTATCAGCTATATTTTCCAACTCCGTAGTCTGGATCTTTCATCATCTGATATTTATCCCAAGTTTTCTTATCAACTTTAATCCATCCGTCTTCGACCCCAGTAATTAAATACTGCCGATAGCGAGGATTAATGCATCCCGTCGTTCTGCAATAACCTTCCGATGTTTTGTTATTACATGTATGCGTACATTTACCTATCATATTCACTCTCTCAATCTGGCAAATTGATATGAGCAATCAATTCTGGACTGACAGAGTTATTGTTATCAATCCTACGCCATCCCTCTCCAGTTCTAAAATACACAACGCAGAGTGGCCACCCCATTCTATATGCAAGAAATAAATCATTTTGTTTAGATGTAAATGGGATGTATTTAGGATGCATCCAAGTAAGATCGCCATCAAATGCTGTCGGAGCCTTTTTGATCATTTGAGCTATTAATTCCCGGCTATCGAGTTTATCTATCCATACATGCTCCAATAATTCATCTGCATCAATCAGTCTCATTGTTTCTCCTTCAAATAATCTTTTTATTAGAATGAATGATCTACCACTTCAATCTCGTATAATTTATTATCAACTGATTCAATAGACATTAACGGGTCATCAAACTTTAATCTGAATATATGAAATCTTACATCTTGTTCTTTGCCGTTTTCATCTGCAAACACAGCATTAAACCAAAGCTGCCCTGTGCCATCGCCATTTGATTTCCATTCTATATTTTTTGCATTATGAATTGGTATATTCCCTAACATAAAATCCATGTTTATTAACCGTCCAATTATTCTGTTTCATTGTTTAATATTTCCAAAATCTTTTCTGCTTGGTCTGCGGTAAGATTCTTCTTTTTTTCAAAGGCATCCCGGCATTTTCTAACTAAATTAACCTGACGAATTCGTTCCTCAATCTCCGGTGTTAATAACTGAATACACGATTTGCTCCATACATCACCACCCCTTTGCCATCCATCGTATCTGTATGTTTCCTTATAATTGCCATAATCAACTACATAATCGCCACGCTTTTTAGTAATGTTAACTACAATGCCAATTGATGTCGGGAGCGAATTTCCATAATTTCTGATTACCCTGTCTCCGATTTTTAAATTCAGATCATTCATTTCTTATCTCCTGTATTCTATGAATTCATCCATGCCTTTAAATTTAACTCTTATTTTTGTGGGAACACCCTCTGGAATGGAATTCATAGATTTATAAACTCCAACTATTGTCGCAGTTTCTAATAACTTATGATTCTTTTCACATTGAATAGCTTTTTCTTTACTGGCATAATCGGTTTTGCAAATATCACAAGTATATAATTTTTTCTCGGTCATAGAATATCTTCCTATCAAAACTCATTTCATCTCCAATCAATATCATTGGAGTAATCAAAAACGTTACCAGCAAAATTACTTACGTCAGCAAATCCATATTGCAACAAATCATTTAAAAATGCAGTTGCCAAATCCGTAGATTTACAATCTATGACATAATGTTCTTTATCATTTGCATGACCTAGATAAATGTGGTTATCAGTTCCACCAGGCTGAATGGCAATATTAAACCATATAATTTTATTTCCAATTTTTACTCTCATGATAATCCACCATAAAAACTCATTCTATCAAAACAAGTACGGTTCTTCTTCCATCATCTGCTGTTGCATATAATCATTCATCTCTTGCTCATATCGTTCTCTAGCGGCAGCTTCTTGGAACTCATCCCAGGCTTCTTGCTCGGTAAGTTCTCCTCGCTGAACTGCTCCGTCGAGTCTGTTTTCTAGGTCGTCTAATGTTGAATATCCAGTTCCGCAGTATATCATTTTCACATCTCCTTTCAAAACTCATTTTATAATATCTGGATTCATTATTAATATAGAATCGCAATCCCACCCATATAATCTAAAATATAAACTATTTAGATAATCATCTACAACTTCATCAGATAGATGTAATTCAATAGCATCATACTTTTTCATCGCTTTCTCAAAATCAATGCAATATATGCTCTTAAATAATCCCTTCCACTCCGGCAGCTTTCCGAGATCATTTACAGATTTAATATGGCAAACTCTTGCATCATCACTAAGACTAAATTCGAAATTAGCATTTAATTTATCTAGCCAAAATTCTTCGGAAGTACACCACTGTTTCCAGCCCCATTCGCTATCTACTGGAGAAGCCCACATACCACCAATCGGTTTTACTGCTCCCCATTCCTGATTCTTAATTGGCTGGAATTTATCTGGTTGAAATGATGGTGATCCATAATGAATGTATTTTGTCATTTCTGAGTCCTCACATTAAAAAATCATTATCAAAACTGTATCCATATACGCCAGCAGCGGCACATTGTACCAGCTTTTATTAAAAATCTATCTTCGCCATTATTCTCATATCCTGGCACGTTATAGACTAATACTGTTTCACAGTGCATCCAATCGTCAACTGATTTTGGCACTTTGATTTTTTGAGTATTTCTATCAATGACATAAACAGAATTATTCCATATGTCTTCACTCGCTTCAAAATCTTGTATTTTTACCGAATCTCCCCACATATCGTCTCCATAAAAGAATCGTTTTATTGGATTTTATAAATTACAATATCAAAATGTTTGTAGTTAAATTTCCTGAAAACCTCATACAAAAAACCTTTATTTTCAAGGGTTTCAAGCATCTGTTTTAGAAAATCGTCGTCTTCAGTGCTAAATTCTCCGATTTTTTGAATTTCTGCCATTTTTTACCCCCAATGAAAGTACTGTTTTATTGCCTATCAAACCAACCCTTTAAGTCAACCTTAATTCCAGATGTAAGCGTTTGGATCATTTGTAGCACATCATTATTATCAAAAACTGCGAAGAAATCATCATTGCGATATTCATCTATACTCCAGTCAAAATCAAATACTTCGCCGTCCCTAGGAATTACTTCTCTCGCACCAAAATATCCATCGGTAACCAATAAGGCCGATTTTATAACATCGGGTTCATATTCCGCAAAAACAATGCCACCATTTGGAAATTCTTCCATTAAATCTTCTAATTCCCATTTTTGTAATATTCTCATTAAATAACCCTCATTCTCTTCTTAGTCCTATCGGCAAAATACTTTGTACTATATTATCTATACATAATTTTCGCCCAGTAAATTCCCAAGTTTTTTCTACTGTATCATAATCACAAGAGTGCTGAAGTGTCTTGCCGCTGCCCATTAAAATACAATACCAATTCAATTCTGTGTCTATATATGTAACTACTCCATATGTATTTGACCCCTTTAAATGAATTATGTCTCCAACCTGAAAGGCTGTTGTAGAACATTTGCTTTCCAAATAATCTTTTATGGTTTCGTTATCTATATATCCGCTAGGATCATACCAATCGGCAAAATCTTTTAGCCATTTATATAATCCAACATCGGAAGTATTAATTACTCTTTTAAGTCTTTCTATGTTTGTCATTTCATCAAATGATCCTTTCATCCTGCATCAAAGTATACTTTCGTCATATTTATAATTAGAACATCTCATCGAATAAATAAACGATCCGGGATTATAAATGTTATCTTCTTGTGTTTCCATTTTTTCCAATGATTCTTCGACATAATCTCTGTCATTACAATGAAATCTTGACTCGCATTTACTACAATTAAATTCTTGTTTCATTTATTAAATAGTCCTTTCATTAGTCTTGACGCATCAGGATTTCCTGGATCTGCCTCTGCTGCTTCTTGGATAATAAGATAAATTCAAGTACAAAATCATCACAGATTTTGTCATTTGGTACACGATCCCAACCATCTTCACAGTCCAAGGAACCTTTATATCTACAATAATCACACCTGTTCATCAAATAATCACCTTTCATTTTCGTATGCTCTTTAGCTTCTTTTCGTTTCTTAAATACTTCGAGTCCAAGTGAATATATCTCATCTTTATTCGCATAATCATTGCAGTCGTTTGAACATGGACAATTGCCCAATCCTTTCAATGTGCAGCAATCAATGCTTGCTCCCATATCATGTTCACAATGGTAATATATACAATCTTTTCTTGTCATTAGATACTACCTTTCATTCTTTAGCAACCGCAAAACTACAATAATCATCTGGGTAAACACTGCCATGATACTTACACACACCATCTTTGTGATATATGCATCTATCACAAGTTACTACATCATCTCTATATTCTTCCATTTCTTCAATGGCTTTCAAAATTCGAATTTCTTTGGATGGCCCACCATCACGCTTAATCGGTTCGGTGATAATATTTTGGATAACGTCTAATACATCTTCTTTGATTAACATCATGAACTCCTTTTCATAGTACTTTTAACCACCGACATGACGTACATGTAATTGGATGATCTTCATCTAAATTGCAGTTTTTACCATCTTTTTTACAGATATATCTACCTGTCTTTTCAATAAATGGCGGATATGGTTCCCACTCTGAATGATCGCAATCTTTTCGTGTTTTTGGCAACCTATCAACAATATATTTCATTCATTATCCTTTCATTCTGCTTCAACAATCGTAGGTCTTGCATCTAACAACGGCAATATAGATCCATTAATAGAACAACCAGCCCACAAATTTCTCATATCATCCGCATCAATCAATCTACCATGATGTTCAGGGAGTTCGATCAGTGGACAACCATCCGGGCGATTATCATTCAAAATATTGAAGTGTCTTAATGCGCACATCAAACCGCATTTCATACAATTCTCTGGAATCTGCATTCCTTTAATTAAAACACTCATAAGTCAACCCTCTTCCCATCTAAATCATAATACTCTGCATATGGCCTGATTACTTTAATAAAATATTCTTTATCGTCTGGTAGGTTCTTCTTGAATGATTTACTTGCTTCTTCAATACTATTTCTCATAATCGAATATAATTCTTTATATTTTCCATTCTTTTTATAAATTAGTCCAAATCTCATAAAATCCCCTCATTCTACTTCGCAAATTATTTTAGTAGCATCTATATCTTGTTGTGTAATATAAGGTGCATGACATGGATTTAATAAGGTTTCTTTCATTAATTTATCAATATCAATCAATCTTCCATGAACTTCCACCAAAGGACAATGATCTGGTCTGATTGGTAACTTTATATATGTTGTATAAGTTTGATTGATGCGACAGTACTTGCCGGATAAGGCGACTGGACATTCACTGCAATTTTTTGGAATCTCTAAACCTCTAATTAAAACGCTCATTAATTTACCCTCTCAGCTTCAAAAATTGTTGACGCATCTTGAATTGCATCCGCTACTATAGCCTGATCAGCCCAGCTACTAAGAGACGGGACAATTATTTCATCTTCATCAATTATTCTGCCGTGATGCTCTGGGAGTTTAACGAGAGGACAATCACTGTTTCTCTCATATATCTGTGCAGCATATGCATTTGTGATATTACAAAATCCTTCTTCTTTTAACGGACAAGAAAAACAATCTTCGGGCATTTTCATGCCTTTAATTACCACACTCATAAAACAATCCTTTCATGATCCTTTAATATTTTACTGCTAATAATCCATCATGTCAATACCATTTAATTCTTTATTTCTAATCAGTTCGTCCATTCGTCATAATTAGCATTAGGATAAACCTTATGAAAGCACTCTTCACAATAAGGACTTTCCCATCCCCTGGTGGTCATTTTTCCGGGTTTACCACAGCGAATACATGTTTCCTCGGAAAGATCTGTGTACTTGTCTAACCATTTATTATACTTATCAGAGATACTTCTGGGAATGCCATTATCATACCATCTTAACTGACCAAATTTTTCTTTAATCTGGATAACACGGTAATCATTAAGAAAGTCACCGAGGATCTCTCTCAACTCTTCACACATCTGAAGACCAAAGGCTTTGCGCCATCCAAGTGGAAGATCGTCAAGATTTGTAAACTCATAATCATAATCCTCCAGTGGTTCTTGAGACCATTCATATCTGGGAATAAGAAACGGATATCTTTCACAGAGTTGTTTATTTCTTGCTTTTACATCTGGATCATCAGACCCAAGCCATGCTGCTCTAAATTCATCGTATGTCATCGTTTATTTATCTCCTGTTTATCTCATATTTATTCCGGTACTCCAAGAACCGCCTCACCAATATACTCAAACTCATGGTCACTCTCCATAGAATAGATATATGCTATTCCACCTTGAGGTACCGGCACTGCAATAAGGTACTTATAGTCATTTTCATATCCTATCATATCAGATATTGACTCTCTCGCCTCAGCTATAATACCGAAGCACGATTCCCATTTATGGTTTTCTATGAACTGAACAACGTCATTTTCCTTAAATTTTGCCATAATCTACCTCAATTGGGTTCATCAACCCAAACCTTCAATACTATACCATCAAAAGGCGATTCACCTTTAAATTCATCAGGTAAAAAAGATGTGACCACATAATCGTCGTATTGGCTTGGACAGAATGCAGCAGGAAATACACAACACCATTCGCTATTAACTAACAGAGCAATCAATTGATCCTCAGCACCAACTTTTTTCAATAATTCTTGTAATGTCATTCCTCTATCACCTCATAATACCCACGCACATTATCACAAACCCACTGGTTGGCAGCATCCATAAGTTCTTCCTCGGAAGTATTGTCCGGGAATTCGTATTCATCACTTTCATCTGCACTAGCAATGTAAAAAACCACTTTCATTGGGTAACCTCCAGTGTATATAAGCTGTTGTTTTCTGGATCAACATACGAGTGAAATGTTACTTCCAAGTCACAATTTCTGTTTCTAACAAGGCTACAAATGGATGTACCCATGATATCAACTGTGTCCATAACATCTTCCGTAACATTAATTGTTTGTAACTCTGGCTTTGCTAGAGTAGTAATAATCCCATATGGAGTGCGGAACTTAACGTAATATGGTTTATCATCAGTCATATCGAATGATGTAAAATCAAAATACCAAGTCCCGCAATACTCACATTTACATTTATACGGTTCGATCACAGCTCCACAATTTGGACAATTAGTCTTCATAATCCTCGCTATCCTCATCCCAAGAATTAATCTCAATAATCTCTACGTCTTCTGCTCCTGTCATATCCTTGAGCAGCTTCTTGATCTTTTTTTCACTACTGTTATGGATGGCGGTAGCTGTTACACCATCCCAGGTTAAATCACTTCTCACTGTTGTTATCATTTATTTTCTCCGCTTTCTCCGCCTTTAATTTCTTCATCCAACGGTTAACCCCAAATATCCATTTATAGGATATATCCTCGTTCCAGCCATTACTAACCATCAAATCATATAACTTTTTTCTCATGTGATCATGAGTCTCGTCATGAATGTCCTCGATGGTAGCCTTGTTACCTTTTTCCGCAACCCGATTAACAATCTCGATTTGTTCTGGTGAGTTGACACCGAAAAATGCAATTTTTTCAAGCACCTTGTCTTTGTCAAACTCAACCTTCTTGCGCTTGCATTTGCGATAGTATCTTTTGATCCACCTCATCTCCGATTCAAGATGATCGGTTTCCTCAGCATCTATGAAGGATCTGCGTGATAGAATAATTTTCCCCCTCTTTGTTTCATTATCATGCCAAATCATTGCTGTTAAATACGGATAGTATGGTATGAAATCCTCCGGCTTTTCAAATTTCAAAGGAAGAACATGTGTACCATCAGCAGATTGCGGATAAATATCATAGTTGTCTAATATCTCTTGTGGGGTATTGTGCATACAAACATAATCCTCGAAATCGCTCTTGCCGCTGATTCCCATATTAGCCACTCCTTTCAACCTTATGCTTACCGTTACTATTTCTAAAGACTCGGTAATTACGCTTGCAATAGTATAAAACCTCGTAATACTCCTTAATTTTTCCCCTCTCCCAATGAGAATTAAGGATTTCTATAAATTCTTCCGGAGTCTCGTTATACATCTCTCCGAAAATGCTACCGAAAATACCACCGAAATCATTGTTAATCATAACTATCACCTCATGTAGTAATCTCTAATATAATCACATGCCTCGGTTAATGTATCAAAAACAACTTCACAATCTACTTCTGCCAACCAGGGATATACTCGGTCTCTACCAAACCCGATAACGGGGATCTTATTGCAGACGGCAAACTGTACCTCTTGTCCGGTGCCAACCGAACTATCCGAGTCGTTTAAATTGCACAATAATACATTACTATTTAATATTTTATTTGTATAAAATGACTTTACTTGTTTATGTGTTTTGTGCTTATGCTCAGAATATGAAAAGTAGTCTAGCGGATTAATTACTTTGATGCTTATATCCTGCCATTCGGCAGCCTGTTCTAACATCTTGGTTGCTCTTTCTCGCCACTCTCTACCCTCATCCTCCAAACATTTACAAGCTCCCGCTAAGTAAATTTTTATCTTATTTCCCATATTTTTTCTCCAAATAGCTGATAAGATGTGTCGCATACCACACTATTTTTTCCAGATCCTGGATACCATTTTTGCGCTTCCACCGACATGCATACTTAATAATATTACCAGTATCAGTAGCTTCAATACCTCGAAGATCTTCTGTGAAAGCTTCAATGACATCAATCACTTCTAATCCGGAACTACTCTGATAATGTAATGGGTGAGACACTAACTTATCCTTGCTCTCATATAACTCAGTCATCTACTCTTCAACTCCTCTACCAATTTCATGATATCCGGAATTTCTTCTTCCATATCATCTTTCCAATCGCCAACATAACAATAGGTCATATCCTTATGTGGTACAGTCTCAATTTTTCTAACGTAAGAACTTAGTAAATCGAAATCCTTCTCATAGCAATGAAAGCTGTTTGCTCTGTGAGTATATGTACCAACGGGAATATCAAGTTCATCTGCAATCCGCTTTTGTAGCATGATTAGCGCAAACGCATTCATGAACGTAGCCTTGGGAGCATCATTAGATCGGAACAAAACCTTACAATGAAGTTTACCGTTTCTAATAAAATACTGAATATGCTGTAAACATGCTATGTCATCACTATACATATCCTGCCCTTTATCTCTAATAACCATTACTGCTCTCCTGCTACTAGGGTTCCGGTGAAGTTCATCAATAATAAATTGATACTGATCGGCATATCTTTGATGATAGGTGTATGCCCATTTACCACGCTCCACTTCAAAGTCCAGGATGCCGTCAAGCATCTCCATGACATACTGCTGGAGTTCATACTGTGCGCCTATAAAACATTTTGAAATCATCGGTTCTTCAAGCGGATGTTCCACAACCATTGTTAAACCAATTTCTTTCTGTGTCGTATCCCAGTCAGCGCAATCTGAGATCTCTTCATCATAATTCAACGCCATCAGGGCTTTATGATAAGCCATTGGCAGTGAATTTTCGTGTATAAAATATTCTTTCATTTAAACCACCTTGGAATAGTAAATTCATAACCTAACCACATTATCAATATCACATCACGACATACATAAAATCTAGGAATTAATTTCCTCATTGCAACCTCCTTATCTTATCTAACAATCCTGTAAGATAGGTATGTTTGATAAACGCTGCCTGATATCTGTCGTGCCACATCCAATATTTACTACCGAACGTTTCGGAACTATCCATTTCTTTTCTATATTCATCAACTTCATCACGTAACCTTTCTATCTCACAGGTGATTAGTTCTAGTATGTTTTCAACAACCATAAGCAAAATCACCACCTTTTATTTAATTATTTATTACTAAATAATAATATCAAAAAGTAGTGATTTTGTCAACTTAATTATTTACTTCTCTCAGAAAATATCGGGAATTTAGAGTTTCGATCATCAGCATGTCCGACTGATCTGAGAAGTATTGAACCGGTGATGTGATCAAACTCTTCAAAAACCCAGGTTTGACACAAGACATGAACAACGGTTTCCCAATAATGATATCGTCCAGATCTAACTCGACGATTCTTTTCATCCCGCTCACAGCCTCCGGCTCTTCCTTGAGATTACCTTCATGGTCTGTGATAGAATAAATTTCGTATTGCAATCTCGCCCTCCTTGTAATCCCTCAATCTCCACCAGCCATTGCTCCTGCCACAACAATTGCCGTGCTTAACCACTGCACATACCCTGGTATCTCTATTTCATATTTTGTAACTGCAAGAGTCATCAAAGAACACCAGAAAAAAAGAGCAAGTCCTCCATACAAAAATCTCATTCCTTCGCTCCTTCCTTGTATGGGTCGGGTAACGGCATCCATGCTATGATCTTGCAATGCATCGGCAGTTCTAGCATCCATTCGCCGTCAATTGTTTGTGATATGTCAACCCATGTATCTTCATCGGAATGATTAACAATAGTAACCATCACATTCTCTGAAAACTGTTTTCCCGAACCACCAAGCCAGTGATCCTCTTCCGGCAACCGCTCACTGCACGGTATCCACCGCCCTATCTTGTATTCTGGCTCTAACGACATCAACCGTGTTTCAGCATCCACCTCTGTATGTCCATCCCAATGTTTTGCCCTCGGTAGATCGATGCAGTCGAACATGTCCCAATACTTGTTTTCATAGTGATATGTATAGCTACCTTCCGGCGTATCAATTCCAACGATAAACCAACCGCCGCCGAAACAATACTCTCCGTCTTCGTGCCTATATGATTTCCACGACTTGTCTTTATATGCTTTGACCAATGCAGCAAATAGGATCATCCTTTGTTCGTATAAAGAATTGAAAGTATGAAATCCATCAGATAAATCACCAATATTATCAACTCCGGCAACCTCACAGATTGCTTCTCTTCTTTTCAGTTCGGTATCTGTCATTCCTGTTCACCTCTCATATCTGCGCCACAGTGATAACAGAAAAAACTTCTAAATTTATCTTCTTTCTTTATCAATGCGCCACATTCAGAACATTTAAACATTGTTTCAAACCAATCACTATCGTCTTCAATCCACTCACCTTTTCTCCGTTCTGGCTGTGCGGATGGCAGATTGCCTATAATACTTTCCGCTCTATCCAGAGCATCCTGCCACGCCTCGTTATACTGGCTATATGTTTCCCGTTTCCCCGGAATTCTGTATCTGTGTTCCTGACACAACACGTCAAGCGCATCTATCGCCGCCTGTCTGCTGATTAAATCTCCCATCCCGTCACTCTCCTTATATCGCCGATATGTATAACTTCGTGCTGCAATCCTTCCTGATCGGTGATGTAGCATTTACACTGATATAGTTTTTCTGCGACATCCGGCAGTGCGGATGGCAACGCTTCAAATTCCTCAATCAGTTCCGCCTGTTCACCGCACCGACATTCATCACGGACAATATCAATCGCCGCCTGTCTGCTGATTAGATCATCCATTTGTTTTCTCCTCTCCCGACCAATACATTTCCAGATACCCTTGCATCTCATTTGGGTTGATTACGTTCCACAGAAATTTAAGGAAGTCATCTGGCTGTACGGATGGCAAATCCTGAATGATATGTAAAGCACTCGTCAGTCCCACGTTTTTCCACACGGCACATTTATCCTCACCGCCTTCCGTGTCTGCATATTCTTTTTGAATTGCAGTGATTGCCGCATGTCTGTTTATCATGTCTCCGACATTTACGTCGGTACCATCCTGCGCTTTGAGGGCTTCGATTGCCGTGTTAACCGCTTCTTCAATCGCTTGATATTTTGTCTTGGTTGACAAGAAAGCTGCGTTTTTCAAAATGCTGATCGCTTCTTCATTCGTCATTTTCGATCATCCTCCATACATGCACATCAACCCAGCAGTGCCACTGACCACAGGGTAACCTATCCTGCCATGCGTCCATACCTTTGTTTTCCGGGCAGGACTGGCAGTTGTGGGAGTTGTCGGGGTTTGTCATGAAGTCCATGTATTCGTCATCGGTCATCATATTTATTCGCCTCTGATTCTCTTCTTTTAATCTTCTCTAATTTCTTCTTTTTGTTGTTGATTCTTGCCGGTTTGGATCCGGGTTTCTTTTTATATTGCGGACATGTCTGGCATAATCCATACATCTCAGCATCCTTTCCCAGATCACAATTCCCCTTGCTAATATAATGAATACAAACTATTTCTTTAGTTTTAGCCATAATCCATCAAACCTTTCCGTTTTGTAATCTTGATTATAGTTTATATAATACAATTGGCCCCTTGTCACCAGCATAGGGTAATGCCCTAATTGTATTATAATCTATCCATTCTATTGCTTCTGTCTCAGTAAATTGTTCATTGTCCGTAAGCCATTTAATCATAAGCTCATAATCATAAACAGCTCTGTTATCGTCTGATACACCAATCAAAGCATCATCATAACTATCATTAGAGAAGATAACAACATCTTCATATCCGGCATCTAGTATTTTTTCTTCAGCAGTCATGTAATATCTCCATTTTATATGTATTATTTAATTATTCCTCTTAGATAATAATAAAAATATCCCTTAATAAACATGCCCGTAAAACTTTTGTTTGGAATAAACATAATTGGCAAATCAAATTCATGCCAGAACGAATGATAACTTGCCCAAAAACTTTTAGAATTATAATCCGTATCGTAATGCCCTAACAACATGTCGGCATAAGAAGCATTTTCAATAATCATCACCTTATGTTTTGGAGCAAAAACAAATTCTTTTTTTAATCTTTCCCTGGACTCCGTAAAACATTTGGAAATTTCTTCAAGACTATTTTTCCGCTCTATTACACATTCTTTGTCAAACCAAAGATCCCGTGGTATCCCAAGTTCTTCATTCTTAGGCAAGAAAAATGAATAATCGCAAGCATCAAGCTTCTTTTTTATCCATGGAACATTTTGTTTATCAAAAGATCTTATAATGTGATCATTCTTTTGTTCTCTTGTATCACATACAATGGTCATGCTCTTGAGCAAAGTCTCCTGTTCACTCTATGTAAATTTCATTCGTTCAAGCATGTTTAATCCTCCGTACACTCTATGGCTGCAATAGCATCTATATTGTAAATGCCAACCCATTTCTTTTTCTTGATTACTGCGAACACTTTTCTGTCGTAGTAATAATCTGTGTACTGTTTTTCTTTGTACTTTCTTATATTACCATCTTTGAATACAATTTTCAACATTTAATTATTCCTTTCTTATTATAAATTGCAAATAGAATAATCATTTAACCACCAGTCGAATTGTCCAGGAATATCCTCCCATTCTCCATCGGAATTCTTTTTTCGTTTTGGTTCTTTATTGCAGTCTTTCATAAAAATAATGTCTCCATTTTCTAATGGCAGATCCAGCCATGCTGTCTTAACCTTCTTATTCTTAGGATTTCTTTTTTTATGAATTTTTAATTCAGCCACTTGTCGATTATTTAAACAAAATGCTTCAAACTTGGGTGAATAGTTTGTATTTAATTTTGTAACAACAACTACTCTTTTATTAATGGACGGATCTGAAAATTCAATATATCCTAATACATCCTGTTGAAATTTTATAATATCTTTCAATGAATATTCCTCATCTGGAATATGAGAACAAATCTCCTTAATCAATCCAGTCCAATCAATTATCCTATATTGTTTATCACTTATTTTACCAGTTTTTTCTGATATATCTGTACAATATTTCTTCAAATTAATATTACTTAATCCTAGTTCATCAATGGAATTTTTAGATATTGTTTTTTTATATGACACTCCTGTTTTCCAGAAGTCAATAACATCCACTATTTTAAGTAATTTTTTTATGGTTCCAAATTGTTTGAAATATCCGATCTTTATCAGATTTCGAAATACCGTTCCATTTATTTTTGTACCCTTGATTGATAAATAAATATCTATAAAATCTTTATTGGAACTCTTATATATTTCATATATGTCAGCTACAGCTTTTTCACCTATTCCTTTAACGGATGATAAACTAGGATAGATGATTTTGTTTTTGTCATCCACCGTAAATTTCGTATTATCCTGTCCATATTGAAACGAACCAATTTTATAACCATAAAATTTCATTGCTTCATGTTCGAGTTCAGCAACTTTATTTTTATCGCCTTTATCTTGATAATGATTTAAAGTTACTTCATAAAATTTCGATGGATAGTGAGCTTTCATCCATGCTTCGTACAGAGAATCATTTGCCATAGCTAAAGCATGCGGTGAATTAAAAGCATATCTTTGTGAATCTTTGATGACCTTATATACTGGATCAAAATTATCTAGATTCCCAATATTCTTCAACCAATGGTCCTTTAGGTTATCCTCTACATGTTTTAAAGCTTCTCCAACCAACTTCTTTTTTGAAATCTTTTTTATCGTATCATAGGACTCCTTCATAGGAATTCCAAGATAAGAATAAACCAACATTACAGACTCTTGATATAACATAAACTTAAATGAGTCTTGCAGTAAGTTATCAATTGCTTCTTCTCCACTACTATATGGTTCTCTGGCTAAGAATTGATTAATGTGTGATTTAAACCCTGGACGAATACCGGCGATAAATGCAGCTAACTCTTTGATGTTTTGTGGTTTATACTGCATTGCTTTTTTTGTTGTACCAAGTTTTTCACATTGATTTAAACAACAAGTAATTCCATTTGCGTATAAATCCCAGGTTTTCTTATCACCAGAAACCATCTTTCTTAATTCAGTCACAGTCGGCACAGATTTGTTAAGACTTCTATATAACTTATTAATTATAGATACAACATCTACAATCAAAGCGTCATCTTTAACGTATCCGTATGAATCCAGTAAATTTCCTTCGACATTTGCAACTATAGTAGATTTCCCTGTACTTTCTGAATGACATCGTATTAGTCCAATTTCATAGCGAATATCTCCATATCCAATTACATCCGGTTGACGAATATTTCCATTAAATAAGCAGAAACCGCAAGCATGAACTTTAGCCTGTTCAATAATACCCTGATAAGGTTTACTTTCATTAAATATACGGAGATGATTATCATCTGTTATATAATCTTCAATATGGATGTTTTTCTTATCTTCGTCGTCTTCTACATTCTTTAATGCTTCATTATACTCGTCAATTGAACTTGTTATTTCATTTGCTACACTTGGTTCAATACCTTGAATATCTGCATATAATTTAAACCCTGATTTTTCTCCTAGTTTCCCAACTGCCAACAATGGATAACACCCATGTTCACCGAAAAGTTCTCTGGCAGCTTTAACAAATGGTTCTTGTGACGAACAGTTCAAATCCAAATCGGGCATCTGATGTGATGCTAAGATTCTATCTTTAGTAATAAACCTTTCTGGGAAAATAGGAACTTCGGCTTCAAACCGATCCATAGTAGTAAATCCTAGTAACTTATTAGTATAATACGATGCCGCACTTCCTCTGGATGTGGTGGTTAATTCCCAATTATACTTATCTATTGCCAATCTTACCAATTTATAGTTATCCAATGGGTAATCAGCACAACCACTATCTCTATATTCCCCAAATTCATATTCAATCGCTTTTTCTCGTTCTGAAGATTTATGATCAGCATCTTCCTCGGAGTATTTTTCGTCAAGGATTTTCTTTAATTCCAAACATCTTTCTTCATATGAATAATCTTTATACTCAGGCAGAATGGGGATTTTAAATTCCGTATCATAATTCAGATCTTCACATCCATCTACAAATACATGAGTGTTCATCATCGCATAAAGAACTTCACCCTCTGGAAGCACTTTTTGCTCCATCATTCTCTTGAATACTTCAATCCCATTTGGAAAATCCATGTACCAATCGTCTTCGTCATCATAATGAAGACCTTTGCGTTTGAGCAAATCATTTCGTTTTCTACAATCTTCATCATTTATATAATGGGTATCAAGACCAATGATAGTTTGAATACCATATTTCTGTGACATCTCATATATCTTTGAATTTATTTTTTTCTGGATATCGGTATTGTGAGTTTGGTATTCTAAGAAAAAACTATCACCGAAATGTCTCCATATCTTTAGCCAAATTTCTTCAGCATCAGGATATTTCCATCCAGCAACACATGCGCTAGTCACATATACATCTTCCGGCGTTAAGGTAAATAATAAATCAAGATCAATTCGTGGTTTAAAATAAAAGCCATCATCATGAGCGCAGGAAATAATATAATTCAATTTTCTCATTGCAATATAATTTCTGGCTACTAATACCATGTGGCAATTTGTGTTGTCACGAACAGTTCTTATCTTATTCTCCCCATTTTTAGTGGTGTATTCCTCAGTATGTTCAGAAATTCTATCTTTAACCCAATAAACTTCTGCGCTATAACGAAATTTTAATGGGTTATGAATACCTATTTTATTTCTATATTTTTCAGTCTCGGTTTGTTTACATAAATCATAGCAATGCAACCATTCTCCTGGATATCCATGCTCTCCAGAAAAATATAATTTACATCCGTAGTTATCAGATATCTTGAAGAACTCAGGGATGCTAGTAGCACTATCAATCTGTACAAGATCAGACCATGTTGTATGTTTATGGTAATTTTCCATCATCATATTCATATCATTAACCCAAGTATGAATATCATATGGAAATCTAAATTTTATCCGTTCTTTAACTGCTTTAGAAATATTTATCAAGACATCATTCATTGTTTGTACTCACATCCTTGGCAAGAGCATAAATAATTGCAATAAAAGAAGTCGTTTTTAGGTGGCCATTCGGTTTCATTTTCAATTTTATGAATGGTGTCTAATGCCCATGATTGAGCTTCTAAATATTCATCATTATTGAACGGAATTTTAATGTAATCTTTTTGGCGAAACATATTCCACCACAATTCCTTAATCGATCCCTCACCAAATTCTTCCAATACCGCTTTCGAATATAAATATTGTTGCCTTTGAAAAGCTAAAAAATGTTCACTGTCACTCTTGCTTATACGCCCAGATTTAACTCTTTTAATTATGCTGCTTTTATGATCACAAAGTATCAACTTACCATCCTCTGGATCTTGTAATAACAAATCAATAAACCCAATAAATGGATATTCCTCTATATTAAAATCGACTCGTTTCTCAACACCTATTACTTTATATTTGTCAAGTGGCAAGTCGATGTTATTAAAATAATCAATTACTGTATCAAACCAATCCTGTCTGAGATCCTTATATTTATTTGGGGGTGCATCATAAGGAACTTCTTCGGCGAAATGTTCTTCAAAATATGATGGTAAATCCCATAATCCAAGTTCTCCCTTTTCATATTTCTCTAAACAAGAATGAGCAAAACCTCCGGCGGCACCATAAAATCCATTCTTTGTTGGTTCGCAATCAATATAATGTCGTTTCCATTCGTATGGACAGCCATAGAAGCTATTCAATCTGGAAAAGCTCCACTTCATTGAAGCTATGATGAAATCTTCTCCATTGTATTCATTCAAATGCGCTGCCTCCTTTCGTATAAAGTCCGCCAGACAGCTTCCCCCCTATCTGGCGGTGAATCCTTATTCTGTAATAAATTCCATCTATCATAAACAACGTAAACGTTGGTGAATCTTTTCAATAACCGTGTGCATTCTTGGATCTTTTGTAGCTTCACATCTTTATCAAATGCTATGACTACATCTCTGACTTGCATTCTGATTAATAGCTCAACCTGGTATTCACTTAGTGTAGATGTTTCGGCAGATACTGCGTTATGAAACCCAAATTCATCCAGTTTCATAACAGATTTAAGACCCTCCACGATTATTATTTCTTTTGTTTCTTTTATATAATCAGACGCTTGCATTGCGCCTGTAAAATAATTAAGAATTCCAATACGATTGTAGTTCATATATTTCATGATCTTAAGATCTTTATAATTTTGAAACCTTGTTCTTCCCTTAACTCCAATCATATTGAATTCTGCATCTCTTACTGGATAGACTATTCTATTGCTCATCGGATCAACTCGGATTTCGTATTTTTTCATTTCTTCTGCGGAAATTCCCTCGTCTATCCATTCTTGCGGAACTTCGTCTATAAATTTCTGCTTGTAATCTGTATTTGGATCCAGAATAATTCGATTACACACTTCTTTTTTGTGCGGTTCATTTAGTCTTTTTAATAATTTATAAAAAGACATCGTCTCGGATTCAATATATCCATATGAATCTGTATTAGTAATATCAGCAACTTTTTTAACCGCCTGGTCAAAATTTAGTTTTTCCGTCCACATAATCCACTTATAAATGTTTCCGGATTTTCCGCACGAAAAGCAGTGAAAAAAGTTTTCATCTGTATTTATAGCAAGGGACGGAGTTTTTTCGTTATGAAATGGACAAAGGCAGTAATAAGTATTCCCAGAATGTTTTGTGAAATCAACTGTTTTACTAGCATATTCCAGTAAATCAACTTTATTCGCCATATCTTCAAGAGCATCCTGAGAATATTTCATTACTTACCTCACCTCCATCACTTTATATTAATCAAATGGCGTATTAGATATGTCTTTTTTTTGTTTCTTAGCTTCTGTTATTCGTTGTCTGTCGCCATCGAAATTGAAATAAATAGCATCCTCTTCATCACCCTGTGGCCCGTTTCGGTTAATATTTACATATGCCATTACATTACCGGCATCTAAGCCACCATCATTCTGTATTTCTTCAGAAGTTTTAAATCTCCAGTAAACACCGGTACTAATTGCTTTTGCAATATTATCTGAATTAGCGATCATATCATTTCTGTTCAGCTGTGCCGCACTCAAGACTGCCAGATCCAGTTCACCGGCAATTTTGTTTTTTAAGAAATCTGCCATCTGTCCAAGAATTGCCGAGTTTGTATAGGCTTCGCTATTATAGCTTTTTATATAATCATAGATAACGAAACTAAGATTCATTTTGTATTTTAAGATTTTACAGATGGAATAGATTTCGTCCATATTGCTGTCAGGCAAATACATGTGAACCAGTGGAAGACCATGTATCCATTCAATACACTTGTTAATCAATTCGCCCTGTTCTTTATTATACGTTTTATTCTGAATTGTCTTGAACGGAATGCCAGTTACGTTACAAACCAATCTCTTCGTAAATGTCTCGGTTGACAATTCAGTATCTACATATAATGTTGGTACATTTGCCTTGAGCATATTAACGCATTCATTAAGGCAGAATACCGATTTTCCTGTTTTATATCTCGCCGTTAACAAAACCAATTCACCGGGTTCATAATAAAAGTAATCATTAAACGACTTAAACTTTGACGGTAATCTTCTGGTTAGATCTTGGTTCTCAATTTTGTCCCAGATACTATCAATCTGTTCACCAAGAGTTTTGATCTCATCCCCAGTAATATACCTTTCAGTAAGCTCCGTCATCTTATTATTAACAACCTGGTTGAGCTTTGATAAGCCCATGTCGGAATTAAAACAATCAGCCTGGATTTCTGCCGCAACCTTTGCCAATTCCCTTTTAAAACTGGTTTCAACTACAATATTGACAAGAAGCTTATACTCTTCAAGCGTATGTCTAGCAGCATACTGAGCCATGCCTATAAACTGTTGCATATCTTGAAGGTTGTACTGTATTATCCTCTGTTTTACAGCATTATTACTGTTAAACATACTTGTAATATTAAAAGCGTCTATAGTATCAATACCGTGTTTGTACAACTCTTGAATAGCCCAATAAATACATCCGTTTTCAACGTTGTAAAAGTAACCCGCTTTCAAATAATCGCTATGTAAAATAAAATCGGGATGATATACCAACGTGGCAATAACACCAGCTTCAGCCTGAGTATCTGCAATTGCACTAATATCCATACATCATCCCTCCATTTATCTTAATATATCTTCGAAACTTCTTGGTTTTTGTGGTTTAAATGTAAACGAACTTTCTGGCGAATCTAATATGAATTCGTCAGTTATTAATATGTTTTTCCTTTGCTCCTTTATTTCTTCACGGATCTTTTGCTTTCTCAGCCTCTCCCACGCTGCGGAAGCATCACGATCCTGAATAATATAATGAAGCCCGGCTGGATGTTTTAAAGCACCCGGTTTGTTATGAATGAAATACTTGATAGCAAATTCAAGGTAGTCAACATCAACCTTTTTTTCGAAAATAATGTTGTGAATCGTCGAAACAAGCATTCCAATTTGACTTTTTGTGAGCGTTGGATCAATTTTTTCTAAGAATAAATCCCTAATTTTATTGACCGTCTGCATAGTATGGTAACAATCCGGGTGGTAGTAAGAATTACCCTTGCTACCACCCTTAACAGCGTCTATTTTGGCCAATTCATTAGTCGGATGCAATTTTAAGCACTTCGGATATCTGCAATGTACTATGGCCTTATCTGACATAATTAATTACCCCAGGCGAAAGGAAGCGGTTCGTCATCTGCACCATCGGGAATATTCATAAAGTTTGTATCGCTATCGCCGCCACTTGCTGCCTTTTTGCTTTCCGCAAATTCCTGGTCATCCACAACAACATCCGTGGTATATACCTTCTGGCCATCTTTATTCGTATAGCTTCCAGTCTGAATACGTCCAGTCACAACAATTTTTGTTCCCTTGTGAAGATAATTCTGAGCAAATTCTCCACTCTTACCGAATGCTACACAATTGATAAAATCAGCTGTCTGTCCACCATCATCATTTTTTCTTGAAAATCTACGATCAACAGCAAGTGTATATCTCGCAATTGCCATGGCATTGTCGCCAGTTGTAAAATGCATATCAGGTTCTCTCGTCAGTCTTCCCATCAAAATAACTTTATTCATATTGTTCTCCTTTTAATTATTTATTTTTAGATACCTTGTTAAACTCTTCAAGCAATGCCTTCGCTTTGTCAATTTCTTTTATTGCATTTGGATTGCCGCTGGGTTCGTATTTATTAATAATCGCCATGACATTTTTATCTTTTGGTCCACCAAGTGATGTCGCAACATTAATAATTTCCTTTTTAATAGCTTTAAGATCATCGGCAATATCTGCCGCAGAAACATTTTTCTGAATCACTGGCTTTGGATCCGGCACAACTCCATTTTCACACCATCTATAAATAGCTTCACCGTCTTTTGCAGTAATAACTGAATATCTAGTCTCTGGCCATAATTTTGTGTTATCTTTATCTGCGTGTGCCAGATGGGTATCCTGCTCTATCTGAAGAGAAAGCATTACCTCATAACTGATATCCTTGTCCGTCTGGCTTCCCATACCGACTTTTTTTGGAACAGATTTTCCATTTCTATCTTCCAAAAGCCATTCATCTTTACCTCTAGCGCAACAGATAATGTGCATAGGAGCGGTAAGGATTTTATCAATCATAGCTCTGTGTTTAGGCTTGAGTTTTCCCCAGTTCGTAAACGAATTGCCTGGCATTTTATCATGTGTGTCATTAAGCCATTTCCATTCGGCACTCAAACCATCAATAATACAAACCTTGTATCCATTTTCGACCGCTTCATCAATAGCTGCAATATATTTGTCGGTAGTAAACGGATCATCCAACTGACACAAATCATATTCAAAGCTATAATCGCCGTGTTCCGACTTCATTTGAGCATATAAAAGATCTCTGTCTCCCTCAGTACCAATATATGCTATTCCAGAACCACCACAACCTCTTAAAATTCCAGTGGCAAGTTCACATGCGCTCTGACTCTTCCCGGCACCGCTGGGTCCAGACAGTAATATTTTTGCATGGACTTTTTGCCTTGTTGCTTTTTTAAACGCCATATACATCATCCTTTCTGTCTTTGTTTAATTATTTACTTTTACATTATATCACATCTTCATTTGATGTCAATATCATAAACGTATTTATTTTAAATCGTCTTCCATTCGGTTGCATGCATCTACATCTTCTTTTCTAACAATGACCAGTCCGACCTTTTCAAGATCAGCAACAATTTTTTCGCAATCTTTAGAAAACCATTTTGTAATCTCATATAAACCGTGTTTGTCCAGCACCCTCAATTAACATCACCCCTTATACTATCAATCAGAAATTCCACATCAACCATCGCAATGTTATTATCCATTAGAACATCTCCCACCATAAATCATATACCCTTCTGTATCCGCCATGGTTAGAAACATAGCCTTTAAATCTGCGAAGTTTTTTGTTAGACATCTTTTTTAAATATTTACTTCTACTTCCACGGTACAGACGCTTAACTCTACACATTTCTTCGATATTGTCTGTCCAATCACCATTTTCATTTACTGGGAATGCCGGTGGAAACCAGTGGCCAATATTTTTTCTGGCAAGATTTATTAATTTCCTTTTATACTTTTTATTCCTGTCATACCTGTTTAACTTCCGGGGATTGCTATAAGTTTTGCCCACATCTATCGCCTCCTCGGTTTCACACGAACCGTATAAATCTACGTTTCCGTCTATCTTTCTACAATATCTAGAATTATTAAGATAAGAACATCCGTCACATACGCTGCTTATTATGTTTTTCATACCATTCTGTCATATATTTAATTTGTTCTTCGTAATCCAACTCATCTTCATGTTGTATTGCGCAAAGCGACCATACAAAAACCAATACAGTTAAAAGCGCAATTATTGCTAAAAACACAAGTAATCTCATAAATCCCCCTTCTATTTTTTAAAAAACAATAGTGTAGAATTTAAATCTGTTTCAGTTAATCCTCACACCTAGACACTGTTAGTTGGTCTGCGGAGCCGCACCATTTGATCCTTTGATCGTTTCGTCCACACCTTACTAAAACATCATTAAACCCTACACTCTTGTTTCCGTATTAGATCGTCACCATATTAAGACTAGCCACTATCTCCCGTTGTCGCCCAGGATTGGTAACTGATCTAACCGATTCCAGTTAGCATGGCTACTATATTAGTAATTAGTATTCAGGCGACACTGTCTCCGGAAGGATGGTAGATATATCGTTTCACTATCCATCTGTGCATAGGAAGGTGATAGCACGTTCTCTTCCGTTGATGGCTTCCGATAGGACTTGAACCTACAACAAATTGATTACAGATCAATTGCACTACCATTGTGCTACGGAAGCGGATGGCGGTTTATACGAACTCCGCCAAACGTATGTCACAATTACAAATAAGACTTATTATGAAGGAGAATTAGATGAAAACTTAATTCATCTAAACAGGGCTAACCGGGCATGATCCGATATCGAGAGAGTCAAAGTCTCTTGTGCTAGCCAATTACACCATAGCCCTATAAATATTCACGGGAGCAGAAGGATTCGAACCTTCGTTTTCTGGTTGATGGTTACCAGACTGTTGCCATTTGACATACTCTAACAAGCGCATCACTCTTGTACCCTTTGTCTACGCTTACACTCCCAAAAATCGGAACGACACGATTCGAACGTGCAACCACCCCGGCTTTCCCATTAAGCTATGGAATCTATTTAATTCCAGTCGGATTCGAACCGACAACTAGGGCTGTTTTCCCATTTAAACTACGTTCCGATGACTGGCGGCAGTCTTGGCCTTCAACCGCACTTTAATGCTCATTAACAAACCAGTCTTTTTTTACAAGCTACCGCAGAAGCCGCCTCGCATTTGCTCCTGACTTTAATTAAAGATACAGCCCAAAGGTCTTATGTACCCGTAGCGGCTATTTCACTTGTAATTATGTGGGTAAGGATTTGCACCTTACAATTATTTTCTTGGACTGCGTTGCCCCTCTGCTACTATTTCATCTCTCGCCTATTTCACTTGCAGATGCCAAGACTATTTAAAGGACGTATTGCGTCTACCTATTCCGCCACCACATAACGTAGTCTTTCCAACTGTCAGACAACTTCCCCATTCTTGCTAAAGAATGGAATATCCGCAGGACGATTCGAACATCCCCCTCCCGTGCCAACGGGCGTTGCGTACCTCTACACCATACGGATAACCGTTACACATGTGTCTTCACCATTTCGTATAAGCCTGCGCAGAACTATACTACTTTGGCTAATCGGGAATACTGGACTTGAACCAGTGACCGCCTCGTTATGAGCGAGATGCTCTAGACCAACTGAGCTAATTCCCGTTGGGCGAGTTAAAGTCCTCGCAACTGCGCATCCTACATGGTTGGCCTGACTTTCTCAATTTGATTTCTGTAAACCGTGTACTTAAGTTCACCTACTTTACAAATTATCTGGTACTCATCACTGGGCTTGTAGTATTTGCTAATCAGCCCCGCATGCATCAGAAGGGAGTCGAACCCTTAATCCTTACGGCACATGGGCTTAAACCATGTGTGTATACCAATTCCACCACTGATGCAAAATTTGCTGCCTATCACAGCTATGCAATCGCATAGGTTGAATTTCACTTATATAATATATTATTTAATTTACCAAATTAAAATTGGGACATAAAACCGAACCTCTGCCCCGTGGTGTAAATACCAAGGTTTTTCTGGCGACTTGTAATTTTATTTACTTGTTCATCATAGAAATGCCGTAAAACATTAAAACATTAGCAAATAACAAAATAAATAACCATCAATAACAAAATTCAGAAACAATGAACAATAAAACCTGTAATACCTTATATATTTGACCAAGTCAACCAGCGGAAAGCAATCAAATTTCAAAAGTTACCGAGTGATTAATACTATCTAAAGCCAACTGAAGTTCCGTTTTCTCATCAACGAGTTTTGCGTATTCATCAGTGGCATCGTCCGGATCATAAGCAGTATATCTGTAATCAATAGTGTTGCCTACAGAGCCAAATCTCTCTTTTTTACTCCTGTTTCTCATGTTATCAAGAGTCATGATCCTATGAGTTAAAATCGGCATTTTAATGAGTACCATATCAATGGTCATCCCAGGAACAACTTCCGTTGTCGTATTAAAAACATTAATAGCATGTTTAATACGAATGATTTCGTCATTGATCTTTTCTAATGCAGCCTTTGTATCCTCAAATGAGTAATCCGGCTTGTTATCATCGGGATTTTCCCCAACTGCTGCATTATAAACACAGTTTCTTCTCTCATCGGAAAGAATTTTCTCTTTATTATCATTGAGTTTTGCAAGCATCTTACTTGCTTCTGCGCTTGTTACTTTCATGGTCTTTACCCTCCCCAACATAGTTGACAGATTCATTCTTGACCCAGCACCCATATTCAACGGGTGACTTGCCAATCGGATAATCTTCAAGCCACACCTCATCACCGTTGCGGTGAGTTACCGTTACTTCCTTTCCTTTGTAATAACCTTTCCTAGCAAAGAAAACTCTGGCCTCATTTTCAACTCCGTACATGTTGATCTCCTTTTCTTTAATTATTTATTACTATAAATGATTATACGCTCCCAGACCAATCTTGTCAACACTATCTTTAATTATTTTTTTCATCCATTGATAACAGATCGTTTACATTAACAATACTTGAACCACCCGAAATAGTGGGTAATCTCCCATCCCATTTATCAATTTTCTCTTTCTCTATTAATTCCGGTGTCAATGATTCTGCGATCTTTTTATTGGCTTCGGCCTCAGCTTCAGCTTGAATACGAAGAGCCTCTGCATCTGCTTCCGCTCTGATTTTCTTTGCTTCTGCATCCGCTTCTGCCTGGATCTTTTTCTGTTTTGCCTCAGCTTCGACTTGCTTAGTTACCTGTTGATTGGCATATTCGGAGGTCTCGGCAGCAAGTTTAGTCTGTGCTTTCTTCTCGATTGCTTCATTATACGCATCTGAGAAATTAATATTACCAATGGTTACAGATACAATATTAACAATCTGATTTCCGTATTTAGTATTCAAAGAATTCTGGATCGCATCCTTAACGGCTCCCTCAATTTTCGCTCTGTCAGTCACATCAATGTCATTAAATAGCTTAGTTGCCGCCTTAACCCCAGATTCTACAGATGTTTGCTTTACCAGATTGGCATCCCATTCCTCTACATTCTGCCAGATCCATGCAGCATACTCAGCATTAATCTGATAGTCAACAACCACATTCTCGCAATAGACTTCGGTTCGCTCAGATGTCTCAGACCATATCTGTAAGTTGCCAAAATCCTTTTCAAGCTGTTTGCAGTTGACATTATATATTTTTTCCATAATAGGTAGATGCCAGTTAAGACCATTCTTAGTACTCTTATCAGCAATCTGACCACAGTATGTTCTGATCCCGACATAGCCGGTCGGCACGAACGAAAATGAGCAGGAAAACAACGCCACTACAACGCCAACCAACGTTAGAATTAACCACCACAATTTTTCCGTTTGAAAAATCATAGCAGCACTAATGGCAATGATTGCCAAACCACCAATAAGAAACAAAACATTAACTAATCCCATAAATATCATTCCTTTCTCTACTATTAATTAAGCAACTGCTTCTCGTTTAATAACAGCAAACATATCACGCACATCATCCATTATTGGATGCATCTGATCTTCAGTACAAAGTGATGACATGCCAAATTTTCCGTTTGTCAAATCTACAAACATGCTGCAAGTTCCCTCATCACCCATAAAAAACTGATCCCACTCTTCTGGTGAAAGAATTCGCTTTACATCTAGCTGATCAATAGCCAGGTTATCAAATGACACTGCCTTAAAGTGATTGGGCAAGGTATCCAGCACATCATACAAGTATCTCTGACGAGCCTTTACAGTAAGGTTTTCGCTGTTTTTGTAATCAATACCACGACCTTTGTCCTTGTATCCAAGAATAAGGATCTTTAAGTCATTATCCCTCAATGCTTCAATATCAGACGGTCGCAGAATTCCGTTGATAGTATGGATAACAGCATTCGGATATTTCTTTACCTTGCTAATAAACTCTGATGTCGGATTTCTCAACGAGATGCCTAATCCTTTAATTAATTCCCTATTAACCAGATCGGTAATCACATCTTCCTTGCGTTCAAAATGGATCTGGTTTACGGTCATGTTGGCAAAGATTTTGCGCCTCTTCAATTTCTCAAGGAAAGGAATCAGCTGCGGGTGGAGCAGTGAATTTCCATTGATAGCAATTTCCGTGTACGGATGCAGTGAATCTATGAATTTGACATTTGACAAATCTGCTTCTGGACCATCTGGTGTTGCGTTATCATAACAATATTTGCAGCCACCATCACACCGTTTACCAATGGAAATATCAATGTTCTCCGGAAATTCCAGATCGAACTCATCATCCATTGTCATTCGTTCTTTTGTGCCATCATTAGAATCAATAATAACTACAGAATTTCCGTTCTTATATACATATTTAGGCATCTCGTTATCCTTTCTTTTTAGCCATCGTATCCATACTGACACATCACCACAATATTTTCACCACTGGGAGTGGTATAATAATTATCATCCATCTCAAGATCGCTGTCCTTAAACCAATCATATTTAATGAAATCATACATTTCTTTTATAAATGCTTCTTCGGGATCGTCTTCGTCATTATAATTTTCATCAGGTTCATATCCCTTGAGTTTATAGAAGTGAAGAACTTCTTCTTTTGTATATAGCTGACCCTGTTTAGGTTTTTCGCTTTCGGGGAAATCTTTGAATGCATCATACCATCCGGTTTTATAATAGTACAGATTTTCATTTTCCCATTTCTCGGCCTGTTCCTCAGTCATAATCACAATATTGTGAGTGGTGCTTGAGTTAGTTTCCCACACATTACGTCTAATTACTCTTCTCATACTTATCTCCTTTAATCATGGCTCATGTTTATGCCAGCGTATTTGTTAAAAATAAAATTGATAATACTATCATCGTCATAACAAGAACAGAATTTCGGCTCATACTCTGGAATAACCTGATGGTTAAGACTTGGCTCTACTTTCTTCATGATCCGAATTCCCTTTGCTCCAGTATATGCGCAGAGACATTCTTCCAAACATTGATACTGATAAAAATCGCTTAGATCCACATCCCAATGATTTAAATAATATAACTCGGTTAACAGATATGATAGCTTTACTCTTTGATCGAAGGTTTCTATTCCAACATTATAGTCGCCAAAATCTCCGAAATCAGTAACAATGTAACCATCTTTATCAATTGGCAGATAGCTCTTTTCCAAACCTTCCTTAGCAATTACTAGCGAATGGACAGCGGAACTATTCGTTTCCCAAATATTACTTCTAATTACTCTTTTCATTCTTATTTACCTTCCTTTCGCATTTCAAGATGGTCTTTTAACATTCCATTTATATGCATAATCCTCAAATGGACATTTTCCAATATATTCTATAAATTTAATTATATCTTCTTTGGCTCCTATTCGAATTGCATATCCAGTATCATCCATTTTTTCTTTATTCATTTTTTGCAATACAGCATTAAAATGTTTTAATTGTGGTAAAATAATATCTTCTAATTCTTTTTTATTAAAACCATTTGTATATAGCATCAGTCTTTGACTATTACAGTTTTTGTAATTTATTAAAGACCCATCACCCAAATACCAAACCTTACACATTAATGGTGTTAATTTTAAATCCGTTGGTATATGTTTTATTCCATCAAAATACCATTTATTATATTCTACTGTGAAAGTAGGAGAAGCAATACTATTATATTCATATACTTCATAGAATTTATCAGTTCTTTTATCGTATCTTTTTCTATATTTAATATATTCATTAGAAGCATAATTTATAAAATGTTTACAAACATAATCAACATGCTGAAATGATTTTGACGAATATGAAAAATTAGCATTTACTGCTGGTTTTCTCATATAACCATCGCCCAATAATGCTCCTCTTAATACTTCATACATCTCATCCGTCATCTATATATATGTTTTTGATGTTATATGCCATCCTTGTTGTCTCGGAGAGATTTGATATTCTTTCATCTTCATAGAAATCAATTCTTGAGAACATCCTAGTATTTCACCACATTCACGCTATGAATATCCACGATTAATATACAAATCAATAAGTGTTTCTTTTTCAATTTCAATTTTTCTCATTTTTTCCTCCTTTTATATTCTAATAATTAATTATATTCTTCGATGATAAAATCTGTGTTAATAATGCCAGATGCTTTATATTTTTCCCAATCGCATATTTCATCACCGTCAACAACAATAATGTATTTTTTATCAACGAGGAAATCCTTCAGTGTAATTCCCTTATCCTTAATAAAGTTTTTCAACATTCCGGCACTCTGGTGATCAATGGTACCGATGTTCGGCATTTCCATATATTCTTCTTCATTGAAAATTGCCGGATGTTCTTTACCATTTTTATCTATATAACAATATTCCGCTCTATTATTTTTTCTATCCCAACCACTATAGATCAGATCCTTATGCATAATATCATTTCCATCCTGGTCAAGATAAAGGTCTTCTTCTTTTGTATCAATATCAAATCCTTTAAACCCAGGTATCATTTCATAAGCTATGGATTCGAATTCCTTATACCACTTATCCCACTCCGGATCGTCTTCATATAAATAGCCAAGATATTCACACATGGCATATTTAAGTTTATCTTCGAATGACATTAGTAATCTAAATGGATATCTGCCATAACCCTCATAGATATCACACAACCTCAGCTTCCCTTTGTTGCTCAAATATACGCAATCCATTCTGTCGCAATCATCATTTGTATTCCAAACCAGCTTATCTGGATCTACTTTCCGTTTATCCTTAGTAACAACTATCGAATGAGCAGAACTCGAATTACTTTCCCAGATACCATTTCTAACAACATATTTCATGCAATCACCCCATGCTTTCGCTTTAATTATTTAATCTTTGATCTATTGTTTTAATTAGTCTATCTTGGAAATCCGATTCCCTTTTTATGTCGCGTAATGTGCCAACCAAAAACCATCCGCCAACAACAATAACAAATAGTACGCCAACCATTATTTCCACCTCTCTGAAATCCAGTTTTTAAAGTACATAACTGAATATATAAGTGTTACTGAAAACAAAATGAATTTAAAGCCGGCACTATCGGCGATCAGATAGATAACTGATACGAGAATAATCATTGCCAATACGATCATTTCTATTAATTCGTCTTTTCTCTTCCAGAAATTCAAACGGATCCCTCCAATTTACATAATCATAGCTGCCACATTCCGGGCATTTAAACAACACATGCCAATTAAACTTTCCATTTGTCCAACCACACCTGGCACATTTACAGAATCCTATAACCAAAGATTTCATTTGATATACCGCCTTAATTTATTTTTAGATATAATATAAATCAAGTTTTCGCTTATGTCAAGTTTAATTATTTATTTTTTAAATAGCCGATACTCAATTGTATCGGTAAAACATCATGCCGTTAATTCTATGAGATAGTTTTCGTTTTCTATTATATACATTTCGCTGTCGTCATCATATGTAATTAATCCATCCAAGCTAATTTCGAAGATATCATTTCCGCTACATATAACGATTTCATCGGCACCATCTTCGCAATGATCCGGTATCACAGTAACGCTTATACCGTTCTTCATTTCGCTACCAAATGAGAAATCCATAATAATTGCCGTACCATTTTCCGCTGCCATAAACACATCTTTGATAAGTTTTTCTCTCATTATGCAATCTCCTTTTGACAAATAATTGCCGAATTAAGTGATTGCAAATAATCAATGCTATTGTTATAATGCAATTACAGAATTCGACTTTTTGGTTTGGTTTGAATTTTGTAATCAGGCTAGGTGTTGCTGCGCCTAGCCTTTATTCATGCAACGACCAGAACATTTGTTCGACCGTTATTACTGTACCATATTAATAACAAAATTACAACAGAAGATATTCACTAGTTATCAACATCATTATTCACATCCATACATATCTCTTATTAATACACCATAAGTATTAAGATAGGTAATTGCATTTTGAATTTTGCCATATCTTTTTTCGTGTTTGCTTCTGTGTTTTATTATTGCATCCTCAACCGTAATGGATTTATTATTAGCAATTTCACTTATATACCACATCCTTCCCGATTCGGACAACGCCTTAAATGTAAGTGAAGGCATGCCCAAGTAATCACCGCAAGTATGAAGTCTTTTACCTATGATCACCGTGTTATTTGCCCTGGTACAATTTCTTTTTATATTTCTAATAACACGATCACCATCAGTATATTCGTATTCATATGCCTTTTGATTTGCTGTTAAAGAATACCGGCTCGTTTCCTCAACAGCAACATTTATAATATGTTTCAGATCGTTAGAAATTATAATGCTGCTACCGTTGCACAATATCAATCTGTTTCCGTCTTGTATGTCACTTAATTTTACATTGTACATACAGTTATCTTTAATTGGTATTCCCTCGAATGCCCCAAGCATTAAAAACCTGTCAGCATAATTTGGGATTTCGCTTATAGAAGACATTAATTCCTCTTTTGTAAATAAGTTCTTGCGCAGCGCATTTAAATTTACGCACTTACATAGCATTAAGGAATTGATTTCTTCGTAATGGTTTTGGTTGTCAGATACCATTCCGTTAGAAATACACCAGTTTGTGTACATGGATAAATAATTATGGATTATTATCAGAGTCTGTATGTTTGGTGTACTGTAATACTTATAGAAGGTTATTATCTCGTCAGAATTCCATTCGCATAGATCTCGCCCATAATCTTTTTCAAACGGTTCGGCCAATGTAAACATATCATTTATGTTGTTTGATATTGTGGCTCTTTCCATTTTCTCTTTCAAAAACTGAGCTTTCCGTTCTCTATTAAACATCATCCCACCTCCTTTATCTTATTCATTATTACATTTACGCCCTTCTTGCGTATCATGCCGGAACTCTGCACCCTCAACAAGCTTGACTCTTCTTTTGAAAGATTGTTGAATATATTAATAATAGTATTACAATACTTTTCTCTTGGAATATCAGAAGCAAACGTGCATATTGTTATAAACAATAATTCTTCGCTGTATTTGCCAAGGAACAATTCATTCTGCTCTGTAATTAAATTAAAATCACCAACGAGCTTATTTTTAATTTTGATTACATGGGCCATTTCCTCTTCTTTCTTCACTTTACGATCAACAAAGAAATAAGAAATCAGTTTACCCAATACTGCATCATTAATCTTGGCATCGTTTCTTCCAATCATGCCCTGGATATTACACCCGGGATCATTATTGATTCTTTGTATAATTTTGTTTGGGATAGAGTTTGTATTATACGAATCCGAAACAACTTTTTTCATTGGCGTTTTTTGATCTTGCTGGAATATAAAACTGTTTGCCTTTGAATTGCTGAAATTAACCACTCTCAGTTCCATTGGGTAATCGAACTGTGGATCAAAATCATATATTTGAGACATTGCTATATATCTGTGATAACCATCATCCAGGTTAAACATATTTTTAGGAAGTGAAGTAATAGTAAGAATGTTATTGTCGAAATAGAATTCGGAACCGTCGGGCATATTCAGTGTAATTGGATCTGGAATATATGTTCCGTTTTCCATTGCATTTTTAATTTCTTTTACATTTTTCTTGCTTATGAATGGCTTGTAGATTTCAATATCACCGGATTTCATTTTCCGAAATGCTCTCTGTTCGCCTTCTTCATAGTTGATCAATCTAGCTTTCTTGAATTTCATTAATTCCTTTACGGATGTTTTGCCTATCCATTGATCAGAAGAGATTTGCACCATATCCTTTAATACTATCGGAAAATCAATCTTTTCTTCTACAAACTTTTCGTTTGATAAATATTCGATTTCGCTATCAGTAAAGTACTTTTTTAAACATTTTGGATCTATACAATAGACAACACAGAATACTTCAAATGTAGTAAATTCGCTTACGTCCTTTTTAAAAGATATCATTTCCTCGGCAACATTAATAGGAAGATTAAACTTCTTATACACACTATCATAGACCGATCTACAATCAGAGCGTTTTGTCATCCTCTTGAATAATGTTTCCGCATAGGAATTAAGCTGCTCTCTGCTTTTTTCACCGTATAACATAGCTATTAAACCTCCTTTCCTTTAATTTAGCACATAAAACTTTATATTGCAAATAATACATCAGATAATCATCTTACCGATAATATCCGCAGCCTTTTTAGATGCCTTTTCTTTTTGACCTCTAATATATAACCCAGTAGTTTTCGGGTCTGCGTGACCGGCACATTCCTGAGCCAAATAAAGATCCCCGGTGTCCTCGTACAAGTTTGTAATAAATGTTCCACGCATTTTATGCGGCGTAATGTTTTTTTCTTTAATTACGACTCCGTAAGATTTAACAATGTTATAAATAGTTCGCGTTGTCATTCTCCTTTTTCTATCCGAAACAAACAATGCAGTCTCGTTGTCACCGACTATTTCTTTTCTTACAGACAGCCAGTCTTTAATGTAATTCAATGTTTGCTCTGATACATACACCGACCTGGAAAGATCTCCCTTTTCCAAAACGGTTATTGAACGAGATTTCATATTAATGTTATTAATATCAAGCTTATATAAGGCTGAACATCTTATTCCAGTATTTAAAAATATTGTTATAATGGCGAGATCTCTTATTTTCCACTTGTTCTCTTTATTACTTGATTTGACATTATTAATAAACGTAACGATCTCATCTTTTGTCATGTAACCCTTTTCTCGCTTATCTCTCGTGGTCTGCCTTTCTTTAAATTTTGGTCTCTTAACCGATTGCATATAATCTTCATTACAAACTCCATCTGCCTTTAAAAACGACGAGAATTTTTTAAGGGCAGAATACACATCTATTCTATACGACGAAGATTTCTGTTTTAAAGTTGACATATATTTTGTATAATTGCCAAGTTTAATTTTTGAAATATCGTCAAGCTGAACATTGTTTAAAAAATTGATAACACATCCGAGATAATTATAAGACGCAGAATAAGACGTATCAGATAACATGAAATAATAAAAATCTTCAAGGTATGGCTTGTCATTATTATCAGCAATTCTCTTCTTGGCCGATTTTTCAAAATCGTTATTATAAACTTCAATACCTGTCATTGTAACACCTCCGTTCATTATATTCCTCTTATATTTTCTATGATCTCATCAAGGCTGTCAATTGCATCCTGTAACATATCTATCGCTTCTTCTGATTGTTCTGCCATTTCTGAGGCTAAAAGGTTTTCTGGTATATTATCATAATAATCTTGTTCTTCGAATAATATGTCTTCGATTTTTGATTTAATTTCTTCCGTTAAAACTGTGACATCCGATATGGCTTTTCTTCTCTGCTTATTCATAATAATCCTCCATGGTATTAAGGCATATAATGTTTAGCTTCCTCGTCTGTTAAATATCTGCCATCTGTTATTGAAAGAAATGGACTTATTTTACTTTCCATATTATAATATGCAAGATGATGTTTTCCGTTTATCCACATTAATTTGAATGGCTTTCCCGTTTCATTTTCAACCGGAAGCTTACATATTTTGCCATACATTTTCCACTGTGGAAAGTATTCGTAATGAAAATATTTGTCGTTATTTTTTAATTCAAGATTATCTTTTTTAGTTTTATCGGCAGTGATATTCTCATATACGCGACCAGTTTTTACACCCTGAATTTTCAACATACCGCAATCATTGGCCATGATACATATCTCATCAGTTAATGTTGATCGCATCTTGCCATTTGCGTCATAATAATAGTTCTTGCATTCTGACTGTGCAGCCTGTTTGCTTTCCATTGTTGTATTACTTTTCTTGATTTCATCAACACCAACAACACCACCTAACAAAAGTGTAATCAAAGTGCCAAACAAGTGAGCTTTCCTCCTTTACATGTAAATGACTTCGCCGTTCTCTTTTACAAAGTGATCTCGTTTACTTATTTCCTCAAATTTCCGGTCTGCCTTGCAATATGGACACCAGATATCTTTTATGTGTCCCCTCTCCCTGTGGCTCCCATGATTTCTCATGATCGGAAAAGTACCACCGCATTCGGGGCAAATCAACATTGATAAATCCATGAACCGCTGCTTCCTCATTATATCACACCTCCGTCTTGTTTAATATACGTATCATAGAATTCATTATTTGTCAAGTACTTAATTATTTATTTATGATAATTTCCATGTTATTTCTTCCCACCCAAAACTGTCACAATAATACCAATACCAATAATCTTTACCATCATCCTTTAAGGCAATAACATCTGAAACAGAAAGCGAATGTCCACGGAAATCATTCGGATGATTAATATTGAATTCTTCCCAGAGATTAGCGAGAATGTATTTCTTTTCTCTTTCGCCGGAATACACTTCTTTATAATCGTCAATCGAGAATCCATACTTCTCAGCCTCATCCCACCCTCTGAATGCGTAAGCAGTTTTTCTTATGTCTTTCAGCTGATAAATTTTGAATTTCATCGTATCTCCTCCTTAATTATTTAATTCTCTCAAGATCTCCGTGACATATACTACAACGCCAATTATCGGGATGTTTAACCACTTGACACATCCTGAACTTGCCAGTCTCCACGCCGCATTTTTTGCAGCGAAGAATGTACTTGGGAACAACATAATCCGCTGCAACAGAATTGCTTACTCCTTTGTCTTCCCTACTATCAATTCTTTTAATATTATACCCAAGTTCTCTTTTTACCTTTTCAGCCCGAAGCTGCCATCCATTGCCATGGTTAAAACAACCTGGACAAGTATGAAGGATCTCATGGATTATAGTATTCTGCAATGCTTCAAGTGGGACCCTTTCATCCAGAAGAACCTCGGATATATTAATAGAATAGGTAGTGGGAATAGCATACCCCCTTCTCTCAATGTGGCACTGACCCCAGCGCCGTTTCGCTCTGGTATTCACCGTAACCTTAATAATTTTTCCATAGTCAATACCAATTTCATCCATCATAACAATACAATTCTGAAAAACTTTCTGAAGATCTCTCATTTAATCAACCCCCTTATTTAGATTTAAATGCCAGTGACATCAATTTCTTATGCGCTCTCTCATACAACACTTCTTCGCTTTCGTTGCCAATCATGCTATCATTAACACTTCTGATAATAATCTGCGGATCAACAAGAAAATCTCTAGCCAGGGAACTAATTTCCTTTTTCCATTTAACGCTCTTCTTTCTTGTACTCATTTAATTATCCCCCTTAATTTCATCAAGTTCATAATCATGCAACTCTTTGTTTGTAAGTTTCCTTGAATAAACAATAACATCATAATACTTGCCAGTCATATCATCTTCTCTTCTAACGAGTCCGTTCTTTGGCTGGCATCCTGGCGAAAATCCCCGGAGACGCATTCCATATTTGTATTCATTCATACGTTTTCCTCCTTATCAGATATTTCTAATCACAATTCCATTTGCATCTACTTCAACCGGTTCGCATCGTTCGGGGTTTCTTAATATATAACCCCACTTAACGAAACCCCTCATATCATATTTACTATATGGTCTGACTCGATGGCGCAGATAATCAAAAGTAAACTGCGTGTATGTACTATACATAATCTCCGCTACTATATCTACATAGCCAACGAGTTTTGCCTTTCCACAACCAGTACGAATAATTCCGACTCTCTGACCAACAAGCGATCTAAGTGTTGGCTTTTCTCTTGTTTCCACGGTTTTCATTCCATCAAGAATCAAATTCGTAAATGGTGTTTCATTGTCATTAATATTAATTGCTTTCATTCAAACTTCTCCCAGTAATCATCTTTCATACGGTTTCTGATCTTAGCCTTTGCAGCCTTTTCCGTTTTGCAACCGGCTACCGAAAAATCACAAGTTCCAATGATTTGTTTATTGCCTCTCCACAGACCATAACCCTCATCATCTGTGTGATAGTTTTTCCATTTTGTATATCTATAGGTCACATTTACCGGTGTCTTTTCTTTTGTGAAGAAATTCTCATAATACGTCAAGTATTTTTCTCCGTATTTCATTTGCGCTCTCCTCTCATAAAGCTTCTTTTATTAGTTACTAAATGCTATTGTCGCACCATAAGTTCCAAGACAATCCGTTCTTTTGAAAATTTCACTTAATAACGCAAAGTCAACATCTTCAACTGTATATGTAGTAAGATCATGAATATCTTCTTCAATCTCTTCATCATAATCACCAAGCTGAAGATTTGCTTCTACTGCTTTACGAATTGCTTCTAAATTCGTGTCAGCCTCAACAAGAAACTGTGTGAGATCGTCTTCCCATGTTACTAATTTAAGTGTCATCATATCACTTCCTCTCATAAAGCTTGATTTTTATTTGTTGACCACTGACCATGTATTCCCGCCGTGATCCATGTACAAGCATCTTCCAGATTCCGTTTTGTTAATCACTGCATCAGGATCTTTATGACTGAGATCAAGCGTGTACTTCAGTTTCATCATTGCTTCATAAGCAGTTTTTGCTCCAAATCCCCAAGTTGCTCCCGTGTCAAGGTTTGTTACATAAATCATATTTTTATCTCCCTTCATCAAACGTGATTCTTATTCTTCAATTTCAAGGACAATTTGTGGATATTCTCTGCCGTATCTTCTTACTGTATCAATAAAAATTGTTTCAACTCGCCGATTCCCATATTTCTCTACCAGCTCATCTTCAGTTTCTGTTATCACGTCATCTTTCGCCGTATCGAATACAACAACTATGTCTGCATTTTCTGAAGTGTAATACTGTACTTTCCATTCTTCATCAATACCAATATTTTCAAGAAATTCTTTAAGCATCATAGACGACATCTCCCTTCACAAAACGTGTATTTTATTCATCTTCATCTGTTTCTTCAACATCGACCTCATCATAATGAGTATCAGCGACTGGGTATCTAGCGTCTCGGCAAAAAAGTTTATAAGCTTTATCTTCCGCTTCGTTCTCGTCTTCTGCGTTTACACAATATTCCATATACTTTGTAAATGTAACAATATAATTTGCCATTTGTTCTCCCTTCATCAAGCGTGATTTTCATTTAATCCCATTTCTAATTATATTCAATATTTCTTTTCTATATCTTTCATAATACATATCCAGATAATATTCCATTTCTTCATCATTTTTAACTAACTCAGTCAGCTTGTACATTTTGTCATGGTTTATAAAATGACATGAACTTACATACCATTCATTATCATCAACATTGAATCCATAACAAAATTCCATGAATATATCTTCTTTTGGTATTCTGAAATAATCATTTACAGATACACAACCACCCATATCCAGTTCCGCAATAACATCAATTTTAGTGAGCAATTCAGATTCCGTCTTGATGTTGAATAACTCAATACCAAGTGATTCTAAATGTGAATCACAATGATGATATCCATATTTAACCATCCCATCTTTAATAATTCCCACATAAGATCTTGTTGACATATAATCCTCTCCCTTCATCAAACGTGTCTTTTATCAAAAGTCTCTCAGCTGATACTTGTCTTTCACGATATATTCCTCAATATTAATATCAACAATTGATTTAACTCTTGCTTTCTTAATTGCCTGTTCAACTGTTTCCGCTTTTATCTTTTTTGTTTTATATGTGTTACCAACAACGTAATCAATAATGTATGTTTTCATGTCATCATCTCCTTTCATAAGGTTAACTTATTGCTTCAGCTTTTAACTTACAATCAATCAACGTGTTCTCGTGATATAAACCTCTATAGTAATCATCAACATTCCTATCATGCAGTCGCCAATGATCACCATAAACCCTGTCCCATGTTTTTAATATATAAAATCTGCCATCTTCGCTTTCATATTCGCCGGGTTCTATCCGTTTCCATTTGATCATTTAATCATCTCCTTTTCCCACAACTTTGGCCAATTCTCATACAGGTCAGAATCTACTCTATGCCTATCATCTGCATAAGCCCAAAGGCTTGCAACTGTTCTGCCAGTTTCCTTTTCCCATCCTTCCGTATACCAGCCACTATATATAAAATCACCATATTTCTCAATAACCTCTTCAATGTTCATATACGGGAGTCTGACCTGTGTTCTGCATGTAGTTCCTTTTTCTTTCCATACATCAAAAATCAACATTACTTTATATTTATTACTGCCAGAAAATTTTTCTTTGAGACTTTCCATTGCATCGTCTCCCTTCATAAAAGCTGTTTTTCATCTGTTCGGGACATATCCGTTTCGTCTGCATTCTGCTTCACACTCTTTTCTTGTTTTCCCGCTTGCTACATAATTGTCCCAACAATCTTTTGCGATCCATCTGTAGGTGTACTCAAGTCCGAAATAACCGGTTCTGTACTTCTCAAGGTATGCTCTCGGTTTCCGTCTTTTCATGTTATCACCTCCTTGCTCCATCAAGAATTTCAGTTACCTTACGCTGGCATTCCTGATAAGTTCCAGTGAATGTGTATCCATTAGTGCATCTAAGTGTATACGTTCCGTCTTTGTTGGGTTCAATTACCATGTTTTATCTCCCTTCTTTAAAACTCATCCATATGTATCTCATCAATACATACCGGATCATCACCATCATCAATGACCGCAATGTATGCCTCTGGATCACCAAGATTCAAAGCCATTTTCTTTGCCTTATCCAGATCGTGGCTGCCGTAACCCCAATCATTGTCATCCCTGTTTCGCATTACTGCGTACCAAAGTTTCATTTACATTTTCTCCCTTCTTTAATTAATCAACATATTATACAGTGCATCTCTGCACTCTTCATCGGTGAGTTCCCTTATCTGATCCCGACCGTACACAAAATCACCAGATTTATTATGGACGGTGTAATCATACGTGCCGTTATCATAGCAGTATATTTCACTTATTACACCGATTTCACCGTAAACATTGGTGTCGTAGCAACCGTCCGGCATGTCAACAATTACCTTTACTAATGAGCCAAGTAACATAAGCTATTCTCCTCTCATCAAACCTATCTTTCATTAGTCTTCTCTTGCACAGATTGTGTAAATTTCTGCATCAAGAATTACTTCACCAGTGTCCATATCCTCAAGTGCAATATTTGCGGGATTATCAACATCTCCGTAAATAGCAATCTCAACCTTATGGCCGAAATGTTCTTTCAGAATATTCCACAGCAGTTCGTTCATTTTCTTATCCATATCTTGTGTTTCCTTTCTTGTTTAATCACAACATGTTGTGCTTATACCACTCATGAAATAACCGTTTTATATTAAATCCATTCGTCCATTTCAAAAACGTTATCTGCGAGATAGTCATCTTCCGAGACTTCCGAAGCATTGACTTCTCTTACCATCGTCTCCAGGTCATCTTTTGTCCACATATCTGCCGGAACAAAAATCAACTCGTGGATCGAAGACGGCAGGATGTAATATGTTCCAATTTTCTGTTCCATTGCTTTCAGAAATTCTTCACAGTACAGAAGTCCACCGCCATACATCTTGCAATCAAGAGTTGCGACGTTCATTGGATCGCCGCTGAATTTGAAATTTTCAAGAGTCTCACCTTCAGAGAATAACAAGGACATCATAGAACCAAGCCTTACTCTGCGCATCATATTAGCCTTCGCTTTATAGATCTGTTCTGGCGTTACGTTCCCAAGGAAAGCAATCTTTCCATCCAGATCGTAGGCAACATAGAAATAGATTCCGTTCTTGACGGCAATCGGTTTTATTCTGCTGTCCTTGCGGTTCTTATAGCTTCTAGCAACAATGACAAGCACGTCATCAGTTGCGTTGTTCACTTCATTTACCAGTTCATTGTACATTGGATCTTTCTCTGTAAGGTTCATGATTTTGTTTACCATATCTTGTATCTCCTTTCATTATAAACCACAATATCTTGTGTTATATTTCCCTATGAAATCGTTGTTTTATTTTATATATAGTTTTACGAATCTTTCAAATGCTCTCTCCGCTTTTGTATAGTCAAGAGTTAAATGCGACATATGTGTAACATGATCTTTTCCGCATACTTCTTCGTATACTAATGCCCTAAATCCCCTTCCGTTTTCATAACCAACCACAGCATATCTTCCGTTTTTACCCTCGCAAACTCTTTTATACATAAGACTCGTCATGTTATCACCTCATTAAACTGCATATCCCTGTTTCCTCGCTTCCTCGAGCATTGCTTCTTCACGATCATCTTCTGTCATATCTTCGTAGGCAATGTTGTGTTTTTCACAATATCCCTCAAAACGTATCTTGTTATAAATCTCTTTCATTTCTTCAATGGTTAATGATCCAACATATCTGTTTAATTCTGAATACGGTAATCTCAGCAAATCATCAAAAACAGCAAACACAACTCTCTTTTCTCTTTCTGTGAGTTTCATATAATGCCTCCTTCTATTAATTAGCTATGATAATCAAGTGTCGCCCCAATATAAAACTTATCCCCGTTTTTTACTCTTCTCATGAAGTCATCAAACGTTTCCGTACCGGCATACTCCCCGTTGTCATCTACATAAAACCCGAATCTATCTCTGTATGCTGTTTCAAGACGGTACATCTTAAGGCTGAAATCGTTTGCATCAGTGCAAAAATCTTCGAATGTTGACAACAGAATATCCTTTGCCGCTTTGGTAAAATTAGAGAAGCGTTTTTCAAAATATTTTCTCTGATCTTTGATTGTAAAGCAATCTCCGTTGAAATCGGCAACACCATCCAGGCTCTTTTTGAGCCATTCAATATCATCATCTCTGTCGGTTTCGTCGCTTACATAATCGGCGATTTCCCCAATAAAGCCGGTGTCGTAGTAATCAGCTTCGCTGATGTAATCATCCTCGTTAATCGGATTGCTGCTAATCTGAAAAATTCTGCTATGCATATTGTTCTCCCTTTCTCTATCATTCAGACTCTATAGTATTCTTTAAGAACCTCGTCAATGGTTGCCTTGCTTTGCCTACGAAAACCGCCACGAGGTGTCCCGACTGGATTAATAACTCCGTTATCCCACACCATACGCTGTCGCCACATATAGTGACGATCAGCGGTGTGTTTGACATCAATGTACTTATGCTCGTTTCTTTTGTTACGATAGGTTCTGATCACTTTTTACCTCTTTCTTTAATTTTGTAATCGCCAAGTATAAGCGACATTTTATTTACGCCCATCCTATATGGCGATGACATACGCAGTGACAAATTTCCGTTTACGTGTGGCTGAACTTCTACGAGCAACCATCTTGGATATTCCTTTATGATCTTGATCGGCAACCACACATTTTCCCAGACTGCATGCGGCGGATCGCTCCACTTGAGCAGCATCTCTTTGCCTTCGTAGCCATAATTCTTATATTGTAATGTTTTAAATTTACTGAGCCACTTCTGTGTTTCTGTCATACGCATTTACCTTTCTATTAATCTACAATTATATATGGCGGGGTCGCCGAGGGCTTTTTACTGTCCTCGGCCTCCGCATATTCAAGGAACTCTTCCCAGAGTCCCTTTGATTTAATGAATTCTTCGCCGTAGTTTACCGCCAAACGATGATGACGTTTTGTCTTACGCTCTTCTTCAAGATAATCTGAAATATTCATCATATTATTATCCCCTCTTAAGCGGCCTTGGCCAGCTTATAACCAAGGTCGATCAGCTTTGCCTTACCAATGTTGTTATCATTGGCGACCGACATGAACAGCTTCTGATTATAGTTCTTCGTTTTCCTGTGCAGATCAGTATGAGTAGCATAATCACTGATTGCATTCCAAAGACGGAACTGATTGTGATCGAGGTGCTGAAGATCCGGTGCGTCAAAATACCTTGCGGTCAGATCGTTCCTTACCGCAATGATATCACGCTGGAGCGTTTCGATCTTTTCGAGATTCTTAAACTTCTCGCTTGTGTTGATCGGCACGATCTTCTTAAGCGTCTCGATCTTGGCCAGCTTCGGTGCTGTTTCCTGCACCACGATCTGGTCGAGGATCTGGATTGCTCTCTCCTCGGTGATCTTTGCCCTCTTCATGGTGTCAATTTCCTTTCCGAGAGCTTCCATATAAGCCTGTCCGTTGCGAAGCGTCTGGATTGCTTCGTCTACGTGAGACTTAACATTTGTGGTGTGACGGTAAGACCAGCTTCTCTTTGCACCGGACAGAGAAGCATTCAGCGTATTCTGGCATACAACACGGATCGGGGAAATAGCCGCACGAATTGCTCCACCGCCACCGTGGGTGTTTGTCAGGATGTAATAATCCTGAATGAATTCCTCAGCGAATGTAGTTCCCTCGGTCATGGCACACAGCCATGTCACTCTGCCTTTGTCCAGAGAACCGGCAGTTTCGATCTTTGCACCAAGGCCGATCATTTCCTTACTAAGATCGAACAGTTCCTGATTCTGGAAAGGCACGTATGTTTCCTTTACAAAGCCGTAATGCTGACCATCTGTTACACGACGAATCTCATATTCGTCATCAAGATTACGCACAGTTCCGTCTGCCAGAAGCTGCACGGCCTGGACCTTTTCCACATCCCATTCAAGACCGGCTGCCTTGATAGCTGCGTCATATGTGGGATAATCCTCAAGGATGATGCCCTGTCCATGCCACGGGATTTCTCTTACACTGAACATGTTTTCTACATTTGCTGCCATAGTATTATCTCCTTTTCTTTTATGATTGATTTAATTATGTTGTTCACTATTAATAGCGCACTCAAGATTCGTGGAACATTTCTATATCGGTTTCATCTCTTGCCTTCTGCCACCGGGCAACGGCCCCCGCAGATAGGCGGCGGGCCTTGCCGGGTAATCGAAGGCAAGCGTAAATTGAAATCCCTTGTGCGATTTCGCTGTTCTGCGATTTAATTATTAACGATAGATCTCGTTCATTCTCTTGTTGAAATCAAAGTCGTTGTCGTCAATGACTTCTTTCATGAATGCGAACAGCTTGTATCCCTCGCCGATGTACTCCTTTCTCTTCTCCTCCAGATATTCCTCAGAGTCGGCAAGAGACAGGCGAATCTTTGTACCCATGAAATTGAAAACAATGCGCACACCGTGGAACCGGATCAGGTTCTGGAGTGTGTAGTAAGCACCAGCGCCTTTGAATGCGTTGTTCCAAGCGCCGCTCTTTGCAGTATCACGAGGCAGCCTGATCATTTCGCTCATGAAACTTCTCATGATCGTTTCGAGAACTCTATAGTTCTTCGCATGCTGCGCTTCAACAGCATACTCGTAGAACTTCGGGGTAAGCTTCCCTTTGATCTCGTTGAGCCAATAGCACCTACCGGCCACCTTGACGTATGCCCTTTTATTCTTGATCTGGAACGGGCGAGAATAAGCATACTTCTCAAGCTTCTGAGCATAATCATAAATTGTCTGAGCCACAGTAAGCGGCGTGAAGAAAGACTTCCTGATCTCAAAATCCTCGCCGCCATCCTTTTCCATTTTGGCAAGTGCGTGGATCTCATTCAACATCATCTTGAACTGGTAATCATATCCGTACCAATCATTCAATGCCGCATTGAAACCTTCCCGGCCATCATGAGCCTTATAGTTAAGCATTTTAAACATCTGAGCCATTACCCACCGGCGGAAGAGACGGTTATTGTTAACATAGCCATCTTCCGTGATCTTCTTTTCCATTTCATCCATGAAAACCGGTGTGCCGTCCTCGCTGATCGACAGCGTGATCTTGGAGCCGGGCTTGAGACCCTCCGGAAGAGACAGGCTGAAATACTTTGTGGTGTTGATGTTATTGTTGTTGAGAGTTTCTTTTCTGTTATTGTATTTACGCATAACGATTTCTCCTTTTCTATTAATCAATTTCTATTAATCAATCCAGTCTCTGAGAATAACGAGGTCGGGATCATTACCCTTCCAGAACCATTTACCTTTCATCACTTTGGTGTCCCATTTAAGGATACCGGAAACAATCATGCTGAGGACATATAACTCCAACTCCTTTCTCGCCTCATATCTGTTTGCACCGCATACAAGCTGTGCATCGGTTAATTTGTCTGCCGGTAACGCATAGAAGTATGTCTTGCGGTCATCATTTTCCGTTGGTATGGAATACTTGTATATAGCATACAAGCGTTCGATTTCCGCTAAACATTCCTCAAGTGTCACCCTTTGAACATTACATTCAAATGGAATTCCATTTACCGTCCTTTCTTTAAAGTTAATTTTCATTTTATCCTCCATTTATGGTACTCAAATATCACGATGTGTTTCTATAATAGTCTCATATTTACAGTTGTGATCCTGAATCCTGGAGGCGCAGGTAACCCGTCAAGTTTCCGACAGAAAATTTACGGGTTAGCAGCGCCTCCTGGATTCAGGAGAACCTGTAAATTAAAATTGATACCCTTGTACCAATCTGCGTCACATTCCGCTTGAAGAAATACTCATTTGCCTTTATGCATTTCTTTATTTTTTTCATGTATGAGCTTATAAGTGCCGGATGAGGACGACCGACGCGGTTATTGATAGATTAGCGCGCCGGTCGTCGGAAATCCGATGCACCTTGGAAGCCCAACTAAAGCGTGGCAACATTGTATTTCTATGGTTGCATTCCCTTGTATACTCAAACCATCGGCATGTCTCTGTAATTGCTACATATCATGCAGCAGGAAGGATCCAGCAGCAGTCCTGGAGAATTGGGATACTGATTATCCAGGACGGAAGCTGGATCCTCGTATGCTGCATCATTAAATGGATATGGTTCTTGTATATCATTTCCCGTCATGCTCCGGGTTTACCTTATAACATCCGAACTAACGTGTTGTACACCGCTCGGTCTGTCACCAATGCATTTCTCGCCTCCGTCAATGACATATAACCTTTGATTTCTTTCGGCGTTTTCTGCCGGTTTGCCTTGACATTCTTCCCGGTTCCTCGCAGAACCGTTTTGTTTGGAAGATTATTAGCACTACCAAGGCCACCGATTTCCTTTTTGCCGGTCATCATTGCCCGAAGAGCATCCATCACGAAGTTGTTTAACTCATTGATGTCCTCTTCTACATTGATCACGCCGAGAATGTTGGTTGCCCAACTGTATTCACCATCGCCGACATACAAGAAATTGTTAACAGAATTAAGAGCAGATCTAAAGGATCTTTTTCCCTTGATCGTTCTATCTTCAATTTCCTTCTGGAATTTTTTGACCCTAGACTTCGACAGCGTGATCATATCTCCCTTGATATTGTAACCAAGAAATTTGAACCACCTGTCTGCATACAGATCCTCAACCTTTTTCGGATTGAGTTTCATCTGCATTTTTGCCAGATCTGCCTTTAATATTTCCATTGCTTTGTCAGCGTCTTCGCCGATGAAGATCATATCATCTGAGTAGCGGACATAATATCCGTTTAACTTACTCAGCTTGTCATCGGTCTCGTACAGCATGACATCTGCCAGAAAAGCGGCAACTGCGCAGCCCTGTTTGAGTGATGCGTAATGATTAATCAGATTTCCGTCTATGTCGAAGCACAGATCAGAGTGATAATATTTACGCAACACATCGATCACAGGGTCATCGCCGAGACGATCAAACACAGCGTCGATGAATCTAATTGGTACACTGTCGAAGTATTTGCTCAGATCTGCTTTCCATCCGAGTTTACCTTCGACGCTTTTTGCTTCTTCTACCAATCTATTCACTACCTTGCCGGTTCCAATTCCTTTCTGGTATGAAGTACACGTCCGGTGTATCATCTCCGGATACATATCAAAAAGGATATCATTGACAACGCTGAGGAAGATCCGGTCGAATGGTTCATTTACATAAACCGTTCGAAAATCCCCGTTTTCCTTTGGGATCCTAGCTTCATGCGGCGGTGCGATCTCGAATTCACCGGCACGAATTGCTTTGTAAATAGCAAGCCGGGTTTCCGGCGAACACATCTGGCGCAACTGTGTTTTGCTTATCCCTTTGACCACGCCGGAAGAAATCGCTCTCTCCCAACGTTCCGGATTGAATAGCTGATAAAGAATACTATCAATTATAACCATATTCTTTTTTCACCTCGTTTAATTTGTTAACAGCATCGAAATAGTTCTCAAAGAACCATACTTTGTAGCCGTAATATACATACCACTGTTCGAGAAGATCTACGTATTTGATTCCCATCAGATCACCTCCGGTAGCCGAGGATTTTCTCGGCTTCATCTCTCACTGCCATACGCTCCCTTAAAGGAAGCTTGTAGTAATCCGGGTTGATCTCAAGGCATTTCTGCCGGAAGATCTCCGTTGTGCGGTCATATTCCTTCATGTTGTTCCGGGTTACGTCTTCCCTTACGTTGTATACCCATTTCGGATACCATTTAGTAGCCATACTCGTCATCCTCCTCTTCTTCGTCAATCCCGAAGTATCTCATCTCTCTTTCGTCGAGATCAATGTCTTGATCTTCGAGGAATTCCTCAAGTTCGCCATTGTCGTACATCCATGCGATTGCCTTTTCAGCGATCTCTTTCAGTTTTTCTGCGCTCATTTTTACTACCTCGCTTTCCTTTAATTATTTATTAGCATAATCTAAAGTTGTTGTCAATAGATTATACTCACAAATAGACACACGACCGAAGTCGCATGCCTAATCTGAGTACAATCACCGTCAAGCAGTAGCACCGGCAGCGAATTTCGCCTCGTCGCCGATTACCGGGAGCAGACGCTTTTCTGTATAGGAGATCATCTGGATTTCCCTATTCAAAATGCCCCGGTAATTATCATCCAGTGCAGCAAGAACCTTCACTGTTGTCTGATCATACTTGCCGAGGAACTTTTTCAGTTCCCTTTTGACAGTATCGTTGTTTCCGTGCAGGATCAGCATATGGGCAACCAGTTCCATGCGGAACCGAGTAATTCCATAACCTTTGCACCATGCCGGGCAAGCAAGGAGAACCTCAAGGACACTCCGGAAAGTATCTCCGTTGTCATTCGTTGTATAGATAATATACTTGGCAAAATCGACATTAGTGATTGCAAGGTTTTTGGCCTTGCCGTCACCCCACTTTGACACATTCACATTCATTTCCTTTGTGACTGTGTCAAATACTTTGGATACCCATTCCGGGAAAACCGGCTTTTTGCCGACATGACCGGCAATAGAATACTCATAGGGCGAGATCAGGTTGTCCCATTTAGCTTCCATGATTCTCACTTTGTTATCGGCCTCTTTGACTGCCGCGATCACATCATCAAGACCATAAAGCTTAACCATTTCCATCATTGCCTTCATATTGTTATTGTTCATCATAATAACTACCACCTTTCTTTTATTTGTTTTAATTTAGTCTTTGAGAATTAATAGCAGAGAAATATGTTATGCAACCTCTCTTCGCTGAGGAATTACGCCATGCCGGAGGCAGATCTCGTCTACCTCATTGTCTGCAAGAATCCGGTTTACCTTAAGCTCCTTGGAGATAATCCAAGGGTCTTTCTGTTTCGAATTCGTGCGGAAGTAGTACCAACCGTCGAGCAGTTCCCTTGAACCACGCCGGTCTGTGACCGTAAGCTGATCGCCACGGACTTCGCATTCACACCATACAGTGTCCTTGCGCTGAACCAGGGTGCCATCGGCTTCCCTTTTGCCAATCCAGTCGGTGACCGGAATTTCGGTACTATGGAAACCGGGACGCAATGCCAGTTTGCCGCCACACCCGGAAGCCTTGACGTGGGTTTCGTCTACCTTTTCTCCGACAGCGGCAGTCAGCCATTCACCAAGAGGGATTTCCCTCTTGGCTTCTACATACAGCGGATATAACTTTCCGTTTTTTACACGGAATAGTTTGTATGTGAGCAAATCATGTCCTCCTTTAATTAATGCTCGTCAGCATAGCTGCTCTCACCGTATGGGCAACCTCTTCCGGTTTCCTTGCAGATGTCGCAGTTTCCGGGACACTTGTGCATCTTGGGAGCTTCCTCTCCCTTGAACCTCACGGCGAACACCGGGAAGTTATACGGATTCGGGAACGGTACTACTATATAACTGCCATCTTCAAGCTGCACTTTCCACTCCGAGAACATAATGGAGAGATTCGACGGGAGATTTTCCTTTCCGTTCTTGTCACACCAAGCATTTACGATCTCGTACATCTTGGTATACGTCCAGAACCGGAACTTCGGGAATTCCCGGGCAATATGTACCATCTCCTCGAAGTATTCCGCATCGAGGATTTCCCCGGCAACATGCCACCGGAAAAACAGGTTTTTCTTCCGGTGTTTACATGCCTTGCGGATCTCCGCAAAGTACCTTTCCCTGTCGTGCCGAGCAAGGATCGTGTTGCGGACACGGGCATCAATCACGTTCTTGTACTGAATGCAAGCCTTGATGTCGTAGCAAATTTCCTTGCAGTGCTTGCAGTTGCCGCAAGTCATCACCGGCATAAGGGACACGTTAAGGACACGTCCGATCTTCCGGTTTCCTTTGGAAATGGAGATCTTTACAGCGCCGAGTCCTTTCTCACGGTACATAGCCGTGAGTTTTACTGCGTTATCAATAACCTTTTTAATTGTTTCCGGTTTGTACATAATATACTCCTTTAATTATTTAATTCTCAAATAATTCTCTCCACATCTCGGCATATTCCTTTTCCGTTGCAAAAAGGAAGTATACGCCACCGATGTTTCCCATATACCCGGATGCAACCGGGTATCCTTTCATTTCCATTTTTTACTACCTACCTTTCCAACCGGATGATCACCACACCGTCTTCCGGGCTAAACACGGTGGACGTAGTTGTAGTAATCGAATAGTACCGGTTTCCTTTGACTTCCTTTGTGCGGCACTCTGCCTTGCGGATGTAGTGCAGAATATCGTGCAATACTTCCGGATCATCCGGCACATCATATCCGGCATTAATCAGCCCTTTGACAATATCCCGGGCGAGCGACTCCGTTTTCCTCTGCCTTTCTGTAGCAAAGAACACGTCTTTGCCTTTGAAAAAGAACGTAAATCCTTTCATTTCTTTTCCTCCTTTTGTTAAATTCATGGTTACAATAATGCCCACAAAAGACTCAATTTCCCTTGTGGACACAATCTAATCATGAATTATTTATTGTTCTTCCATTCTTCAATGGCAGCATAAATATCGCTTGTCCATACTTCCATTTAATCATCTCCTTTCATTACAAATTTATTGACTTCCGGGCTTCCGACCAAACATAGTTCACAGTATATGCCGGAATTCCCCTCACGACTTCCGCCGGGAGATTTTCCTTGTTATCACCGTACACAGACAGTAATTCGCATGCGGTGACAAACAATTTTCGTAATATGGGATCGTATTCAAATGCCTTTGGCCAGGCTCTCATAATTTCACCCCCTTTTTTCCCTCATCACAAACTGGATGAAGTCTTCGACCTGCCCTGTCTGCCGGAGAAACTTTGCGGCATAATCCGCAATCATATTCTCAATCTCGGAAAGATTTAATCCCGCCCACGGGTCTTCTGGTTCCTCATTGTAGAAGAGAATAATCTCTTCTACATAGTCATCCGGCTCCGGCATGACAACTTCCTCTTCCGGACGCAGGTTTTTTCCGGCACGGCGGTTCTTCCGGGTGTACGCCTTAGCGCCTTTGCTATACTCACGGAACCCGGTATCATGCACGTTGCCGTGCTTATCGATGAAATCAAAGGAATACTCAGCCTTCTCCTGCATCCGTCTCTTTGCACGTCGAGTCGCCTTGCGGCGGTCTGCACGGTTGCCTGATCGCCGAGTTCCTCTGTATTCCAGTTCATCCGCCGGATCCTCAAACATTTCTCCAACCGTCTTGATTTTAAACATAGTTTTCCTCCTGTTTAATTATTTTCTTCGATGATAGTATCGTTGTCGATGACATAGTATTCGATCCATTCTATATCATCATAACTGCCCGGCACGTACAGTGCATATGTACACACTATTTCTCCGGGATTGATAAACTCCGGATAGTGAATATAATCATACTCACTATCTGTGTTTATAATTTGCCCATTCCCATCAGCATCCAAGCACACGCCTATGATGCGCTCGGCAATTCGGGCGTTGCCAACAAGTTGCGCCATTGTAAGATCATCGGTATCTACAAAGGTGATACCGTCAATTCCACAGCGTTCGGCAAAGTCCTCCTCCAGTTCAAGACCGGAGGAATAATCTTCGTACCAGTCACCGGATAACTCAGCTGCCGGGATCGGCGACACGAAACAAAGTGCCGCCATTGCTACCGCTCCGGTGAGAACGGTAGCGGCAAAAATCTTGTCGTTACTCTTCATACTCATCCTCCTCCCAGTCTTCGTCTATAGAAAGTAATTCTACATCCTGCCCGAATTTGGTCCAGACAGTACCGGCATTATACGCCAGACCGTCTTCTGTGAATTCCTGACGGACAATGTACGCATCGCCGCCGGTATTCTCCGCAAGGAAAGCTTCTGCAATCCTTCTGAGAATATCCTCGTTGTTGGCAATCTCTGTACGACTCACGCCGCAATAATTGCCATCTGACAGGCCCTCCCTGTCATAGGTGCCGCCGGAAGCATGCTGACGGCGTTGATAAACTCTGAGATATTGCCAGTGCCAGCCTTAAACATGTCAAACGCCATGCCAACTTCGCCGAGAACCTGTACCCGACGATGATGGATCCTGGCGTGAGAGTCGGCGATTGCCATGTTTACGGAGTCTGGCAGAATGCCAGCTATCCCGTTGGAAATAGCTTCGATGTTGGCAAGCTCCACACGGTTCTTGCCATCAATTTTGCGTGCTTTAGCCGTCTTGATTTGGACGGGCGTTCTTGTCAGGCTCATGATATCCTCCAGTACCCACTATCAGCCGGAACTTTCCCGTTGTCCGCCACCCACGACGTGGACGTTGTGGTTTTCGGGTGGCATGGGGGAAGGCTTACGCCTTCTTATTCCCCTTTTTCGCCTTGGGAGCATATTTCTCAGCCATGATGGGCGGGACCTGCTGCTTTTTGATAGTTCCGGCGTTGACCATAGCTTCATAGGTCTTCATGAAGACCATCTTGTAGCAGTTATTGCCGTTGAAACTAGTCACGCAGGAACCCTCGGTGCGGACGAACTTCTTAACATCACCACGCTCACCGGCGGCATTCAGAATCTCCGGCACAAGGTAGCTACCGTCAACGTCGAGATTATAGGCGTTGAACCAGTCGATGATTGCATCCTCAGCAGTTTTGCCAGCCTTGCCCTTTGCAAAGTCCGCAAGAGCTTTTTTTAGGGTCTTGTCAGCTTCGGTCGGCGCATAGGTGGCTTCAGCTTTGATCTGATCCTTGCGCTCTTTGTCGAGCTGGGCAATCCGAGCTTCAAACGTGGTGCGCATCATGGGAATATTGTCCTCAAGACAGGAACCCCTCAGTTTTTCGAGTGCGGCAATGCCCGTTTCAATCTCTTCCTGCTCAGCCTTGAACTTGAGATTGATTTCAGAACGCCACACAAAGCATCTCATAAAGTCAACAACCGCAACCGCAAGTTTCTTGTCACCCTTGAACCAGTCAATCCTCTTCATAAGTAACCTCTTTCTCCCCTAGTAACACCCATGGGGGCCGGGCATTTAATTATTTGCTTGCGCTACTCTCATTTTCTCAGCCGGGCTTGTAACCGTCCTAGGCATGATTATCGCTTTAGCTGTGGGCTCACCGGGCGCTTCGGTCACCCGGTACTAGAGCGCTACCTCTAGTCTTTCCGGTTTTTTTAAGAGACCGAAAACTCCCTCCCACCAGTAGACACCCCTCTTGCTAGTGGGTAAGTGGTCGATTAATCCTCCGGCTGGTTCGGTTTATTCCCTACGTTCTTCCGGGTTGCGCTCCCCCTGCCCCTGCGGCATTATCCGCTCGTTATCTAGGGCAAGGCGCTATATAGACACCACCTTTATGTATAATCCGGCTTCACTTTTTGCCGTACTTTTTCCGGGGACATGGCTTCTACCCGGTTACTGTCGTATTTTTAGCCCATTTCGCCCATTTTTCCCATAATTACAGAATGAGCTAAACTGTGTGCGTCACCACCTTTGAAATAATACCAGTCGATAAGTTTCATAGCCCCCCTGAGAGGGTCGCCCCAATCGGTAGCCCCTGAGAGCCGTTCCGTTTGGAACTGTCACCATTAAAGCACATAAAAACTGAATGTCAAATTGCCAAACAAGTGTTCTTCAAAATGTCGTTTTTCCCCGTACTTTCGGCACTTTTCCACAAATTATAGTTTATAGAAAAGTCACATAATGAGCATGTGACCCGGGTATTTATAGCGAAAACGCGCCAGAAAAAAACGTTTTCGCCTAGAGCTACTCCATCCCCACACCACTAAAAATTTTTGCACATCCTCGCTCACCAATTCCCCAACTAAACCCCGCCCCACCACACAAAATCCGGCAATCGAGGAAAGCATCGCAGCAAAATCCCATCCACAAATACAAAATATATTTAACATCCCAGATACCCTCCCGGGGTATTTCCAGCCAAACACTACTTCGCCATATATAAACCCCCTTTACAAAACGAAATACACGCCATCCAAAGTGGCCGCCAAAAATCTTGGCGCGTACATAAACGTAAATCGGCCACGCTATCAAAATGTAGTAGCGTATAATTCCGCCCAATAACCTTCCATGCCCATAAATTTTCCGCTACCCAATTCACCACACTTTTCCTCGCTATTAATAAAAATCATAGCCTAGATTATTTCATAACATATATTTTGAGTTATCCTTCATTTAATTAATAGATTTAGTATTATATTTTGTTAATTGGATGGGATGCGAAGCGTCGCAGACAATTAACTCGCAAGCCCCAAGAGTGGGGCGCTCCTGAAGCGAAGCGAAAGGATGCGAAAGGGGTTGATCTCTTTATGTTGACATTCTCTAAAATGTTTGATATCTTCTCAATTAAATAATTAATCATTAATAGCAGAGAAAGGGGTACGCTTATGGCAATCCTGCAAAATCCTATGTCATTAGTAAATACTGATACCGGAGAGATCCTGGATGAATTTCATATTGGTGATAAACTATCAATACAAAGATCTGAGCAGATGGATTATGTTAAAACACATATACAGAATTTCAATTCCGACAAATCATTTATTAAAATATATGATGACGTTGTTCCACTGCTTGAAAAATACCTGACAAATCCAGAATTCAAATTTGCAATCATTCTCAGTCCGCATGTTTCATATGAAGACTGTGTAATCAGGGAAACTACTAACCGCAAAAGTAAAATATTAACTATAGCTGATATTGCCGAAATACATGGTTATAAATATGATTATGCTAAAAAAATAATGGCCTCATTAAAACATAAGGGTGTAATTGGTAAACATGACACCGGCAGCATCATCCCAGATGTCAATGACAACAAAATAGCTTATACAGTAAATCCCTATATTTATTTCCGTGGCAATAATATAAACAAGACAATATATTCATTTTATGAAAGCAGCGGATGGCGAGAATTACTCTCTGGCAAAAATAATTGAAAATTTCCTCCCACTACGTTCATAAGAATAAGAGGGAATCCCCTCCGAAAAAATGCCATTTCACCATTAATTTTTCAGCGTTATATTGAGGTCACTGGGGGGGACTATTTGTCCCTTTTTTTGCCAAAAAGGGGGTCATATAGTAACTGCACTACTTTAACGTGTTAAAGTGTTAAGGGAATTAATAGTCCCTAAAGGGAATTTTTTGGCAACCTCTTGACAAACTTTCCCGCTGATGATAGTATGATAATGTACCTTTAATTATTTAATTTAGAAAGGAGATTTACAATGCAAGTCCCACAGAAGACGCAGGAACAGGTTGCACGGGAAGTTGTCCCATTTTATGGTGACCAGCTTATTGCAATTAAAGACAATGACGGTGAAATTTGGGCGGTTATGAACGACATCCTTCGCAACATAGGATTTGCCGACCAGAAAGTTAATGATCAGCGCCGCAGTTTGGTAAATGATATTGTAATCAGTAAGTGGGTGAAAATTTTCACCCTCCCCTACCAGGGTACTTTTCGGGAAACAAACTGTATTAATAGAAGGGCCATTCCACTTGCCCTCGCCAAAATTTCAATTACGCCAACCATGCGGCGTGACCAGCCAGAACTGGTTTCTAAGCTGATCAGGTACCAGGAAGAATGTGCCGATGTCTTATACAATCATTTTATGAATAAAAACAATCAGGATATGCCGATTACCAGAGAAGAACTCTCCCTCTTCTTAATGGAAACGACAAGACTACTGCATCAGCATATTGACTGGATTGAAAAAAGAGACAAAGAGCGTGATGCTTCTATTAATAATATGGTAGATGTCATTAAAATGTTGGCATCAAACAGAACCGAGCCTTCAACAACTCAGATTCCAAAATTGAGCGCTTTGGACAGAATCAAGTTGGGTTCTGAAGAAGATAAAATTGATCAGCGTAAATGGCTGCAAGATGTTTGGGCAAACGTTCGCAAGGTCGCCGAAAGAACCGGTTGGAGTACTACAAATGTTTTCAAGAAGGTATATGCAATAATGGACGAGAATGGCGCGGATACACTCGGCAAATACAAAGTTTATCATTCCAAAACCGGGAAGTCTAAGATTAACATGTGTGCAGAAAACGCATTCCTCCGCAATGATTTTAAGAAAAGTCTTCTTAAATTAATTAAGGATATTTTCCCGGAAATATATGGAGAAAAGCCGACATCAAAAACTTCAGCAACGAAAAAAATTTCGCCCTCAAGAAAAATGCTTATGGTCCCGGCGAATGTAAAAGAATTAATTAAAGAATATTCTACTGCTAATAATATCTCTTATACTAAGGCTCAGTTTGAGATTTATGGCAAGATTGAAAAAGCGAAAAAAGTAAAGATTAATAATCTCGCCATGGCATACGCAAAATCCAACGGATATTCCAACTGCTCAATTGGGTATTATGTTTCTATTAATAATGAAATGATGAAACTTTTGAAAAATATAGTTAGGGGTAAATAATATGAGCAAATACTATATTTCTAATAATATTCGATTTATACAGGGTCTTGGCAACTTAATGGATAATCCTACATCTGCCACTCATATGCAGCACAATGACGCGCAAAGGTATATTAGCATGCATCCGGATCATATGATGGTTAGAGTTGGAAAGAAACGTAGATATATTATTTCTACAAATCAGAAGTATGTCGGCAAAAATGGCGAAATAGTCAACAATATGTCTTCTGCTATTAATTTCGGCTCCCAGGATGAGGCATTTTCTTATATTGATAATAATAGCGAAATCTGTGCTAAACTTGGCGATGCGTTTGTAATAGACGAAAATTTCAAAAAGATTCATAGAGAAAAAACAGTCAAACCGCAGCAGCCAAAGAAAAGCGCTAACGAGAATTCTGCGCAAAGAATTATATTTTCAAAGCAAACACGGCAGACAGTCTTGACTAACTATAATTACACATGCCCAATTTGCGGCAAAACACTTTCTGCCGGAGACGTAACAATTGATCATATAGTTCCGCTTTCCAGAGGTGGCACAAATAGCTTGGATAATTTAAGGCCAGTTCACTCTATGTGTAACCATATGAAAAACAATTGTACAGATGATGAATTCTACGGCGGAGTTGCTGACATTGCATGTAATTATTTGTATAATTCGCCGCAATCAGAAATGGCAATGCGTATTATACGCAGTATGGTCAGGGGGACAATTCAAAATAAACCCGACTATTTTGGCGCTAATAATATTAGAGGGGTGTGATGTGTATTGGGTCAGTATGGCTGGAAAATAAAAAACTTTAAAGCTGCGACAGTATATGGCAAAAATATAGGCATACGTGACAGGTATGACTATACAGATGCCATGCTGCATCATTCGTTATTTACGGCGTGGCTTAAAAAAAATGGAATGACTACTGATAAGAATGATGAGTCTACCAGAGATATAATCTGTATGGATTTTCAATTTGGTCTGCGCAGTTATAGGGAAGAGGTAAACCATTTAAAGCAGATGAGAAAAGATGCTGATGGTAATCCGGAAAAACTGGCCGTAATTGATATGCTTGATAAAAAGGTAGAGGCTAATAAGAGTCTGTACAAAAAATTAAGCAAAGATGATATACGGAAGATTTTTTATGAGAATGGTGTTCCTATTACATATTCTTATACTAATAAAAAAACAAATGAGACGGTTAGCGAAACCATCCATTATAAAATGCTTTACCGTAATCCTTCCAAAGCTAAACAGGGAAGTTGTATGTTTATAAGGGAAGAGTTATATGATAAAGCATATGATTGGTTAACAATGGGGATAGGTGAACGTTTGCCGGATCATAATGCAAAAATTGTGGAAATATCTGCATATGCACCACTCTCCACTTCTGCTATTGAGGGAACTGTACATATTCCGGTAAAAGATGTGCTTATTCTTAATGACCAAGATAGTTTCTTTAGAACAATTGCAGATATTGTTCGTGCTGAAGATTACCAAATTATGTTTCGCGGAAAAACTAAAACAAGGAAGCGTTGCACTGTACACAGAGAAGAAACTGATGTAAAAAATACTTTATGGGATGGTATGGCTTTAATCGAAACCTCAATAATGCCCGACTGGTGCAACGGAATGGCCTTGTTAAGAAATCATTTTTTCAAGGCTTGTGCATTTCGGAGTAAAATACAAAAATTCTTATCAGATTATTGTTATGAACATAATATAGATTATGATACATATACAATTAGAGATATGTTTGGAAAAAAACATCTAGCCAAAGATATCAAAATGATTACCACGGATAATGCTATTAAATGGAAAAAGTTTACCGATTTAATAGGAGGCACTCTTCCGAAGGCGTATAAATATTGGTGTAAAAGAGTTAAAGAAGATGGATCAATTTGGGGCATAGTAAAAACCGATCACCAATCAAAGCTTGGCAATGTACAGCAGATGTCTTATCAGATGATTAATACTCTCCCATGTTCCAAAGAAGACATTGCCGAGATAGCTAAAACAAGTGTTGATTATGTCACTTTACTCCGCAATAATGATGATGAGTTCGAAAAATATTTGCGCAAAAACGCAAACATTATAAATCACTATGATATGTTAGCCGACATGAGAGACTGGAACAGCGATTTTAATAAAAGTCATATGTGGAAAGTTGATAAGTCAGATATTATTAATGCGTATGTGGCAAAATTGCGCAAGGGAAAAATTACCGTCAACGGTGATAATCTAACTGTTTGCGGTAATCCATACGCATTGTTGCTATATACTGTTGGGCAACCGTGGGAAGAAGATCCAACATTAAAGCCTGATGACGGTGTTATACAAATATATACTAAAAGGTTTGATGACGGCGAGTATTTGTGTGGTATACGAAATCCGCATAATAGTGCTAATAATATAGGTTATTTTAAGAACGTTAAACATCCATTAATGGAAAAATATTTCGATTTTAGCAATAATATTATGGCTGTTAATTGTATTCATACTGATGTTCAGGCTAGAATGAATGGAGAGGATTTTGATTCCGATTTTAATTTTGTTACTAATCAGCCACAAATGGTTGAAGCTGCCCGTATAGCATATAGAGACTATCCAACGGTTGTCAATGAAATTGGTGAAAGCGGAATGTCTTATGATAATACGATGGCCGAATATGCCCGTATGGATTCTGCAATGCAAAGTGCGCAGAAAGCTATTGGCGGCTCCAGTGATACTGCCCAGCTTGCGCAGACTTATTATTGGACTAAAGTTAATAAAAAGGAGTTTGACGATGACTGCAAACAGTATTACGAAAATACGGTTATACTTGCCGTCTGTGCGCAATTGGCCATTGATGGATGCAAACGTGTGTTCGAGGTAAATGTTAACAATGATATTGCCAGGATACGTTCGCAGCCATGCATGAAAATGAAAAAAGATTACCCCGCTTTTATGAAATGGACCAAGGAAATTCCGGTAACAAAGAATGGCAAAGATAGGTCTTATGCGGAAATTAAAAAGGACAAAGATAAACTAAAGGAAAGAATAAACGAGAATCTTCAATGTCCTATGAATTGGTTACAAGATTGTTTTGATAAGCTGCAAGGAATTGATAAAAAAAGTGGCATTAAAACGATGTCATTTTTCATTAAGATTGAAGAAAAAAAACCGAATAATCGTCAAATGTCAAGAATTCGTAAATTAGTCGAGGAATATGACTATTTTATTAAAAGCCATTTAGACTATTTTGATACTTCAGATGGTTTTGAATTGTTGGTTAATTATCATAATAACCTTATGGAAAATATAAAGTTGAGACCGATTGGTCATCAAACAATGAATAGATTAATTGAGGCTTCACTTGGTTTACTTGGCAGAGGTATAAGATATAAGAAAGCTACAAAATTTACAAGAAAAATGCTAAACGTGCTATATCAATATGATCATGAAAAATTTCTAAAAAATTTTGTCAAAAAATCGCAAATATTTAATTAAAACTACTGACTTTTTTTAAAATCAATGTGCTTCAAAGAACTAAAATCTAGTGTTTAAATAGCGATTAATTCCTAAAGTCTTATATGAGGGAATTACATGTTCTCTCTACCGCTATTGCCGAGTGCGGTATATATAAATATGGATTCATGAATGCTTTGTACCTTCTGGGTGTTATATAGGTTAAACATCCATTTTTCTACAAAAACATTTTAAGGATATAAAAGGAGATTATTATTATGACGAAAAAGGATTTTATTGTAAAAGTTACAGCCGATGCTAATAAAATTATGCAAGAGGACGATACTAAAGCTAAAGTTACGCAGAAGATTGCTGCTGCTGTAATTGATAGTGCATTTGAAGCCATTATTGATGGTATGAAGAATGGACAAAGGGTTATTCCGCATAGCGGCTTCATTTTTAGCTCCGTATGGAAAGAAGCGCATGTGGCAAAAAATAATTTATTTGGCGGTGGCGAGGTCGAAGTTCCCGGCAAATACATTCCCAAGATTAAGTTTGGTCCACACGTTAAAGAAGGTATTAACTCCGAAGATTGATTCATATACTTTTTTATTATTCTAAATTCTTATTTCCTCCTCTCCCATTTCAAAATAGAATTTAGTTTTATGCCGGTAGCTATAATGCTACCGGTTTTTATTTATAGAGTATGTGGTGTAACAGTAACACGCCGATTTTGGGAGTCGGAGTATCCCGGGCGGCACGGGCATATTCTACTTGTGAATAATTTAATATTATTTTCAAAATATACTTATTAAAGGGGTTGAAATTATTGATTGCAATTTCTAGAGAAGAAGCTCGTATGATCAGAGAAGCTGGCAGAGGCGAAGATGTTCATATGAGTTCAAGAAGTAAAAAATCTCGTGGAAAGAGATATTTTCTTACAGAGTCATATAAAAGTATGAAGCTGCTAAATGATTATAGAAATGAAAGAACTTCTGAAGTACACGAGAGGAGTTGATATTAATTGGGTCATGAATTCTATAAAGGTTATAAAGAAATAACCGGAAATACTTATGAAATAAATGAGTACATGGAGAACATCAATACGTCCATTTGGTATCCAAATGAGTATTTGATTATTAACAATATTGATGATGGAAGTACAAAAGAAATGCGCTGGGATGGAAACAGTTTTGTTCCATTAAGACTTCCAAATTCTAAATTTATAAAAGGAAAGAATGCTCTGCAAAGATGCGCTCTTGATATGCTTAATAATAAGGATATTACTATTTGTGTAATACTTGGTACTTATGGCAGCGGAAAATCTTACCTTCTTACTAGAATGGCCGATTACTGTGTTAGGGAAAAAGGATGGCAATCCAAGATTTGTTTTATTCGTGAACCTTGGGGTGAAGGTCGTGAAGAGGGTTATTTAAAGGGGGATTTTTCGCAGAAGAATGAAATATGGACTCTTCCGATTAAACAGCAATTTGATGGTCAAGAGTATGAGGTTGACCGAATGCAGGATCAGGGTCTCATTGAATTTAATATTCCTACTTATATGAAAGGGACCACCTATCCATATACCGTCATGGTCATCGATGAAGCGGAAGATCTGACGGAAAAACAGATAAGACTTATTGGCACTAGAATAGGCGAGGGAGGAAGAACGTTCTGGGATGGCGATTATAGACAATCGCTGTTGGATGATTCTTATGATAATCCTCTCTTAAAAATGTGTAATGAATTTAAAGGTTCAAAGCTATTTGGAGTTATCACTCTTGAAGAAGATGTTAGAAGCGAAACCAGTAGGTTATTCGCTAATTTATTTAATGATTAAAAGGAGAAAAGATATGGAGATTCGCACATTAAAAAATGAAAACAAAGTAACAAATGCAGCCAATGTAAAGGGCAAGGTTATTCGTAAAGCACAAATTGCCCGGCAGTTAGTACAGCGTGGTCAGAGAATTATTGATATTAAGGCTGATAGAAATGATCCGGATGGCAAAAGATCAGTTTATGTATTTGAAGATAATGATGAATTTCAGAATGTGTTTTCATCTATTATTGAGGAAAACAAAAGAAACAGAGAGAATTCGGACATTGCCACGTTGAAAAGACAGGCTGAGGAAATGAGAAAGCAGATTGATGCACTTACAAAAAATGTAGACGAAAAGGAGTGATAGCTTATGCAATTACTTGAACTACCCGTTATTGAGAATATAAAATCCGATGGCTATCTTACGCCAGAGGAATATACATATTGGAAAGCAAGAGAAAGTAGAACTTTTATGATTGATTATGAAATTGACGAAGACTACTCTCTCATCGAATTAAGTAAAATTATCATTCAAATGAATATGGATGAAATGAATATACCAAAGGAAGAATTAAAGCCGATTTACATTTGGGTTCATAGCTTTGGCGGTGATATGCAGCAGCAAAGATTTTTTTCTGATCTATTAATTTCAAGCCGCATCCCTATTGTCACAATTGCTATGGGCGCAGCCATGTCTGCTGGATTTTTAATTTTCCTGGCTGGTCATAAACGCTATGCTTTTCCACATTCCAAGTTATTGGTTCATGATGGATATGCCGGATTTGAGGGAACTGCATCTGAGATGGAGGAATTTCAGAAAAATTACAAGAAAATGATTTCTGAAATGAAGGAATATGTACTTTCCAGAACCACGATAGATGAAAAGACATTTAAAAAATATCAAAATAAAGATTGGTATTTAACCTCCGAAGAATTATTGAAGTTTCATGTTGTTGATAAACTAATTGATAATATTGAGGATATTTTTAGTGGGGAATAATTTTCCCCACATTTTAATTATATAAAAAACATCTCGTGCATTTGTAAGAGTTAAATGGTTAATAAAAGGAGAAAATAATATGGCTAAAAATTATACATACAATAGAGTTTTGACTGATAAGTTTAATATTAAAGGTGTTCTTTCCGAGGACTGCAAAACTATTACCTATGTAAATGGTGATAAGGAAGAACTGCAAATTGATGTAGCTAAATGTTTCGAACCGTTTAAGGGCGAGGAAATTACTCTTGTTATTACTGTTAAGCAGGATCAGGATCTTTCGGATGAATTTGAGGAGGAATGATATGGCCTCTGTAAATCTTAACAAAAGACCCGATGAATCTGAGCTTGGTTATATTAATAGGATAGGTAACTATAAGGTTTCCGGTATTATTGATATGACCTGGACGGAATTGGCGGACTTATTTAATAAAAATTTACGTGAACCCGGCGAATGGTGGACTGAGTCTGCATATAGAAAGAAGTTCGCAAACATGCGACGCTTCAAAGAGGAATTTGCCGGTGACACTACTGATATTAATGAAATTGATGAGCTTAAAGAACTTAAACGTGAGTTAGAAAAAGAGAAAGTCAAAGTTCGTGACGAGCGCAATGAATACCGCAAGCTGATCCGTGACGAGGCTAGGAAGGAGTCTTATCAGGATCAGTTTATTCGTTCCATTGAAGAAACAGCAGGAAAATACGCTCTTGATAATACTGTTAAATATCACATTCATACTGTTTCGGATAATGATATGATTATTTGTTTAACGGATATACATGCCGGTATAGAGGTCCATAATTTCTGGAATAATTATGATAAAGATATACTTAAAGAACGTTTACAGCATTATCTTTCTAGAATACATGAAATTAGAGAAAGACATAAAGCTCAGAATGCTTACCTTGTTATCTCTGAACTTTTGTCTGGTATAATTCATCCAACTCTTCGTATTCAAAATAACCAGGATCTTATAGATCAATTTTTAATGATCACAGATTATCTTTGCGATTTCATTAAAGATCTGAGTACAGAATTTAATAATGTAAACGTGTATGTTGCTCCCGGAAATCATAGCAGAATAAATCCAAAGAAGGATCAAGATCTTGCTCACGAAAATATGGATAATTTGGTTATTCCTTTTTTAAAAGCGAGATTGCAAAATTATTCCAATGTAAAATGCTGGGATAATCTTATAGAACAATCTATGGCTGTTTTTAACGTTAGGAAATTGACGGTTGTTGCTGTACATGGTGACAGGGATTCTTTTTCTTCCGTAGCTGATAATGTAAGTAAGATGTTGGGTGCGAAGGTTGATTTGGTGATTACTGGTCATAAGCATACCAACAGAATGATGACAGATTCTGACGTGAAGGTTGTTCAAAGTGGGTGCTTATCTGGAAGTGATGAGTTTGCTATTAATAATAGGCTTAGGAACAGGCCGGAACAGGTTGTTTGCATTATATCTGAAGCAGAGGGACTTGATTGTATTTATGATATTAAGTTTTAAAGGAGAAAAAGGATGAATAAAATTATTATTAATGATGGCAATGATCTTGCCCGTGAGATTTTAGGATATTTATCCGATCATGAATGTATTGATGATTTTGGTGTTGTTGCTGATTATTATACTATTTGTGATTTATTAAATGGACTTATTAAGGATGATAATAATTGTTATAATGCAGTTTCTGTCGATCTTCATGATCCAGAATATGATAATTATGATGACGCATATTATCTTGAGGGTAATGTGAATACACAAGAGATATACGTTGGAAAGATGATTTGTGAGGGTCATGATGATTTTTTAATTATAATGGGCGATGTTATATTCATCGATCATATATATCTGGATCAGTATATGGAGTCGAAAAATTCTTCAAAGAATTTAAAAGTATTTGCTTATGCTGATGATGAATATGATCACGCTGATTATGCACCATGTTTTTGTTGGAAAGACGAAGATCACAAGGGGTTTTCATTTTGTGTTGATAATGATCATGATCATGTAAGAATTAAATATGAAGGTACTAAGACGCTTACTACTGATGAAGCTTATAAGATTATTGATAGTTATTTTGATTAAGCGTTCGGGATGGGTACTTGTCCCCTGTTTTTTATAAATGTAGATTATAATGTCTACAGTCGATGTGGCTAATGGAGTCGTGTTTTATACATGTGGTTCGAATCCGCACATCGGCTTTATGCGTCAATCGCAAAAATGATTAAAAGGATGGTGAAATTATGATTAGGTTAAAACCCGCTTTATCCGAGGAAGAGATTAGAAAAACTGGCGTTGCAGAAGTGCGTAAAGCCTATAACAATCTCGCAAAAGATTATAATCGTATACTTGATGGTAAGCTTTGCTATTGTCATAAATGCAATGAGTTTCGAAACGCCGATGCTTTTTATTCGAATAAGAATTATGCAAGCGGAGCCTTTCCAATATGCAAAAAATGTTTAATGGAAATGGCTTGCGACTATGATAAAAAAACAAATCAGTATACGGATAATCGTGAAAAAACTATGGAAGTGTTAAAAATGATGGATCTTCCATATATAGATTCATTATATCAATCCGCTCTTACTTCTACTAATGAGGACATTCAGGACAAGCACAGAAGTACTGCGTGGAGTCAGTATATAGTAATGATAAAAAGTTTGTTTCAATATAAAGATAAGAAATGGAAAGACTCAGAACTTCCGGTGGATTATTTGGATAAAGATGAAGAAGAAATAAATGAAAATTCCAGAATGCTTAAACAAGCAAAGAAGCGTTTTGGTGATGGTTATACTAATTCCGATCTTTTGTTTCTAGAAACCGAATATAGAGATTGGATAAAACGTTATGCCTGTGAAAATAAAGCGCAGGAAATATTGTTCAAGAGGATTTGTTTTAAGGAGCTTGAGATAGATAAGGCGCAAAAATCAGGCAGAGACACAAAGGAATTGGATAAAACCTTGCAGGATTTGATGGGCAGTATGTCTTTGAAGCCAAATCAAAATAATTCAAATGCTCTTACAGAGGCAAAGACATTTGGCCAGTTAATTCAAAAATGGGAAAACGAAAAACCTATTCCTGAGCCAGAAGGCGATTTTAAGGACGTTGATAAAATCGGCGTTTATCTTGATGTATTTTTTAAAGGTCATCTATCTAAGATGATGGGATTAAAAAATGCTTTCACGCCTTTATATGATAGGTTTATGAAAAAGTATACGGTCAATAAGCCGCAGTATGATGAGGATTCCGATTCTGAAGCGTTATTTGACCAGATTTTTGGTACGAATTTGGATGACGCATAATGGCTGAAATAAAAAAAACTGTTCGTGAAATTGCTCAGGATAAAGAACAGAAAATAATGGAAACCGTTGCCTGGAGAGCTTCTTATTATAGAGCTAATCCACAAAGATATGTTGAAGAGGTTCTTGGTATTCACTTGAAGTTATTTCAGAAAATCCTTATATGGGCAATGATGTAGTATCACTATTTTATGTTTATTGCTGCTCGAGGAATGTCAAAAACATGGTTAACAGCATTGTTTTGTGTTGTAAGATGCATATTATATCCCGGTAGCAAAATAGTTGTATGCGCCGGTACATTAAAATAGGCCAATGGTGTTCTATTAAAAATACAAGATGAATTTATGAAACAATCGTCCATTTTGTGTAGTGAAATTGAGAGGTGTAATATTTCATAGAATGAGGCGATTATCATGTTTAAAAATGGCTCTTGGATAACTACGAGGACAAGTACAGATAATGCTCGTGGTGCCAGGGCAAATATAATAGTTGTCGATGAATTCCGGATGGTTGATGAGACAATTTTGAATATGGTTATAAGAAAATTCTTAACAAGTCCCAGACAGCCGAATTACTTAAATAAGCCTCAATATGCTCATTTACAAGAAAGAAATAAAGAAATATATATGTCTAGTGCATATTTTAAGTCTTCTTGGGCATGGAAAAAATTACAGGCTTATGTATTAAATTTCTTTGATGATACAAAAAAATATTTTGTCTGTGGATTGCCGTATCAATTAAGCATTAAAGAGGGACTACTATCTCGTGAGCAAATTAGAGATGAAATGAGCGAGTCAGACTTTAATGAACTTGCTTTTATTATGGAAATGGAAGCAATTTGGTTTGGTGATACGGGTGACAATTTATTCAGGTTTGAAGAAATAAATAAATGCAGAAAGATAAAGAATGCTTTATTACCTCTAAAGTTTTACAATGACAAAATAAAGGTTCCAGATTCGCTGCAAACCGAAAAGCGCATATTATCTGTTGACGTTGCTTTAATGGGATCGTCAAAGAAGAAAAAAAATGATGCTTCTGCACTATATATTAATAGTGCGATTTAGTCAGATAATGTAACATATCATTCTAACATTATATATGGGGAAACTTTTGAGGGGTTAACAACTGATGAACTTGGAATTATTGTTATGAGATATTTTTATAAATACAAATGTACAGACTTGGTACTTGATAGTAACGGACTGGGCCTTGGTGTCGCCGATTTCATTTGTAAGGACCAATATGACTCAGAGACCGGTGAAACATACAAAGCCATATGTTGTTGTAATGATGATGATATGGCGGCAAGGTGTAAAGTTAAAGATGCTGTAAAAGCAATGTGGTCAGTCAAGGCAACAAGCAACTTTAATAATGAAGTTTGTGTATTATTAAGGACTGGAATACAAAATGGAAAAATTAGCTTTTTGGTTTCAGAGGAAGATTGCGATGAAAGTATATCCAAGATTTATAAATAGTATTCTAAATTAAGTCCAACAGATCGAACTTATATCAAAATGCCGTATTTGCAAACAACAATGGCTGAGTATGAATTAATTAAGTTAGATCATGAGGTTAGAAATGGTAATATTAAAGTTAAAGAACAATCCGGTATGAGAAAAGACCGCTACTCTTCTATTGCTTATAATTATTGGTGTGCTTGTCAACTTGAGTTGAAACTGCGGCCAAAACAGAATGATAATAATTTGGTGAACTATTTGCCAATTCGTCCGGCAAAAAGGTTCAGATCTATTTGAGGGGGTGTTTGCCAATGGCAAATTCAAAAACGGTGTCTGCGGCTACACCGAGTGGTGACGAAAAAAGAAAAATATTAAAGAAATATTCTGATGAGTATTTAATGAAACGTTTTGCAGATTCCGAGGAAGCATTTAAGCGTCTGAGGGATTTTACTAAAAATTCAACTAGAAATGTTGGTACGTTTGATAAAGAAGTATTACGTGGTTATTTTCAAAATATAATTAGTAATGAGGCAAGGTTGAGAAATCTTTCCTGGTATTTATTTTACAGGTCTCAGGTATATGCAAGGCTTGTATTATTCTTTAGTAACATGTTTGTTTTATATGCAAGATCTATTATTCCAAATTATGATTTAACTAAAGAAAATAACCCAAAAAAGGTTTTAAAATCTTTTCAGGAAACAGTCGATGAAGTTGATAAGATGAGACTACAGCATGAATTCTATCCAATATTTGTAACTAATTTCATTCAAGATGTTAGTTATAATGTATGGATTGAAGATGATGACGGCGTTTTTTGTTTTCCGTGGCCAGCAGATTCCGCCAGGATAACGGGGAAATATAGTGAAACGGGTGAATTTGCATATGCTGTTGATGCTACATATCTTAGAAGTCATCAAGAGTTAATAGAATATTTCCCCGAACCTTTTGAGGAAATATATAGACAGTATGAATCAACTGGTGAAAAATGGCAGCCTATGCCAGAGGAATTTAGTTTATGTACTAAATATAGAAGCGAGGATATTGAAACTTGTCTTGGGCCATTAATGCCTATGGCTAATAGTCTTATTAACTTACTGGATCTTGAAGATATTCAGGCGGTTGCTGCCGAGCAGGAAATATATAAATTGATTTGGTATGAACTGGAGACACTTGACGGTACTGATACGCCAGATGATTGGAAGATAGACCCCTCTCTTGCGGTTGATTATTTTAATAAAATGGTAGATGAGGCAATTCCGCCGAATATGTCTGCTGCAATTGTTCCCGGAAAATTGAATGAAATATCTTTCCCCGACAGTGCTGCTTCTGACACAACAAAAGTTGCAAAAGCAACTGAAACCGTATTGAATACCGCCGGTGGTGCTGAAGTATTGAATGGTTCTACTATTAATAATACATATGCCTTTAAGCTTGCAACGCAAGTTAATACGGAATATGCTATCTCTTCTCTTCTGCCACAGGTACAAAGCTGGGTTAATCACAGGCTAAAGCTGTTATTGAGCGATCCTTGTAAGGTTAAGTTCTTCCCGGTAAGTGTGTACACTCTTCCCGATTATAAGGAGCAACTACTTACTGCTGCTCAAAACGGGTTCCCGTCAATATTGGCTTATGGCGCTTGCAATGGATATTCGGAGAAAGATACTCTTGCCTTAAATAATCTTGAGGCCAATATACTTGGATTAACCAATATTTTCAAACCACTTTCCACATCATATACTCAATCTACAAATGACGTTGGAAGACCCAAAACGCCCGATGATGAATTAACTGATTCTGGTGATAGAACCAGGGATACAGCCGCCCCGGAATGATAGAGGTGAGAAAGTGAAGAATAAATTTATTAAAACAACAGATAAGGATACCGCAGATATTCTCCGAGAAGCTGGCTTTATTGAAGTTGGTAAAGAGGGGAATAAATGGGTTTTTATTAATAATGATAAAATACAATTTTCAATGGATGAAATGAAGGATGTTCATATTACTGACATCCTTCATTTTTAATTAGTCTCCTCTCGGAGAAATTTTGAAGAAAGGAGGAATATAAAGAAAAATGCATAAAAAGTTATTGACGATTGATGATCTTGTAAAATTCTGCGACTAGAACAATTTTGCAAAATTTAGTTCTAAGGAATCTGGTTATCAAATTTGCATATAGACACCGGCAAAATTTGAAATGAGTAGCTCTGATGATCCAACTATGTTTTATGGAAATGTCTTAGTAATGCATTCTGGTAATAACAGGAATGGATCCTCTTTGACTGAAGATGCGGCGAAGAAGGCAATCAAAAATCTTGCTTATAAACCGGTATTGGCTAATTTTTGCGAAATTGATGGTGTAAAGGATTTTACTAGTCATGATTTTGATATAGACGAGAATGGCGAATATGTTTATTACGAAAAGCAAATTGGCTGTTTTACTGCTGATAAGGCTTATATGGAACAGGATAGTAATCATAGCGACCGTATGAATGTATTTGCAAAGGTTGCCATTCCCCGTGAATATACAGATGCAGCCGAAATAATTGAGAGAAAAAACGGCACAAAGGTATCTGTTGAGCTTGCCGTTAATGAACTATCTTATTCTGCTAAAGATCACGTTCTTTTACTTGAAGACGTTGATGTAATGGGTCTTACTTGTCTTGGAGTTAATCCAGACACCGGGGATCCCGTAAACGAGGGAATGGAGGGCGCTCATATCCAGATTGAGGATTTTAGTGCCGAAAATAATTCTCTTGTTTTTAATGCAGAGATTATTAATTCGATTGCTGATGCTGTTGCAAAACGGCTTAGTGATAAAAACGATAACCAAAGAAAGGAGGACGAAACAGTGGATTTCGAAGAAAAAAACGAAGAAGTTGTTGAAGAAACAGAGGTAATGTCTGAAGAAGTTGAAACCACTGAAGAGGAAGTTCGTGAGGTTGATACCGAGACATCTGAAGAGGTTGTTGATGATACTACTGAAGAAGTCGCTGATGAAACTCCTGAAGTGGTTGATAGTTTTGCCGATGATGATCCGGTCGATAATACGGATGATAATACGGATGAAAACACGGATGATAATACGGATGACGAAGAAGTTGTAATTGATGATGACACTTTACCGCCAACATATAAAAAGGTTGTTAATGGTATGGAGTTTGAATTATCTCTTTCCGACATTCAGAATGCTATGTATGATCTTGTCAATTCTACATATGCTGAATCTGATAACGATTATTATGTGTGTGAAATTTATCAGGATTCTAAAAGCGTTGTAATGATTGGAATGTGGTCTGGTAAGGCATTCAAACAAAACTACAAAGTCCGCAATGATGTTTATAGTCTTGTTGGTGACAGGGTTCCTGTAAGGGCTTCCTGGCTAACTGCCGACGAAGAGGCAGAACTTGACAGAATGAGAAGCAACTACTCTTCTGTCGTTGATAAGCTGGCTAAGTATGAATCCGAACCACAGAAAATGGACATTTTAAATTCCGATGACTATTCTCAGGTTGCAAACAGTAATGAGTTTATTGCACTTAAAGATGTTGATAAACATTTTGATATGACAATTGATGAGGTGCGTAGTGCAGCCGACAGTATTCTTCTTTCATATGCAAAAGGCAATAAGATTGATTTTGCTGAAAATGAAAAGAAACGTGATGGCGGCCTGAAACTGTTTGCTTCTAAGGATAAAAAGAAACCCGGTAGATACGGCAATTTATTTAAATGATATTAATTGACGCTTGAGATTTGTGTTATAAATCAATAATTACAAGAAAGGAGAATAAGTATTATGGCTTATGGAAAAATTAATATGACAAAGCATGCCATTTGTTTCCCGTCTAAAGTTCTTGCTGGAAACATGGGCGCTCATATTTTTAACGTAACACTTTCCACGGCTGCTGATAATGGCAACATTATTGGTCGTGGTGCATGGAATTCTTTTGACAATTATGCAGAGGCTGCTTGCCCGAACGGATTTGCCGCAAAGATTGTTGATAAAGCTGCGAACGGACATTGGTATGTAGAGGTTACCGCTGTTCCTAGCACTGGCGAAGCTTTACTTGTTTACAATTCGCCGATTATCCCTTACGAATCTCCTCGTGAGCTTGCTGATCTTTCCAACTTCTGGAATGACAAAGATGAGGTAGTAAAGGCTTATACTCTTACTGTCGGTGATATCTTTGAAGTATCCGATGAAGCGTTTACTGGTACGCCAGTAAAAGGTAAAGCTCTTACTGTTGCTAGTAAAAAGCTTGTTGTTGGTGCTTAATTTTTGAAGAAAGGAGGGAAATGATATGAAGAAATTTAATTTTTCTACGCATGTTAATAATGTGTTTTCTGAAATGGAAACCAATTATGATGAAGTAAGAAATCTGATGTTTGATCTTGCCATGGGAAATGAGATTTTTGATGGTGATCGTGTAGTGCCGAAGGCAGAGGCCGAAGCAAAGCTGCGTACTGTTTGCTAGAAAATCTTTGGGGTAACCGCCGATTCTTCTAAGCGTGAGCTTAAGAGAGCGTATAGAGAGCATGGCCGCGAATTCTTCGACATCATTGAAGAGGTTGTTGATGTGGTTATTAATAACGGCCTTAAGGACAATGAGTTCTTCAATCAATTTGTGGACTATAGAAATCTTGCCCTTGGTGATGCTTATGAGTTTTATAGTGAAGACGACGTAATTCTGTCTATTGCTGAAGTTGGTGTATCTCATCATGATTACATCCTTCAGAGACTTGGTAAGGGTCAGACAACGACCATTCCGTACAAGAGATATGGTGCTGCTGTTGGTGCTGATATCAACATGTACATGATCGGTCGTGAGGATTGGACGACACTTTGTAATGCGATTGCTAAGGCTTTTGCAATTCAGATTCAGCAGGAAATCTATGGCGAAATGCTTTCTGCCGCCAATGCAATTCCGGCTGCTATTAGAAATGGTTTTGTTGGCAGTGGCGCTCTGAGTTCTACAACCAAGGACGATTTCGACAAGATTATTGAAAATGTTGAGACGGCTAATGAGTCTTCTGTTGTTATTCTTGGAACAAAGACTGCCCTTAAGAAACTGAATGCACTGTCTGATGTCAACTGGAGAGCGCAGTCTCTTAAAGAGGATGTTTCTCACAGTGGACGTATGGGAGATTATGAGGGTACTGTTCTTATGGAGCTTCCTCAGAGATTCACCAGCAAGACTGATCTTACACCGCTCATTGATAACACTAAACTGTGGATTCTTCCTGCCAGCCAGACTGATAAGTTCATTAAGATGGTAGATGTCGGGGAAACCGAAATCGATGAAATCACCGAGAAGGGTGAGGAGCATGGTCGTTGGGATGATATCATGAAGTACGAAGTACAGCGTTCTTATGGTATTGCTACAATGCTTGGACGTTACTTCGGACAGTGGACTCTGCCCACAGCGTAATTGTTAATTATATAAGGAATAAAAGGAGAAATAATAATGGCTACAACAACTACTAGAAAAAAGACAACTACAAAAACGGCTGCTCCGAAAACCGAGACACAGAAAACTGTGCCTAGTCAGGACAGTGTAGATAAAGTTGTCAAAGAAGAGCCGAAGAAAGAAAAGAGGGTTTTTAGTCCAGACGATGGCGTTGTTTGTCGTTCTGTCACCCAGGGTGGACTTTATATGGAGGGACCAAAGACTAAAATGCACTATGAATGGGTTCAGTATGGTGATGTGACCGAGGTCGAATATGCAGACCTTGCCGCTCTTGTACGTGTAAAATCCCAATATGTATTTGGTCCATGGTTTATGATAGATGATGATGATTTTGTTGAAGAATTTCAGCAGTTAAAGAAGTTCTATACTGATAATTATTCTTTGAGTGATCTTGAAAAGATTTTAACATATCCGGTTGATGATATGATGAATGAAATTAGATCTCTTCCAAAGACGGCCATTGAATCTATTAAAGTATTAGCCGCTTCTTCTATAACGGATGGCGACCTTGACAGTGTGGCAAAAATTAAAGCTCTCGACGATTTCTTTGGCACGAAACTTAGTATTCTTGCTGAATTTAAGTAATTACACGGAGGTGATTAAATGACCTCTGAATATGAAGATATCTATTCTCGTTTTTATGAACGAGTTGAAGATTATAATATTGTTGGATTGAAAGAAAGATTAGTTAAATAGATGATGAATGGATGGATAAGATCAACGTTATCAAAGCCGTATATTAGGCGGCTTTTTGATACGTTGACTATAGATGAAGATTTGGAAGAATTAGATTATGAAATGAAATTACCGACTACGGATGATGCTGATCAAGATTTTGTAGAGGAAATGATTGCGTTGGGTATGGTCGTAGAATGGGTAAAACCAAAATATTTTACGACGCTAAATACTTCTCAGCTATTTACAAATAGTGAACAGAAGTTTTATAGCCAAGCTAATCATATGTCTGAGCTAAAGGACATGTATCACAGAGCAAAGAATGATCTTCGTAAACACATCCGTGATCGTGGATACATTAATAATACCTATCTGGTCACAACATGAAAACCAGGTATGGCTATTATTCTTCCAATTAGATTAAATCAATTAAGTATCTCATTCGTAAATCCATATTTTTCTTACTTCTTTATGTTGATCCACAAACGAAAGACGAATATCCAAATATTAATGTTGGAGATGCCTTTCGTAGCTTATAGTACAGGCTTTCTGGTTTAAACAGTATATTAAACGAGCCTGTGGAAATTGTTGAAACAATGATTTTGTTAGAATCTGCACTTGCAGAATACGAGAGTGAATGTTTTGATTGGTTGAAATACAGAAAGCTCATCCTCGACGCTGGGGCAAAGATAATGCAGATAAAGGAGTGTGATTAATATGGCACTTTCTTTTAGAGATTTTAAAAATATGCATGGTATTAGTACTCCCGGAAGAGCAAGAAAAATGTAGAGTGATGTGATTATGTTGAATACATGGTGGCAAGATATATAGGCGTAGAATGCTTATATTTATGATTATTACCATGATCAGCTATCTGACGAAGCCCGTCAGTTAAATGATCTTCATCCATAGGATGATCCTTATAAAACAGTATTGCCAATTAAGTTTATTCGACATGCTAAATAGACATATGATAAAGACCAGGTAACTTTTTGGTTACAAATGTAGCCGGGGCAAGAATGTAATTTAGATTATTATAATGAAATGTTTCGTGATCGTTATGATGCATTATTCCCTATTGGCCTTTTCGTGGATATAATGCATGAAGATGGAACATATAATAAATGGCTTATTGTTGATAAGGCTAATTATAATGGGAATCAGTTTCCCACTTTTGAAATATTAAGATGTGATTTTGTAGCACAGTGGATTTATAACGGACACAAATATTAGTGTCCCGCCGTTTTAAGAAGTCAGAATTCGTAGATTGTGCGCTTCATAAAGGAAACTTTATGTCGAAAGTTCTCTAATTGCGGGAAACCCCTTAGAGCCAACATGCTAAAGCGGAAGAATGAAATAGGTCTAAACGTAAAAGCTATAAAAAGTTGTTGGATTGGGCAACCAACGCAGCGAAGTCCTGAACAGGGATGTGTTCAACGAGCAAAGTAAGACAAGTGTCTGAAAACGGGAACCACCTAAATCTATAAAGACATGGTGTTGATATGCTCTAACCTTATATGAAAATATAAGAAAATTATTTTATATGTTTGATAAGTGTTGCGATTATTATAATATATATAATTTTTCTACTGATTAACGACCAGTAGATCATTTCCTGATAATTCTGGCCTCTGGTTGGACTTTAAAATTTAGAGCGTAGAGGATAAAAGCTTGTCCCTTATATCAGTAATGATATAAGAAAACTCCTTGAATTGCTGGAAATCCCTTAGAGCCGATATACCACAACATGACGTTGCGATTACGTGAGTGTGATGGTTAAAAAACATATTGGATTGGGTAATCAGCAGCCAAGCCCTGATGAGGGGAAGGTTCAACGACTATGTGACGCAAGTGCGTTCTGCGAGGAGGATCTCTTGGAGATTATGATATAGTCTGAACTTTATGCGAAAGCATAAGAAAAATTGTTTATGTCGATTTGATAAAAGGATAGGACAGCGGGTTGCAAACCGTTTTATATTACCATAATAGTATAATTACTATCTTTTTATATATATATATTACTTTTATGGAGGTAATTTATGGGTAAAAAATTGGTATTATCTACAGAAGAAAAAGAACTTATTGTATCAATGTATAAAAATGGAAGTAAGTTATCTGATATAGAAAATGCGATAGGTCATTGCGACAAATACATTTATGAAACATTAAATGAGTATGGCATTGAAAAAAATAGAAAAACAAAACCAATTTCTTCGGAACAGCTTCAATTAATAATTGATTGTCATAGAGATGGTTTATCATATGAACAAATATCAGAGAAATTAGATAATTATATCTCATCTACTAGGGTATATGAGATATTAAAAGAAAATGGGGAAACTAACTCATTCTCAATTGATAAAGTTAATTCCATTATAGATTTTCAAAGTAAAGATAATCATAGAAAATATTATTTTGATGAACATCTGCTTGATGTTGTTAACACTCCGGATAAGGCGTATTGTATTGGTTTGTTTATGGCAGACGGGTGCAATCAGTTAGATAAAAGTTATTTTTCTATTGTGTTACAAGCAAGAGATAGAGATATTCTCGACAAAATTAGCATAATGTTCTAGTCTGATTACCCGTTACATTTTCGTGATTCATCTAAATATGATTATATGGCGCAAGATGTATATACTATTCGTTGGAATTCAAAATATTTTTGTAAGAAATTAAATGAACTGGGAATTGTACCGAATAAGAGTCTTATATTAGAGTTTCCATACTGGTTGGATAGACATTTGATTCCATATTTGATTAAAGGCTACATAGATGGGGATGGATGGATAAATACAAATCAAATTGGATTTATGAGTACAGAAAAGTTTTGTATTGGTGTACAAGAATATTTAAATTCAATAGGTATATCTTCGTATATAATGGATATGAAAAGACATTATAGCAACCAGACAAAAGAGTTGCTTATAAGTGGCAGAAACAATATATGGCCATTAGCCAGAATAATGTTTTCACATGGAAATCTATACTTAAACCGAAAATATCAAAAATATATTGATTATAAGTTTATTGATATAAACAATTCTTTATTGAATTAACGACTCAATAGAGTAACATATTTGTAGCAGAAATTTGCTGTCCCGATGAACCGTGATACAGAAACACTATTTTATAATATTCGTATGATCATAGATTCTAAAGTAGAGACCGAGAAACGTGCATGGCTCATTTCAAAGGTAAATCGTATATCACCGAATGGTATATGTCGTGTCACATTAACTCAGGATACATATGATCAACATACTGATTATATAGAAAAAGATGAAGACGGTAATATTATTGGAATGTGGGCAAATTACTTTAAGAGTAATGTAGAACCAACGCCGGTGGAAATTCAGGATGATACAGTACCACACTACTCTTCCATCACATCTAAAATTACTTGCTCTGGCAAACCGCAATTTAAAATTGGTGGCTCAGCTAAAACATTCACAGTTACCTATTACGATTCTAATAATGAAGAACTATATGACCATAGCGTTGGCAATTGGTCGTTAACTATTGATAACGAATTGGTTGCGTCAGATGTCGTTTCTATTGAAGAAGTTGCTGATTCTTCAAATAAGATTAAGATTAAATTTCTTGGTGACGATTCGTATATAGGCAAAGTATTAACTATAACTAATACTTCGGATGATGTAGTTTCATCTCTTGAAGTTGAAATTATTGCACTTTGATTGGGGGTATGAATTATGGAACTAACTTAGGATCAGATTCAAACCCTCCGTGATTTAAAAAAAAGGGTGGATTCTGATGACATCCATTATAAAGAAATTATCAAACGTAATCTCATAAATAACGATTTAATCATTTATTTGTTAAATAATAAAGATCTTGAGAATATCGGGGCAGATCCGAGCGACTATCTCGGTGTTAATATATTACCTTATTATTTAATCCATCCGACGCAACATAACGTTTAGAATTTTATATGTTATGATGTTGGATTTCGTGAGCTTGAACGCTATAATTCTAAAATTAAGTTTTTACAAATAACTTTTAACATTTTGTGTGAGGAAAAAAATAATATTGAGAAAAAAACTGGTATAGCGAGACATGATTTAATTGGTGCTTTGATATTGGATATATTCAATTGGAGTAACTTATTTGGTGAGCAAATTCATTGTGTGTCTGATGTGCCTGGAGTTACAGATAATGATTATTCTACTCGCACTATTATATTTGAACAACGTACAGATAATAATTTAGCAAAAACTCGAAATGGTACGCCAATAATTATACCGAGGACTATTGATGCCTCGTAATCCTAAAATTGAGTTTGATTTGTTACAAATGTATTTTGGGGAGCCGTATGTAATTGATTTGCCAGATGCACTTGGAAAGGTTACTGTATACTCCCCCACTATTGGTGACATTATCGAGATTGGTGAGAAAAATTTTTATAAAACGTTAAATATTTTTATTTGTAATACTACTCAGTACCGTGTTGTTTTATGGGATCTTGGAATTGATTGGAATACATATAGTGATTTCGAACTGTTCATAAATTTATTACCGGAGGCTGATCCAACTGCTTCCAAATTATTATTTGGCGATTTAGATTTTAGTAAGTTTGTTCCGATTTGGCGGAAGAAAACTATAGACGATGATCCTGAACTTGTACTTTGGGATGAAGAAGATGAAGTAGAAATTAATTATAATGTCTACAATCATTTTGCTTAGTATATAAGAACTATGTTTAATACTTTTCCAGAAGAAAAGATTACATAGGATAACACCTTAAAAAGCTGGTATATTACGAAAGATAAACGGGCTATAGAAAATAAGAAAAAGCTTGCCGAAAAGGGCAAAGATGAATCATATAGTATTCAAACTCTTATTTCTTCATGTATTAATCATCCAGGTTTTAAGTATGGACTGAAAGATTTAAAAAAGGTTGGTGTTGCTGAATTTTATGATTCTGTTAAGCGCCTTCAGGTTTATGAACAAAGTACGGCATTGATGAAAGGTATGTATTCTGGTTTTATTGACGGTTCTAAAATTAAGCCAACGGATTATAATTTTATGAGAGAAATTTGATAATAATTATTGTTGTATATTCATATTTTTAGTATAAAAAATTGAGTCGGCGAATTCCTGCTCTTTTATTTTATAAATTTTCAAGAAAGGAGATTATTACTATGGCTTTTAAACTTGGTAATCATTATATTGACGAAATTCTTTATGGCGTAGCTGAGAAAAATGGCAACATTGAGTACGCTCTTGACTAGCTGAGTTCTGCTTCTATCGAGATCAGTGCCGAATCTACGGATATCACTGATAAGAAGGGGAATATCATCCGTACAACATATCGTTCGAAGACTGGTACATTTACTGCGACGAACGCTCTGCTTCATCCTGCGGCTATTAATGCTCAGTCTGGTAGCCCGATTAAATACGCATCTGCTGGTGAGGGCGGCGCTATTGTAATGCCTAAGATCATGGTTGCTGCTGCTGGCGAGGAAGTCACCATTGGTGAATATACTCAGGGTAGCGTTCGTGTAATTGGTCTGTTTGGTAATGGCGCTAATGATGTTGCGCTTGATGCTGAGGCCGTTGCTGCTGCTATTACTGGTACTGGTGCAAACACCAAACTTCAGCTTCCGAAGACCGATGGTGGCCCCACTCAGTATCTTGTTAAGTTCGAAAGAAGCGTCACCTCTGGTGCTATGCTTCAGAATACTACTGCTGTAAGCTCCGATCTGGTTAAGCTTACCCTGTTCTGTGCAATGGGCGATCCTTGTGAAGATTCTCTTCGTCCTTGCTATGTAGTAATTCCGAGATTTGCTGCCGATCCTTCCATGACCATCTCTCTTGATGCTGAGACTCAGGAAGTTGACTTCAGCGGTAACCTCAACGTGGATTATTGCGCAGGAACTTCCAGTTTATATTACATTTATCAATATATTTGCATTTTTAATCGTTGTTTTCAGACAATTGATTAACAATACGGATGGTAAGCATATAGGGAAACTTGTATGTAATAGTGATTTTCACTGAATTAAGAAACTGAATTGCTGGGACATCCTAAAGACAATAGAACTACAACATAATGATGAAATATGCATAAGTGTGAATGTTGCGAAAGCGGAAAAAATCTATTGTATGACATATGGTTAAATCCTAAGTGTTGTTAAAAATGGATAATCAGCAGCCAAGCTTTGAATAGAAGAAGGTTCAACGACTATCCCTCTTGAGGGGAGTAGGTCATAAGCGTTTGATGACCGAAGTGGTTTCGCCTAACCCGCAGCAATGCGGTATGGATAAGATATAGTCTGTGCTTACATGAAAATGTAAGAAGTTCTTTGGAGAACTGTATGAAGAGTAGCGTCTTCGTATGAACATATATTTAAAATAAGAAATTATTTTAAATTATAAGTATCCCGATGAAGATCTTGTTATTAGTGGCACCTCTGTTGCCTAATTTAACAAAACGATTTTTAGAAGATAATTTTAGCGCTCCACAACATTTAAATTGTGGGGCGCATTTCAAAATAAATAGGTTGGTGTCATGAGCCAACTGACAAGAGAGGGAACACCTACCCTCTCTTTTATTTTGTCGAATTTAGGTGATTCATTAAGAGGTGAAATGAATATGAAAAAAAGTTTTGAGCAATTTTGCAAAGATACGAACAATTATGATTTATTAAATTTGTGGGATAGCGAATTAAACAAAACAGATCCTAAATCTGTAAGTTATAGCACAACTAAAAAATATTGGTTTATGTGTCCAAATGGCTTACATGAATCGAGACAGATTTGTGTTGGTAATGTTACAAATGGATATAAAACAAGAGGTTGTTATTGCATATGCCATGCGTGTAACTCTATAGGCCAATATATTATAAATAAATATGGTAAGAAGTACTTAGATGCAATTTGGTCTAATAAAAATCAGAAATCATATTATGACATAGATAAATCAAGTGCAACCAAGATATGGCTTAAGTGCATAAATGATGATACTCACGATGATTATGATGTGACCGCCAATAATTATTCTAGTGGTCATCAGAAATGTCCGTATTGCACCGGTCAGCGAACGTGTTTAACTAATTCGTTTGGTTATAAACATCCAGAATATGTTGGCGTATGGTCTGATAAAAATTCGTTTAGCCCTTTTGAGCGTTCATATGGCAGTAAGGATTATGCGTGGTTCAAATGTGAGAATGGTATACATAATGAATACAAAAAACGCATTAGAGATATAAATTATACAAAGTATATCTGTCCGGAATGTGCAAAGGAAAAGGCTATTAGTAATATACCAAGGGGCGAGGACTCTCCGCAATGGAGAGGCGGCATTTTAAAGGATAGTCAAAGAATTAGGAATTCTAAAGAATATTCTGAATGGAGGATAAATGTATTTAAAAAGGATTGGTTTACTTGTCAATGCTGTGGTGTCGGAAATAATATACAGGCACATCATATAAAACCATTTTCGCAGTATGAAGAATCACGATTAGAAATAAGGAACGGTATGTGTCTGTGTGAATTGTGTCATCAAAGTAAGAAAGCTAATTCTTTCCATAATATTTATGGTACTCATAATAATACTCCATCTCAGCTTGAGGAATATATTAATAACAGGCGCAAACAGCTTGGTATTAATATACCGTTTTCTTTAGATTCTTATTTATCTGGTAACATATTAAAACCGGGTGATGTAACTATCAATGAAGAAATTCCCTGGATTTTTGATACAATAAGTATCAACGATCTTAAATTTGAAAATAACAGTGATATAGCTGTTTGATATAGATATGGCAAATATTGTTTTAAAATATTAAAGGAGGCCCATTATGCAAAAATCAAAAGAAAGAACATGTCTTATGTGTGGAACCAAGTATCAATGGTGTATTCATTGTAAAGATACCAGGCCGGATGAGGGCTGGCGTTTTCTTTATCATGACGAGAAGTGCAGAGACATGAGTGAAATATGGTATGCATATAGAGGTAAAGAGATTTCAAAGGCTGAAGCCAAAGAAAAAATGAGTGCGTTGAAGCCGAATATTGATGATGTATTGAAATATACTTCTATTGCGGCTAAAGAAATTAGAGAAATTTTCGATGTTCCAGAAGAGCAGGAAGTAGTTGAAAATGAAATTACTAATCATGAAGAAAGCAATGATGTTGTCGAAGACGCTGAGGTTGCAAAAGAAGATAATTTTGCGCAACATACAGTAAAACATTTTGATAATAAGCATGATTATAGAAAGAAAAAATAATTGTGAATTTGATTAAAAAATACTTAGCGATTGAAAATATCGTAATACGGGGTAGCCAATTCACAATTTGGTTACCCCATTTTTTACGTTTTATAGCCCCTTAGCATAATTTGGTAATGCACCGGTCTCTTAGCTTAATTTGGACACCTAGATACGAAAGGTCTAGTGTGAATTGTGCCTAATTCGACGAAACTCTCATATGAGACAACGACGAGCTAAATCAAAATATATTTTTGTAAATGTGTAGAGACTATATAGCACACATCTAAGTCCTATCGGATATGATGAAGAAATAGTCCAGACCACAACGCATATGCGGCTATGGTGACATAGAGTGGTAAGAAAACCGTGATATCCCTCTGAAGGAGGTTATCTGGGTTCAAATCCCAGGGGGGCTGCTATGAATACAAGATAATAAAAATGGAGCGATTGTTTTTATTCTTGTAAAAAAAAATAAAAGGAGATAAAAGGTATGAAAGATTATTATAAAAATACTCGCAAGTGTATTGACGAATATAACTATGTTTAGGAAAAAATGGCAAATAGTCCACATGTTACCGACGAGGTAGAGGATGAATTCGTCCAAAATTTTTGCATCCATTTTGCACATGCACTCATTAAGGATACCGGATTTGGTCAAACATCTCGCGATGAATTGGAAAGAATTGCCGACATTATTAATGATGTAATTAGATAAGGAGAAAATGTATGGCTGATGAATTCTGGAAAAGAAGTCCGGTAACTGGACGAAAATATAATTATTTTAGCAAGGATATTGTTCACTTGGTTAATTTGGCCTAGTGCGATTATTATATGAATGAATGTGGCGTTATGCCATTGGATATTATGCTTACGGACGATAGAAAGAATCCCGGCAAGAAAATAGTACTCTTCTGTTTTTCTAAGGAAGAGACACGGGATGCTTATTAGTCCTGGTGTGAAAGAGAACATGACAGATAAGGGGGTAAATATGAAAGAAATTACTATTATTCCTAATTTAAATCATTTTCTTAATGATGGCATTACAGAAGTTCCAACATTTTATACTTTTAATAAGATTAATGAAGATCATATTTAGAACGTTAAAAATTTAATGTCAATTATTTCTGGCGATTTAAGTGCCAGATCACAATATCACGATTATACAAAAGTTAGAGAACCGCATAAAACCGATTTTTACAATGCTGTTTATGAGAAAATTAAAAATGGTATTCCAATAGATGAAAGTGATTGGGCGAAGGATCATTATGAACTTGAGCGCCATCATTTAAACAAACATGTTCCATCGGATGTTGATTTAATTGATGTGTTGGAATATGTTATTGATTCTATTGTTTCTAATGTTGAACAACTCGGTATAAAAGGTAATGTTACAATTAGCAATCAGGATCTAATGAATGCATTGCGCAATACGGTTAGTAAAATCAGTGATATGATAAAAATACCGGAAGAAAACGATGAAAACAAAGGTGATTAATATGGGTAGAAAAACAGTCTATAACAACATTACATCGCCCCAGTTAATATCTTAGGTATTACCAGAGAACAAACAACTTGGCGAGGATTTTATTGAATATTTGCAGTCAATTGATCGTTCTCCGAGTACTATCAATCAGTATAAATCAGATCTCTCTATTTTCTGGGTATGGAATCTACAAAACAATAATAATAAACCGTTTATCAAAATTACGAAACGTGAGTTTGCCAGGTTCCAAAATTATTGTTTAAATACCTGGGGTTGGAGTTCTAATAGAATTCGTAGAGTAAAATCTGTAATATCTTCCATGAGTAACTTTATAGAAAACATATTGGATGAGGAAGAAGAATTTGAGGGGTATCGTGCGGTAATTCGAAAGATAGAATCGCCGGTTAAAGAAGAAGTTCGTGAGAAAACAATTTTTGAACCGGAAGAACTTCAAAGGCTTTTGGATCATTTAGTTGATCAAAAGAAATACATGCAAGCGTGTATACTCGCTCTAGCAATGTATTCCGGTAGACGTAAAGCGGAGTTGCCGAGATTTAAAGTCTCTTATTTTGACGATGAGAATGTCTTTCTTGGATCCTTATATAAAACGCCAGAAAAGGTAAAGACAAAGGGTCGTGGTTCCAGGGGTAAAATGTTAAACTTATATGTATTAAAGAAAGAATTTGATCCGTACCTCAAGCTCTGGTTAGATTACAGGAAAGAAAATGGAATTGAAAGTGAGTGGCTATTTCCAGCTGCCGATGATCCAGCTAATCATATTAAGTCAGAAAATCTTGATAATTGGGTTAATACCTATACGAAATTTTTAGGTAAGCCATTTTACTGGCATAGTCTTCGTCATATGTTTTGCACCCAATGTTTAAAGAAGAACCTTCCTTCTTCCGTTGTCCAGGAAATTATTGGTTGGGAATCTGCCGATATGGTTAATCTTTATAATGATACAACTACAGAAGAAACGCTTGCCCAGTATTTTGATGAAAATGGTATAAAGGATGTTAAATCAACAAATCTTTCAGAAATTTAATTATTAATGATGTGTTTTAGAAAAAGCCGTTAAGAGAAATCTTGACGGCATTTTTTTAGTCTTAGTTTAAGGAGAAAAAGGAATGGAATATAAATTGGTTATGGATAAATAGGTTATTGATGAATACTGTGACTACTATTTTAGCATTCATACTCGCGCTTGGAAAAAACCAATAGAACGCCCTTTACATCCGAGTTTAAATACGTGGATGATTTTGCCAAGAGTTCAAATGAACACATTAAAACAGAAATGGAAAGACTTTGGTGTTTGGTGGATTAAAAAACTTGGATATGATGGGCTAATGTTGGATAAGTTTGCTGCTGAAGTAACCGTATATATGCCGTCCAGAAGAAGATTTGATTTAGATAATCATTGTAATGAAAAGTTTTTATGGGATGCTTTTATTGAAGCGGGTTTCATAGTTGATGACGATTGTGATCATCTTACTTCTCTCTTGCTTAAAGGTGGATATGACAAGGAGAATCCGAGAACAGAAATTATAATAAGGACGGTGGATAATTAAAACATAATGAAGATAGTAATAAAAACGTGTTGAAAATTGTTTGTAGTTAATAGTACATGAATTGGGGATGATTTAATTGGGATATGTTTATTATAACCCCAATCCCATGGGGCGTTTGTCGAGTGGTGATTGCACTGTAAGAGCATTGAGTGTTGCTTTGGGGTTCTATGGTGATTGGATGAAAACATATGCTTTGCTTTGTGCCGAGGGCGCATAGCATTGTGAAATGCCATCGGCCAATGAAGTATGGGGAAGTTTATTATTAAAGAACGGATATGAAGAACACAGTTTGTTACAGAGATGCAAAGACTGCTATACGCTTGCCGATTTTTGCAAGGATCATAAAGATGGTGAGTACGTTGTTGGTACTGGTTAGCATACTGTGTATTGTAGAAATGGTGACTATATGGATTCGTGGGATTCTGGCGATGTAATCCCAACATATTATTTCAAAAAGGTAAATAAGGAGGAAATTAAAGATGAATAATTTCAATGATTATACGACAACTTATCAACCAATGGGGCAATCCAATATGTATATTCCACCAACTCAGGCGGCCACACCGGTTTATCCCAAAAACTGGCAACAATATTATCAACAGCCTATGACTAATAATATGATTTATCAGTCTTAGATGTAGCCGATGAATAATCCAATGGTATGGGTTCAGGGTGAAGCTGGTGCGAAATCTTATCAGCTTCCTAATAATACTACTCTTCCGCTTTGGGATAGTGAGCAGCAAACCATCTACATTAAGACGGTTGATTAGAACGGCAAACCGACTATGACAATATTAGATTATGTGGATAGGAATGCGCCAGCTGCCAGCAATGATACTGATAAGGTTGCACAGGTTGAGTATGCTACCAAGGAACAAGTTGATGGTTTGAGTAACCAGTTTTCCGCTATTAGTGAGAAACTTAATATGATGAGTGAATATGTTACGAGAGACCAATTCGACGATTTGAACGATCATATTAAAGATCTCGGTGGCCAGATAAATGATATTGAAGATAGAATTACTAGTTTTGGCAAACCTCAGTCTGGTAACAACTATAATAATAAGAGGGGGAATAAATAATGCCAAATTCTTTATTTAATAAATTTGGGCCAGCTAATTATTAGCGCCAGAATTCTGGTAATAATATTTTGCAACAGTTGGCATAGATTAAAAATAATCCGGGCGCAATATTGGAGATTATGTTGCAAAACGGAAAAATAAATCGTTAGCAGTATAATGATTTATAGCAGTACAGGAATAATCCTGAAATGATTTGTAAGTATTTGATCAACAATGGTAAGGCTAACGAAATTAATCAAGCCGAACATATTGTTGGTCAGATGGGTAATTTTAACGGTTGATATAAAATAAAACGTTGTTGATGTCTAATTATAAATTCTATTTTGTGATATTAACAAATTAATTATGATTTATTTGTTTTTTTACAAAGGAGGTTTTTAATTATGGCACTTACAGAAAACTTAAGCGCTGCTGATCTTGCGGCTGTACTCGGAAATAACAATGGTGATTTTGGTGGTAATGGTGCATGGTGGTTACTCATTCTTCTTATTTTTGCTAATAATGGATGGGGTAATGGCAATGGCTTTGGTGGTAATGGTGGATATATGCCGCCGTATGCGACCGCCAACGATGTATAGAGTGGCTTTGATCAGGCTGCGCTTATTTCTGGGATTAACGGTATCACTACTGCTCTCTCTAATGGCTTTGCCAATTCTGAGATTTCCCGTACAAATATGCTTTCTAATTTAACAAATCAACTGAATAATTCTGCCATGGCGTAGCAGCAATGCTGCTGCAATACTCAGGCGGCTATCAAGGACGTTCAGTATACTGTGGCTACAGAGGCTTGCGCCGACCGTGCTGCCGTTACTGACGCTCTGAGGGATGTTATTGCCGCTAATAATGCAAGTACTCAGCGTATTCTCGATCAGATGTGTTCTGATAAGATCGATGCTAAGAACGAACAGATTGCCGCTCTTCAGCAGCAGTTAACTATGGCGCAGCTTGCTGCTTCTCAAAATGCTCAGACTGCTGCAATTCTTGCCAATAATGATGCCCAGACTGCCGCTCTTGAACAGTATTTATCTCCTGTTCCCCGCCCGGCATATGTTGTTCAGAATCCTAATTGCTGTGGTAATTATTTTACAAGCTCTTGCGGATGTGGAATGAATGCTTGATTGGAGGTGGCATAAATGGCTGAATATAGTGCAAACGCTGTTCAGACAGTAAATCCTGGCGAGACCATTGTTTTCACAGAAACGCCTGTGCCTTGTACTCGTGGATTTGTTCGTCACCGTGAAGATACCGGGAACTTTCTTCTTTCTGGTTATGTACCAGGCGTAAATCGTGGATGTTGTTGTAATCGTGTAAATTCTGCGAATTATCTTGTTGACTTTGGTGCAAATATTGCCATTCCAACTGGTGGAACAGCCGGGGCAATATCTGTCGCCATACAAATTGATGGTTCTACCATCTCCTCTTCCACTATGACGGTTACACCGGCTGCTGCGGAAGAGTTTTTTAATGTTTCCAGAGCTGTTAATGCGCAAATTTGGCGAGGTTGTTGCGAAACGATTTCTGTGAAGAATGTTAGTGATCAGCCTATATTGGTGTAGAATGCTAACATAATAATTACTCGTCCAGATTTGTTTGTGAGTCGATAAGAAAAGGAGGAGTATTAAAATGCGAGAATTTGATAACATCAAAGATATGGTGTATTGTGAAATTGATGAAATATCTCATCAGGGGAAACTCGACATGAATACTGTTAAGGTTCTTGGAGAGTTGGTTGATATTCTTAAGGATATTGGCTCCGTTGAGATGTTTGAAGAGGGTGTTCAGATACAAGATGAGGGATATTCATTGTCTAATGGATATAGCCGTAATGGAGGTTATTCTCAAAGAAGTATGCCCATTTATTACAACGATGGTAGTAATAGCTATCGTGGTGGTAGGGGAATGAATAATGGCGGATATTCACGCAGAGGTCGTGGGTATAGCTATGATGATGGAAAAGGTTACATGATTGAAAAGCTTAATGGTTTAATGATGGAAGCAACTGATCAACATGATAAAGATGCCATACAGCGTCTTATTGACCAGTTTGCGTCTAAGTAATTTTTGTTGAGAGTTTATGATTTAGATATGAACTACGTTTTATTTATATATACTGGGGATCGGGAAACTGATCCCCATTTTTTTGTAAAGGAGAATAAGGTATGTCTAAGAAAATTTCTGCTTTTTTAGCTGAATATAAAACAAAGAAAACTATTGAAGAAAAAGATGAATGTGTAAAAAAATATATGAATAATAACTATGTTCCATATGATAAGAAAGCTGATGTCGCGAATGCGATTGCAGACACTGCTTATCATCGGGTTGAGATAGATAAAGATGGCAACGAACGTAAAGTGCTTCATGTCGATTCTATTGCAAGATATATGTTGACATGTATGTCCGTTGTTGATTTATATACGAATATAGAACGTCAGAGAATTGGCGGTAATATGCTTGATGATTTTAATGCATTGATGAGTGTTGGTGCATTGGATTTGATTATTAAAAATTTGGACCCGTCTGAGCTTAAAGAATTTAAAATGGTTGTTCAGATGGCATGTGATGATCTTATGACAAATGAATATGAAAATCATGCGTTTATTTCTAAACAGGTTGAGAGATTTGGCAAATTAGTTGGAAACTTTATTTCCCCACTCCTCTCCCAGTTAGATATGAGTAAGGTTGAAGAAATACTTGGTAAATTCAATTCTTAATCTCTTATTATGATTAAGTATTGTTAGCATCTCAAGTATTTAAATCATATCATGTTGCAGTATGGGTGTTAATAATATTTTTTTGTAAAAAGGGGATGAATAATTATGGACGCTTCTAATATAGATGAAATGGTTAATTAGGCTGTAAAAGAGGTTAAAGCCAGAGTTCTTGGTGTTGCCGATAAGATAGGTTATGATTTGGTCGAGGCAATCTAGATTAAGTATGATCATTGTGTTGATGCATTTTATAAGAGTTTTACGCCTGCGTATTATGATAGAACATATAATACATACTCCGCTTCAGATGGTGAGCATGGCGTAAGTTCTCTTTTTGATGTCCAAGATAGCGGTGATACAATATATATAACTGCTGGTATAACATTGGATTCAAATAGACTCTAGCCATGGTATGATGATCCGACGGATTATGTATTTAGTCGTACCTGGGAAAGAGGTATACATGGCACAATTGAAACTGGTGGTCAAATGGGTGAACCACCAAAAGCAATGATGGATAAATGGTTTAAAGACTTTCAAAGTTCTGGACATAGAATAATTGTAAATAAGCATTTAGCTTCTATAGGTCTTGGTTCAAGGCGTAGATAATTAAAGGTGGTGAAAATAGTGGGTTTAGTAAATGAATTTAAGATAACTGTACCAATAGAGGTTGATACAAAACGAATGCGTTCCGATCTCAAAAGTCAGTTTACGCATATTAAAGAAGAATATGAGGGAGAGTTCATAAAAATAAGAATTACCGGTGATGAAAAGGATCTGGAGAAAATCAAACAGCAAATATCTCAAATGAATTCTAAAGATATTCCAAAAATAAAATTGGATATAGATCGTGCAAATTTTGATAAACACTTAAAAGATCTGGAAAATTCGGCGGGTAAATCTTCTAAGTAGATAGCGGATACTTTTAAAAGGAATATTGCGACGGGTTTTGAACCTTTAAGCATAGGCGATTTAATTAAGAAACAATTTGGTAATTCGAAAAGGTATTCTGGTACGGCAGCAAAAGAAACAATTGCAGCAATGGCACAACCGCTTTCTACGCCGCTTCCTGATGATGCAAGTTACATGGACATTGTAAGGAGGGCTGAGGCGTATGAACAGCTGGCAGCTGCCATAAAAGACGTACAATAGAATCACCCTAAAGATTTTAAGAAGCTTGGTATTGATCAAAATGAAGTCCAGGCTTCAATAGACCAGTTTTATCAATAGATTGGCGCTAGAATTTCAAATGAGGCAAATCGCACTGATTTTATATCTCAAATATAGGCATCATTTGTTACATTGAGTTAGAACCTTGCCACGATGATGCAATCTATTATTGATGATGTTAAAGCAAAAATAGGTGGTGGAACTGGAACCGGTACAGGAAGTGGAACCGGTTCTGGTGATGGATCTGGGACTGGTTCCGGTACGGGTGGTGGAACTGGTGCTGGTTCTGTAGAAATTCCCGGGGGATTTTAGTCGGACGAAATAAATGAATTGGATAATTAGATCGATAAATTGGCGCAAGATATAGAAAATGCAAAACAAAGATTGTAGGAATTACAAAATACGGGAAAGGATGCCAAAGCTTACGATATTAGGCAAATGATGAATGGTCTGTACAAAGAAATTGACACTATATTGCAAGACCCCAATACAGATCCAGATGAAGCAGATAGAAAAGCTGAAGAATTAAAAAAGAGAATGCTAGATTTGTATGCTACATATCAAAAGGTTGGTGGAAGCGATGGCGATTTAAATGAGACCATGTGGGAAGAAATGTATGACTGGATTGATGAGTATGGTGACGGCAAAGCAATCAAAGGGTTAAAAGTTGTAGATGAGGCTGCAATTGCTAATCAATAGTCCCTAATTCAAGGTCTTATTTCTACCCTCGATGCACTAAAAGCGAAACGGGAAGAGTTATTAAAGCAGCCATAGCCGTCGTCAACATAGCAAACCGGTTAGACTGGTTCTTCACCATCAAGTTCCGGTGATTAGTCTGGCACTCAATAGACTGGCGAAACAACGAAAATTCCCGTTGAGCCAGATGCAACTAATTTTATTGAAAAAATACAAGAATAGATTAGCGGACAAGCGGTTGATGTTGAGGTTAATCCCATCGCCAACGATTTGAAGGAAAAAATTGAATCCTAGATACCAGAAATAGATATAAAATTGGGGAATATTTCTGGGGGAACCGTTAAGGGCAGTGATGCCTATAATATAATAGAATCTTGGACTAAAAATAATAGAAAAGATATTTTTCAATCAAAGCCAGAACAAGGCATGGTAATGAATGATTCTACTGGTTATGCTTCTGAAATAGCCAATAGCACAGTTGCTGGATTAAGTACGGCCTTAATTAACTAGGCGATATAGAATGCGGAGGAAACAGTTAATAGCGTCGTGCATTCGCATCCAAATGAGTCTACTGCTGCTTTTAGTTTTGATGATATTCTTGCTGCTATTAATCAAAAGATTGAGGGCGTTGTTCATTAGTATGTTGTTTCCATTAATGATGTTGCAGCTCTTGATGTTTCCAGTTTTTCACCTGTTGAATTAAAATAGATTTCTGACATCCTTAAATCTAAAATGGTCACTGTTGAGGGAAGTAATTTGCCCGTATGGGATGAAGAACAAGTATTTAGCGAAGTAATAAATAACAGCATTTAGGAATACATAAATAAAATATTAGTGTCGTTATAGAATTAGATGTTATCAGACGGATAGAATATTAATATTGTTCAAGATTTGATTGCCAGGGTTAATGAAAGCCTATCCAAAGTTCCATTATCTACAATGAATAACTGGGATAATTTTTATGATATAATACAACAGCATATAGATGAAGCGGCTAAATCGATGGATATTCCATAGTTTGATGCAAGTAGCATCGATGATCATATTTAGAGCGCGATGGCTCATGCAATATAGGTGTTTGCGGAAAACGCTCTTATGTCTGCGGTTAAACAAGTTAGACCGGATATCAATATTGGTGACGTTTACAAAAAAACTTCATTAGATAATTATTTTAGAGGAGAGAGTCTATTGCCGGGTGGTAAGGCAACCACTACTGTTTCTACTGAACCAACTTCTTCGGAACATACAGTCAAGGTTAAGACCGATGTAAATTTTGACGATGTTCCCAGTAAACTTCAAGCCGCTATTGATTCAGGTAGTCCATATAAAGTTACTGTATCTACGGATGCATCTTCTATGAAAGAAATTATCTAGGGCGGCATTGACGCTGGGTCTCCGTATCAATTAACATCTATCCAACTTGGGCCAGATATGTAGATTGGTGAGCAAATACAACAGAACATAGAATCTTTCGATTATCTTGTTAAACCAGATTTGGACCCATCTTCTGATTTGGCTGGTAAGGTAAGACAAGCGTTGGCTAGTGGCGAACCGTATAAGGTTATTTTGGAGGCCGATACTGGGAAGAATGGTTCTGGTGGTAAAACTGGTGAAAGTCCGATTTCATCGGGTAATGCACTTGGTGATTAGGTGGCCGAAAGCATGGATCGTGCTGCCAATTCAGCGGAAAACGCATCTAAGAAAATTGAAGAAGCAAATCAACGCATGAATTCCTATCGTGATGCATGGTAGAGAGAATCTATTTCCAGGACTTTGTCTGGTAATTATGAAGGGTATGGCGAGGGATATTCTAATAGAACTACTCTCTCACAACTTAAAAATGCGCATGAGGCTTATGACACTGCTGTTGCAAATGAATGGAATTGGGAAGATCAATATCAATGGGGAATAAAGTTTGTAAACCTATTTGAGCAATATCGCGACAATGGTGGAACACAAAAAAGCCTTGCTGCTCATGTTGAATTATATGAAAGGTTAAAACCACTTGCTGAGGGATATGCCGCCGAATTATAGAAAGTATTAAACTTTACGCCTGGCTCTACTACTGATCAAACTCAAAAACCGACACAACCATCGCAACAAACACAGCAAAGTCAATAGGGTACACCACGCCAACCAAATACTGCCGCATATAGGCAAGAACAGGAAGAAGTTAGTCATGTCGTAGAGGCGGAAGCTGCCGCATTCGATAGACTTAAGGAGAAGCTTACGTCTGAAATTCCCGCTGCTGTTGACACAAAGACATAGGCGTTTAGATCTGAACAGGTTGAGGTTGAAAATTTGATAGACCTAGAAATATCTAAACTGTCTGAATTATCAACTGCTCTTCAAAACGTGTTCAAGAATAATGGTTCTAATCCAGATTTTGGCCAATTAAAAGAACTGTTTGAAACAATAAAAACGCTCGGCGAGGGCGAAATAAAACTGCCAAATTTTGATCAACTCTTTGAATCTGTTGGCAAACTTGCTTAGGTTTTTGAACAATTAAAAGGCGTTCAGCCTGGTTAGGATTTTGCAGATACTTTAAATTCTTTAAAAGTAACAAAGACCAATATTGATAATCTCGTTAATTTAGCTGCCGCCATTGAAATGCTTGGCGAGGCTTTTAAGAAATTGAATACGGATTCTATGTCGAATGAGGGTCTTTCTTCTATTTAGACTTTATTAGATCAGGCCGATGCTCTTAAAGATCTTGCTACTATCCTAACTAGTGATCAAGAAAAAATTAAGAAGGCAATGGACGCAACGAGCGGATCTGGTGGCGGAAATAAACAATCAGAGTTGAAAGAGCTTCGCGATTATAATAAGGCTGTCATAGATTATTATAATGCACAACAGAGATTACAGACAGGAAAAACGGAAACAAAATCTAGAGACGAGCTTATTTCTGCAAAAGCCTTCGATGTCATGACAGCATACGAAGAAAAAATGGCGGAATTGCAAAAGAAAGGTGTTCAATTGTCTGACGAACAAACATAGGCTTTGGAAAAAAGAAAACAAAAGCAAGAAGAGCTTAATAAATTGGTTGAAGATTATAACCGCACAAGAAGCGAAAAGCAATCCAAGAGGATTAAGGACGAAGTAGATAAGGAAATGAAGGCTCTTGGTAATTAGATAGACAATGCCGCAAGGAATACATAGGGCAAAAACGATGCCTACAAATAGCAAATAGGTGACATGAAAGATCAGTATGCCGATCTCGAGAAATTTATTTAGGGCATAGATTGGAATGGGAAAAGCGAACAGGAAGTAAACACATTAAATCAATAGCTGCAAGAAGTTATCACCCGAATTAATAAAATTAAAGACGGACTGGCACTTGCATCAAATAGTGGCGATTTTAAATCAGCTAACGCAAATATGGTTTCTAGATTGAATTCTCAAATGGCTGCATGGATGGATAAAAATACCGCCGCCTCTTCTTATTTTCCAGCAATAAAACAACTTCAAGAGCAGTTGAAAAGTGTTGGCAGTTCCGAGTAGTTCAATGGTATTGTTTAGGGATTTGAACGCATCAAGGCAGAAGCAATTTAGGCTGGTTTGGCCGGTAAAAGTTTTGCCGATACTTTAAAAGGTAGTTTCGGTAACCTTGCTAGGTATCTTATGTCTTTTGCCAGTTTCTATAGAATAATCGGCACAATAAAACAAGCCGTCTCTGTTGTTAGAGAACTTGATACTGCTTTAACTGAAATGAGAAAAGTATCAGATGAGTCCTTAACGTCTTTGAAGAATTATCAAAAAGAGACTTTTAATATGGCGAACCAGGTTGGTACTACTTCTGCTCAGATTCAGAGGTCTACTGCTGACTGGTTGCGACTTGGTCGTTCTTTCGACAATGCAAAGGAAATGGCTACATTATCTACGAAATTGTTGAATGTGTCCGAATTTGAAAATATTCAAGATGCCACTGATTCTCTTGTTTCTGCTACGCAAGCATTTACTGAGGTTCAAGCACCCGCAATTGTTGATAAGCTTAATTTGATTGGTAATAACTTCGCTATTTCTACTGATGATCTTGCAAAAGGTCTTCAAAACGCTGGTGCTGTTCTTAAAACGCAAGGTAATGATCTTGATCAAACTCTCGCACTGTTGACTGCTGGTAACTTGATCGGTCAGGACATTTCTAAGGCAAGTGCTGGTGTTCGTACTATTGCATTAAGGATTGCTGGTACTGAGGAAGCTAAGGATGAAATAAAAGATCTTGGTGAGGATGTAGACGATTTTGTTGTGAGAACAAAGTCTAAGACTGATTCAATTATTAAGAATTATACAGCTGTTGCTTCCAATAACTATTAGGGCGTTTCGGTACTTGATGACAATGGCAATCTTCGTGATACATATGATATCTTGCTTGATATTTCGGAGATATATAAAGAGATACAGGAAGAAGATAAAAAAGTTGGTACAAATAGAGCTTAGGCTCTTGTAGAAACCTTAGCTGGTAAAAATAGATCAAATATTGTTGCAAGTATCTTGTAGAATGGCGATATATTAAAACAGGTTAGGGAGTCGTCTGCCAATGATTACTTTGGATCGTCCGATCAAGAATTAAGTAAATACCTTGATTCTATTGATGGTAAAATGGCTAAGTTAAAAAATAAACTGCAAGAATTAGCTTATTATACAATAAACTCTGATGGATTTAAAATATTACTTGATTTGGTTAATGGATTGATTACGGCAGTAAATACGCTTGCTAAATCATTGGGTGGATTAAATCTTGCTATAGGTGGTGTTGCCGGATTTTTCTTGAAAAAGAAAGGTTTTGCCGTTTTAGATTATGATAAACAAACAAGACAGTGGACTAATATTTTTCAGAAGATTGGCGGTCGTTCCGGTAAAACGTTTAGCATGGCTTATACTGATGAAGTAAAAGAGCAATTCAGCAAGTTTGACCCGAATGACACTTTGAAAAGTGCAATTGAAGTTAACGGTAATGTTGAGGGTCAACCAAAAGAATTACAGAATTATTATAATCAACTAAGTGAAACGCAAAAACAAACCATGTTGGTTAGTCAAGCTTAGGCTGAAATGCAAAAGCGTAGTACTCTTCTGGGAAATGCACTTGGCACTGCTTCTTCTTTCGGTAAGCAGTTTGTGTCTGTATTGAGCAGTATGGCAATTGCCACCATTGTATCCGCCGGAATTAGTTTGCTTATAAAAACCATTTATAACCTCATCACTTATGAACAAAGAATGATAGATAAGGGTAAGGAAGCTCAGAATGTTATAAAAGGTATTAATGATAGCTATAATTCAAAGAAAACGTTTGTTGATGATAATTTATCCAGGTATTCCGAATTGAGGAAGGGTGTTTCTGTCACTGAAGATGATGGCGTACAAAATAAATCTTTATCCAATGAAGAATTTAGCGAGTTCTTATCTTTGAATAAAGAAATGCAGGAGATGTTCCCGAGCTTAGTCACCGGTTTTGATGCTCAAGGAAACGCTATGTTGGATCTTTCCGCAGATGCCGACGATGCCAGTAAAAGTATGCAAACTCTTCTTGAACAAGAAAGGCAAATGGCCGATTTTAAAGTTGGCGAATAGCTTGGTGATGCGGTTAAAGGTTTTGCAATTAGGTATAAATAGTTATCAGATGATATTGATGAATAGGACCAAACAATAGAAGCTGCTCAATCAATACAAGACATAATAAACGGGAAAACATAGGAGGGAATAGATCTTTCTAAATTTGGCTTTGACGATTATGGCAACTTACATTATGAATTTGACGTTAATGATGAAGCGGCCAAAGGTGTTGCACACATGATTGCTGATGCTTATAATGCTGCTGCCGGTGATCTTGGTGGAATAATAAATGACGATTCTGAAATCACTGGTGTTTTATCTGGCGGGTTGTCTTACTTTGACGAGTCACAACTTGCAGATTTTAAAGATAACTTTCTTTCTAAGATAGCTGAGATGAAACTTGGCGATGTGCCAGAAGCTGTTCTTGATGCTATGTCTATTAAAAACATAGATTTGGCGGAATAGAAAGCAGACTGGAACGCTCTTGTTCCGTCGATTTTGTCTCAACTTAATTTTTACGAAGATTATCAAAAGCTTGGCGATTCAAAAATTGGCGAATAGTTGCAATAGATAATTGCGGACGATGTTTCTAATCTTGACCTTGATCATTTAGAAGAAATATATGGCAAGGGAGCATGGACTAAGTTTTAGGATAATACAAGAGGTTTTATAAGAGAGAATTTCCTCGATCCAATTACCAAAACCTTAATTGAAGATGGTAAAATTTCTGATGAAAAGGTAAATTTATTAGATTAGCTTATAAACTTTGATGGTTCAGACTTAACAAATGAAGAATATAGAAGTCAGATAAATGATATCGTAAATCAATTTTCAAAAGATGCTGAAGTTAGAGAAGATATAAAGGTTCTTCTCGGATTTAAGTATTATGACGAAGACGGAAATACTCATTGGGATATAACAAAACAAAGAGACAAACTGTATGAGGCTCTTGGCGGTTTTGTCGGCGATGATGCAACTACCGGAAAGAAAACGCATCATGTAAGAACCGGTATGAATATAAGCTGGGATAATTTCAAGAAATTGGATTAGTCTGAATTGAGCGCTATTAGTTATGCCGAATCAAATATGGGTGTTGATCTTGAAACGATTGACGAATGGGATAAACTAAAAGAGGTTATTGCAGAAGCAAAAGAACAAATGGAGGAAGTGTCGGAAATTACCTCTGATGGTACTCTTGCCGATATATTTAAGGATGAAACATACCAAGAATAGGCGGAGCAGTATAAAAAACAGTTAACCACCATTAATGACGCTTTGGAGAAATATAAAACTAATACAATGCTTACCAATGACGAACAAGCTCAATTAATGGAAGAATTGTAGATATCTGATATTTCACCCGAAAATCTTTAGAATATGGGAGCAGAAACAATAAGTGGTTGGGTTGATCAGTTACATAAATTAGCCGATGAAATTGGTCTCACAAAAGATGAAATGCAAGGTCTTGAGGAGTATATTAAAAATATATATCTTTCATATGATTAGTTAGATATAGCTAATGATTAGGCTACTGGTATTAATTATATATCAAATAGAATTGCTAGTAAGAGTGGTTCAATCCCAACACGGGTTGTAAGTGAAAAAACTTCAAACATTTATAATCAATTATCTAGTGAATTTGGTTAGGTTGATAATGAGATTGTTTATTATCTGTCGTTAAATCCGGAATCGGCCACTTGGACTGCCGAGCAATGGATTTCACATTATAAAGATACAAAAATAGATTTTTAGCTTACAGCAAACGACAAGGATTTGCAAAGAGTAAATAAGCTTGTTGAAAACAACCAAAAAGATATTGCTTAGGCAGAGGCTAATAATTCATTAAAAGAAGCGAATGGCGGCGTATTAAACCCCGAAGATTATAATGTAATTGTTGGTAAGCAGCAAGATAGCGCAAATGCATTGAGAAATCGTGCAACTGGTTTATATGAATAGTGGTAGAAATATAATCTAGAAAATCCATAGTATGACGCTTCATACAGTCAGAAATTGTGGGATGATTATGTTGTTGCCGACACAGAAGCTGCCAAAGCAGAGGCTGATCTGGCTGAAAAGCAAAAACAACAACGCGAAAGTTCTGTGAACGAAATCAATAAGCGAATAGAGGATGCCCAGGCTTCCGCTTCAGTATTTTAGGCAAACATTAAAAAGGCGGATGCGAATGGTAGACATGCATCTGATGAAACGTACAGTATTCTTTCTGGGTATTTAAAAAAACAAGCCGACGATCAAAGAGAGCTTTATAATGAATATAAGGGATTGGTTACAACCAATCCAGAATTTGCAACTTATTGGAATCAAAAAGCTTCTGATGCTTTGAATGCGTCTGTTGACTTAGATGAAGAGAGTTATAATACAAGGATTGCGCCAATAACAAATTATATTGATGATTTAATAAATAAAGGTGTCGATGGCCACGAGGCATTATCCGATCTTTAGCGTGAGGCGACAGATTTGGAAAATGATCTTAACGAGGCTGATTCAAAGCATTTAAAAATCAGTGATAAGCTTTATAAAAATCTTATTAGCAATGGTGATAAACAGATACGTAATCTTGAGGAATAGAGAAAAAAACAGAGAGAGCTTCAATCTGAATTTGAGCATGGAACTTCCGATTGGCAAAAATATCAGCAGGAAATCGACAACATCAACTCTTCTATCGATTCTATGAGGCAGAATCAAATGGGTTGGACTGAAACTATGAATTCCTTAGTTTCTACCAATGCACAGCAACTTGCTTCTACCATCTCTTCTGCTTTTAGTGAAATGTCATCCGGCACTGGATTGACAATTGACACAATGAATGAGTTAGAGCGTCAGTTTAGTGATCTTGCTGGTCATGATGTGTCTGATATCTTCTATCAGTCTGCCGATGGCATGAAGTTTAATGCGGATGCTGCCGAGGCATTGGTTGATGCTGAGTATGAACTGTAGTCTACTAATCTTTCCAAAACTCTTACGGAGCAAAAGGACATTATTAAACAATGCGGCGACGCTCAGGATGAAACTACCCAGAAAACCATTGCTGCCGCAAACGAACGTATTGTAGCCACTCAAAGAGAAATGGCAATGCTCCAGGCATGGTATGATCAGCAAAAAGAGGCGTTTAGCGGTTTACAGAAATTCCAAACTGCGCAAAGCACTGCTAATGAGGGTGCCGACTATGAAACTATGCAAGGATATCTCAAAACTCAGCAGGAAAATAGAACGAAAGGCTTGACTGGCACCGATGAGTTTAGGGCGTATACGGAATACTTTGATCGTTGGGGTCTTGATACTGTTGCTGCATGGGATAGAAACAAGGAAAAAGTTCAAAGATATTTAACAGAAGACTTTTCTGGTATGAGACATTTCTTTGATGATCTTGTGACAAATGGGCTTGCTGAAAAAAATGGTGATGCTTACAACTTAGACATTGAAAATGTAAAAGATGCCGCTGAATAGATGGGTATGACCGTAGAATGGTTTATGGATATGCTCGGTCGCGCTGAGGATTATGGTCTCAGAAATGACTGGATTGAATCTGAAATTGATGGAAGAGAAAAAATACAGGAAGCCATTCATCAACAAATAGAAGCACAAAAGGAACTTACAAAAGCTCAACAAGAGGGTGCGCCAGAAGAGGTAATACAGGATGCTCAGAATGTATACGAAGATAGAACCGCTCACTTAAACAATCTCAGAGATGAAGTTGAAACGATAACCTCTCGCCCAACAGAAATGACAAAAGATGAATTTTTAACTAATGTTGCCACATTTAAAGCTATTAGAAATGACTGGAAACATGCCAAGACCGATGAGGAACGAGAAGCGTATGAACAGGAGCTTAATCGTCTTGCTGAGGAAACAGGTCTCGAGGTTGATTTGAAATTTAAGATTGATAAGGATTCTTATAACGAATAGCTTGAAAAATACGGTGTAATGACAAATGATTAGATACCACAGGCTAGTGATTTAGGAATTGGTATAGAACGTGCGCCAGAATATGAACAACTCTCTCAATCTTTGTATGATCTGAATCAAAATGCAGACAGTGATATTTAGGCCGCAATTAATACACTTGGTAATTATACTGCTGAACAATTGAAATCTCTCGATCTTATTAGTGGCGGATATGACGATACGTTTGAGGGTTCCATTGAAGCTGAAAAGGCAATGGATGCATTAAATTAGGCACTTGGTAATACAGGTGAAAATGCAGATTTGCTGGCTTATGCGTTGGAAGCGCTTGGATTAACATAGCAGAAAGTTACAGAGGAAACCACAACTGAAGTTAGGAAGCCAAAGAAAATTGAGCCGGAAGAAAAATTGGACTTACCTACCAATTTAATTGATCTTGCTTTTAATAACGTCAAAGAAAAGGTAACAGAAAAGGGTTAGGGACTTTTTGAGACTGCGAAGACCTGGGCGCAAGAAGCAAACACAAAAATCTAGGAACGAGCTGTTGCACAAAGAGAGATCGACCAGAAACCAACCGTAGATAGTATTAATAATATGGCTGATACCGTTGGTAATGCGATTGAGTCTGGATTAGAAAATCTCGGAACAACATTTGAGTCTGTTGGTGAATCTATTGTCGGCGCAATTGAAGTCATAACAAATCCGGATTCTACGAACGGTAAAACGACTAAAACATCATAGTCTTAGATTTAGAAACCCGGGATTTCCGCTGCGTAGACTCAGCAAAATAAACTTGCTAATGATGAAAATGCTAGTTTCAGTTCTGGAAATACTGGTGTTACCGTTACTGCTACTGTTGTTCCCGAAGATACTTCACAGCTTCAAGGTTTGGAAGCGACGGCAAATGCAACCGTAGAAAATGCAAGTGTCCAAGATGGTGTTAAGGTTGAAGTTGAGGGTACAGCAAATGTTACAGAAGCGGAAAATAATATTGTTAAACCGATGCAAATACAAGCGACCGCCAATGCCAATGTGGAAGTCGCCGATGGTGGGATGAAACAATCTGTTTCTGTTGACACAAATCAGGTAAGCGAAGCAAGCAGTGCCGTATCTGATCTTAGCTCTTAGGTAAGTAATATACCAGAGGGAAAAGCTCATGTAGACGCTGAAACATCTTCTGCAATGAGTGCGTTGCAATCTGTTGAAGATAAATTGTATGAAGTTGGTAATACGCCATCCAATCCGAGTGTAAATATCACAGTAAATGGTAAAACGGAATTAGATAGTGTAAAAAATACGATTGATAACTTAAAAGATAAAACCATAACGATTACCACTAAGCATGTAAGCACCGGTAGTTCTGGTAGTGGCAGCGGTCTTGGTGGTATTAACAACGAAGGGTTTGCATTTGCTGGTGGCACAGAGAAAGATCGTGTTATCCCAACGACGCATGCTGGTGAAACTCTTGTTGGTGAAGAGGGCTATGAGATCCATGTGGATCGTGATGGTCGTCAATGGAATATTGTTGGCGAGAATGGTCCAGAGTTCCGCACTGATATCGCTCCTGGTGATATTGTATTTAATCATGAATAGAGCAAAAAGCTTCTAAAGAATGGTTATACAACAAGTCGTGGTAAAGCACTTGCTAGTGGCAATGTAGAATGGCATGGTCCAGCATATGCGGACGGAGATGGCAAAAATGATGCACCCGTTGTAAAAGCAAGTTTTGCGCCCACACAGCCATACGTTGCTCCCAAAACATTAACAAAAACTATAAGTGAAGGCACTAGCTCTATTAAAGACCAGACCAAATCAAGCGATGATAACACAAAAGCCGTTCAGGACAACACTTCCAAACTCGACAAATTCCAACAATGGCTCGACTCTCTTAAGGATTGGATTGAAGTACGAATTGCCCGTCTCACATATAAGATGGAAATGGCAATTACTAAATCGGAAAATCTTGGTGGTAAAGGAAACAAAACAGAAACTGTTAATGGCGTGAAAAAGAAAAGGACGCAGAATTATGCCGATAGAAATGATTATATAAATGAGGCAATGTCTATTAATGATTAGCTTCGTAAAGATAATAAGAGTGGAGCAAAGGAATACGGTAAATATGCTGCCAAAGTTGCAAGAAAGGCGCAAAAGGCTGGTTTAATTACAAAGGCTGAGAGAAAAGATTTGGTGCCAAAGATTCAAGATGGAGCGATAAGTATCGAAGATTTTAGCCGTGCTATAAGCAAAAAGAAAAATAAAAATGGTAGCGATTCTAAAAAGACTGAAAATACAATTAAAACATTTATTGATGCATATACTGAGTGGTATGAGAAAATGCTCGATTGTAAAAAAGCACAAGAAGAATGTATTGCCAAGCAGAAAGAATTGCAGCAAACAAAGCTTGACAATATCACTGAACAATTTGAGGGATTAATAGAGGTGGCCACTTCATATCAAAATGTTTCTGATTCTATGATCCACATGCTTACCGCACAAGGCAGGACTGCTGTTAATGATGAAAAATTCCAGAAGCAATATGATAATTAGATTACTGAAGAACAAAACATATCTTCTTATTTAAAAATGGAACTCGACGCATATGACGCAGAGTTGGTAAATGCGAAGAAAGTTTTTGGTGAGAACAGTAATGAATATCGTGCTGCCATGGCACAAAGAAACGAAATAGAACAATCTTATAATGAAAGCATTGCAAAGATTGCCGAACTTCGTAAAGCAAAAGAAGAAATGGTATTTAAATCTATTAGTAATACTATTGAACGAATTAAGGGGATATCTTCACTTATTTCTGCCAGAATGTCTTTGAGCCAGAAACGTGGTAATAAGAATAATGAATATGACAAAGACAGTGAGGATCCGAATAGATACATCAAGATGAACGAGGGTCTTATGGCTCGTAATAATGATATGATCCTGATGTGGAATAAGCAACGTGAAGAAGCGGCGAGATGGATAGGTAAAAACAAACATCTGGAAGGTAGCGAAGAATATCAGGATTATTATAATCGTTATATCGAAGCCGAAGAGGAAATCCTCGGCCTTATGGAAAACCAAGAAGATATCAAAAAGAATATCCGCGATTATCGTTGGAAATCCTTCAATGATCTTCAATAGGAAGTAAAGAATACCATTACAGAAATAGATAATCTGCGTAGCACTATGAATGAAGCTGAATTCTTTGATGCAGAGTTTGGCATTAATATTACTGATAAAGGCTATGCAAATATTGCTCTTCTGCGTGATGGTATGATTGAAGCCGAGAAACAGGTAGCTGATTATCAAAAGGCGTTGGAAAAACTCGAAGAAGATTATGATAATGGTAATATAAGTGCCGACGAGTATAGGCAAGGTGTGGAAGAATATAGTAGTGCTATAAAAGAGGGTTCTGATGATATCAGGCAATATGAAGACGCTCTTGTTTCTATGTATAAGACGCAAATTCAAAATGAAAATGATTTACTTCAAAAAAATATCACAGCCAGAAAAAATGCTTTGACGGCTAAAAAAGCGTGTTTTTAAGAATGCGCTTATTCATTAAATTGCTGAAATACCCTTAGAGATTTATATACCACAGCAAAATCATGAAACATGGATAATTGCGATGGTTTTAAAAATATAGATATTGGACAATCAGCAGCCAAGCGGCGAATAGCCGAAGGTTCAGAGACTATGGGCTTTGTCGCCCAGTAGGACTGCAAGCGATTGGCAGTTCGAAAAAGTGAACTACTTTATTTGAAAAAGAAAGGTATTGTAAATATGTATGATAAAGATGAAATTGTAAAAATAAAATGGTCAAAGAAAAATAAAAAGTATTATGAAAATATTGGTTATAATTATACTAAGATTGGAGATAGTCTTGATGTTAGAGCTTGTGATTTACCATGGAATTCTCATGAAAAAATAACTGCCACCTGTGATTGTGATGGGTGTAGTAATACAACAAAAGTTCCTTACAGAAATTATAATAAAGCCCTTGAAAAGTATGGACACTATAGATGTAAATCTTGCGCTATTAAAGATTATGTAAGACAGAGAACAAAAAAGTCTCATGAAAGATTATATGAATTATTTTTGGAAAAATGCAGAGAACATAATTGCATCCCAATAACAACGCTTGATACTTTTCATGGCGCGGATTCATTTGTTGAATATATATGCCCAGTTCATGGCATAATGAAAACTTATATGAGCAATATTAGAGGATCTAATGCCTGGTGTTATAAATGCGGAAAGGCATCTATGGCAAGTCAATGTAAATTAACTCCAGATGAAGTGAAACGACGAGTTGAGAGTAAAAATAATAATATACTATTAAATCTCGAAGACTATATTAATACAAAAACAAAGAATCTTAGAGTAATATGTGGAACTTGTCACGAAGAATTCATCACATCTCTTTCGTCCATGGATAATAGCGAAGGTCGTTGCTCAAAATGTGGATTAGAAAAATCATTTGAATATCATGATAACAGGAAAATTATTTATTATAATAAGTTTGCTGAAATGTGTGATGAATCCGGATATACTCTCCTCTCTTCGTTTGAAGAATATAAAAATTGTTTTTCTAAACTTAGATTTGTATGTCCAAAACATGGTGAGCAATCGGTGAACTATGTAAAATTTTATAGTGGTCAGAGGTGTCCATAGTGTGGTATAGAAAGTTCCCATTTATCATCAATGTTGACTTAGGATGAAGTTGAAACAAGAATTAATTCCATAAATGACAATGTATTGTTAAATAAAGAAGATTATTGTGGCAATAGTATTGTTAATTTAAGGATACAATGCTCTTGCGGAAATGTTTATGTAACGAGTCTTGCTAATTATGAAAATCAAAGTGTAAATCGTTGTCCTCAATGTATAAAATCCATAAGCAAGGGCGAATTTAAAATCGCATCGGTATTAGATAAATACAAAATTCCCTATATACGTGAGTATAGATTTTTGGATTGTAAAGATAAAAGGCCATTACCATTTGATTTTTATATAGAAGATTTTAATTGCATTATTGAATTCGATGGAATTTAGCATTTTGAACCCGTTTATGGACAAGAGCAGTTTGATTATATTCTACGACATGATAATATTAAGAATAATTATTGTCATCAGAATAATATTAGAATTATTCGTATACCTTATTGGGATTATGATGCCATCGAAGATATAATAACGCATGAGTTTAATATTAATAAAATAAAATATATTACTTATCCAATTAAATAATATAACTTTTCAAATAAAGTAGAAGATATAGTCCCCTCTCATGCGAAAGCATGAGCAGTGTGTAAAACACGGCATAGTGTAGCGAACTATGTGAAGATTTAGGATTACGATTATGACAAATCGATAAAAGATTCCAACAAAGACATTACCAGTATCCAAGCACAGATTAATTCTCTGTAGAATGCAACTGACCAAGCATCTCGTGCTAAGTTGGTAAAACTTCAGCAACAGCTTAAAGATGCTCAGGATCAACAAGCAGATACTATGTACAATCATCAGATTGATGTCAGATAGGAAGGTTACGACAAATTAGCTGAGGATTCTACAAATGTACTGAATGATACACTTAAGAAAATTGATGCTGACGAAGAAACCAGAAACGGTATAATTAAGTATCAACTTCAACAACTTGACGGCAATGAATAGAAAGCTCTGGAGGCGTTGAAATAGCAACAGCTTTCGTCTGGATTGGCGGTTCAAGGTGAGGTTTCTAAGTTTATTACCGATTACGACACCAAAGATGCGCAAAATAAAAATTGGCAAGAACAAGTATCTGATGAGGCTAAAAATTTAAATACGTCAACTATCGAAACGCTTACACAAGAGGGTAAGAAAATTCAGGATGCAATTGATACGGATATAAATACTAGCTTAAAGGATATTGCTGGATCTGGCGACACTGGCATAGCTGGTATAAATACGAAGCTTGCCGGTATTTAGGCTGAGTTAGAAAAAAAGGATGGTAAATCTGGTTCTGATTCTAACAAGAAGACAGAATTAACTCCAGAACAATAGAAGGAACAGAATTGGGAGAACCTAAAGGGTCAATTAATAGCTCTTGGTAATAAAAACGGTATAAGATATGAATTCGACGATAAAAATAAAACATACAGGGAATTCAAAAAAGAAAAAATTGGTACCCGTATGGAAAATGGCAAAATGGTCGATGTCTATGATTATGTAGATATGGGCAAAGGTGATATTGGCACAGCCGAAAAAAAGACAGTAAAAGCATCTGATAAGGCAGAAACTAAAAAAGAGGTTAAAAAAGTAAATAAGGATGTAAAGAAATAGAAAAATGATTAGGCAACAATAGCTAAAATCGCCACCTATTTGGCCAACAAAAATCTTAAGTCGAAAAATGGTAAGGTCACAGATAAATCCAAAAAGGAAGTATCCGATTCCATATATACTGCAATAGCAAAGATTCTTGATGTCAAAAACAAGAAGAAAACGATAAAAGCAGAATTAAAGAGGCTTGGATACCGCAAAGGTTCTCATTCTACCGATGACGAAATGAACTGGCTGCATGACTCCGAGGTAATTATTCGCAAATCTGATGGTGCGATCCTTCAACCGTTTAATTCCGGTGATATGGTATTCAATTCTAAGATGAGCGAAAATCTCTGGAAGATGGCGCAGATTCCAACAGAAACGGTTAAAGCAATGGTAGCGAACCCAGACATGAGTAAGTTCAACATGCCTGGTATTACTGATAGAATTAATAAGACAGAAAATAACAATCAGCAGATTCATATTGATTCTCTCATCACTATCAATGGCAATGCTGATCAGCAGACGGTTGCTGACATTAAACAGATTGCAAGAGAACTTACTAACAGCAGAGACTTTCAAAAGAATATGACAAATATGGTAACTAAAGAGATGACTCGTGAGGCTGTTAAAGCTGGATATCGAGGTAAATAATATTTTTTTAGAGGGGTGCGTGTAACAGCGCACTCTTCTATTTTGTAAAGAAAGGAGGTGTTGGAGAATGAGTGTCCATTACTTCGTATATGACGGAATATCTTCCGAAGACTTAAGTATTAATCCATACGAAAAAATGGAACTTGCATTCGGATATTTCAATGCATCGGAAGTACCTCTCAATATGGAGAGAACTCAAATTGCTGGTTAGATAAATAGACACAGGCTGAGAAATCGTGCAATGGGCGCACAGTGGTCGAATGTATTAGTGTTTGATATCAGTATTATTAAATCGCCGTGTTATCATGCCAACGAGGATCTTATATTTACTGAGGACGAGGTGGATTACATTAACAAATGGTTAACTTCACCGGAGTATCCCACTCTGCTTCATATTTACGAAGCCGATGAAGATTTTTATCTGGATGATCCTATTACATATTCTAACTTGTTATATATGAAATATGATTATCACGGAATATTCACTAATGTAACGCCAATGTATGTTTCTGGGTAGATTGTCGGTCTTACTGCCACGTTTACGACAAATTCGCCGTTTGCGTGGACTGATGAAATTACCCATTCGTTTTCATGTCGTGGAACTACAGATATTTCTATTGATGTCAATAGTTCAGAAAAATACGGGGATATATATCCTCTGATTAAGGTAACTGGAATTAATGTCGATGCGGAATCTTCTTCCAGAGAAAGAATTAAAATAACAAATCAAAAGGATCTTGCGGTAGATATTTATTACGATCAATCAAATGGATATGAAACTACTTCTACCCCTCGTTCTCTTACATTGCAAGTACCACATACAGATATTTATATAGATTGTGATAAGGCACGAATTTATGACATTATCAGTATACAGGCGCAAGGTTATCATCGCATTCTTGACTGGGACGATCTTGGTCTTACGGATGTGTCATATATTTATTGGCCAAGACTATTTAATGGTGAAAACCAGTGGACTGTTGAGGGCGATTGTGATCTGGAAATTACATACCGTGAACCGAGGAAGGTGGGTGCATATTAATGGCAATCTACAAAGCCTTGGATAAGATGAAATTTGATTATACGAATATTCCGGCAAGTGTTCCATATCAGCGCATTAATGCTACTGAAATTTATCTGGCAAAGCCGGGAAAACGTATTATTGGTAATTTAAATGGTATTGATGAGGAGTCTTGCCATCTTGAGATAAATTTTTAGAACACATCTGTTCTGGAATTTACCGTTAATAGAATTATTGATGGCGAAATTTCGAACCATTATGATCTCATCTCTCAGCACTATGAACTTTATGTGAAGGGATTTGGCTGGTTCAAGATAAATGAAGAGCCTCAAGTTGATAATGATGGAACGAGTGAGACCAAGAGCGTCCGAGCCGAATCATTAGAAATCGAACTTCAGCAGTATGATCTGGTGTTGTTTGATATTAACACAGGTGAAAACTGGTCTAAGGAAATGATGGCTCCGGATAATACCTATACATATGTCGATGATTATAAACTTCAGTATGATAATGTCAAGTTCTACCGAGATCTGACGGATTGGGATAACCTTATAGCGCAATTCCCAGATGATGGTACTGAAGCAGATCTGATGAATTATGTTAGGGATGGTCAGCATAATTTCCTGCTTGACTCGTGGCGTTTCAAGCTTGATCTTGATGAATTTGAAAATGGGGTCAATAAAGCAGCTGAGGAATACACGAAAGGTGGACTCAAGGATGCTGCCAAGAGCATTATCACTCGTTGGGAAATGAGTAAGACGCAAGGAAACGCATTCAATATGTTGATCGCATATCCTCAGATTAAACAATATGTAAATTACATTGGTGTTGACACTACTTACACTGATGAAAATGGAGACGAACAGACTGTTACTATCAAGGAGATCTTGATTAGGGAAAGGAACAGATTCCACGCTCTCTCATTCCTCGATCTCGTACTTGAGGGTACTGGTTGGAAACCCGGTTATATTGATCCTAATTATAATGCTCAGTCCGAAGATCCCGCCGAAAAAGAAAAACTTGCCGACAGGGTTGGTTATTTCCAAGTGGATTCTTAGGACGTTTATAGTTTTCTGACGCAGGAAGCTGCACCCTACTACCGCTGTATCTTTGATTTTGATACAGAGACATGTACTGTCAATGCTTACAAGATGGAAACGGTTGGTAAGGACACGAATATCTTCCTGAGTTTTCATAATATATAGAATTCGGTAACTAAAAGTTCTGATCGCCAATTCCACACGGTATACCATGTTGCCAATGGTACGGGTGATGACAGTATTGACATTCGACAAGCTAACTTTGGTTGGGATTCAATTGAGGATCTTTCTTTCTTTATGAATCGGAAACATTTCCCGCAGTCTTTCATTGATCATTACAATGAATGGCTAGAATATAAGGAAGGTCACCGCCAGGAATACATGGATCTTGCTGTTGAATGGCGTGACGCTAATGATGTGATGAGTGAGATTTATAACCGTGTTCCGGTTGATAGTGCGAAAGGTACACAGTACTCCTCTTTCACTGTTACTGAACTTGAAGCTGAAAGGGCAAACTGTCTCGCACAGCTTCGTGGCTATCAGGCTATGCACGTTGACGATGAGAATAAGTTTGATCTAAATGATCTGATGAATTCCCGGGACTGGGGACCATATCATACAATTGATACAGTTGTCCTCAGTACTCCTCATGATACTATCAATGTGGATGACGACAGCCAGCCAAAGACAGAGAATGCTCTCTGGGTAATGAACAATGATGCTACTGTTGGTAAGCTAATCAACGATCTGTATGATTTGAAAACCCAGATTGATAAAGAGAATGAGGAACTGGAACAGTTGTTGTTTGAGATTGATGTACTGGAACATGATACTATCCCATTCCTTCAGTAGAAGTTCAATGAGGCGAAAGCGGCTTCAGATGCAGATCCTGATAATCAAGATAAAAAGGCTGCTATGACTACTGCACAGAACGATCTTAAATCTGCGCAAGACAGACTGGCATCCAAGCGTACACAGGTAAGTCCGAAGCAAAACAGTATTTCCTCTAAGGAATCTGAAATAAGATCTAAGGAACCTACCATTGAAACGCATTATAAGAATAATAAATATGAAGGTATTATTGACGAAGACACCATCAAAACTGTTTTGATGTACTGCCTGTATGATAATAAGCTGGGAACGATTGATACTGAATTATTCAACCGTTGGTTAGTTAACATAAAGTCTATAGGTGATACCATAATAAAACGTGAATTTGATGATGACTATTTGTACGACTTCGCTGTTTATGGCCCCGCATACGGCCTTAAAGAACTTGAGACGCAACTTAAATCGCTTGAGGATAAAGTTTAGACGGAAAAGTAGTATGCGTCCAAATCTGGGCAATCTGACGAGTACCATAAAAAGCACAAGGATCTGTATGAAAAATATCTGGATGCTTATAATGAGTGTAAAACCGTATATGATACCAGAAAGGCTGAATATGAGGCTGCCGAGGCTGAGGTTAAGAGAATATCTGACGAGATGACGGCTTTGGCCAAGTCTGTTCAGTTGGAGAACTTCGTCGATAGTAAAGGTGTTAAATTTACCGAGAAGGAGTTAGAACTTCTTAAGAAATATTATATTCACACAGATTATGTAAATGACAACATTGTCATTACAGAAATGTTTACAAATAAATAGATCGTGGATGCTGAGTATGATTTGATTAAGGATGCTTATGAGGAATTATACGCAGACTCTCATCCACAGTGGAGCTTTCAGACAACGCAGGATAATCTCCTGCTGATGCCCGAACTCCAGGATTGGCATGGTGAACTTGAGGTTGGTAATTTCATCCGTGTTGGATTTCGTGATGATGATCCGTATTACATTTTTAGTAGCAATGAAGATAATCAGGTGAAACTCAGACTGATTACAATTGGATTCAATCCATTTATGATTGAGCCGACCATTGATCTCACGTTTTCAAATATGATTCAGTATAAATCTAAGAGGAACGACTTTGTTGAGATTATTGGCAGTGCTTCTGGAAGTAGCGGCAAGAATTAGATTACTGCAACTTATAATAGTTAGAGTAATGCTACTACTAATGTGACCACAGATTTCATCATGCAGTTATTAAACAGCACAACATTCAATAATGGAATGGCAAACAATATTGCAGCCGGAATTGTTGGTGGTGGTGTTATTACTGATGCTCTCAACAGCATGGATCTGTCGGTTGATCAGATTTCGGATTTGACAACCAGGCTGAGTGATCTTGCTGATGGATATCTGGATGCCAATCTGATTGTTACTAAAATACTGAATGCTGAAGAAGCAAATATTCAGAGACTTATTACTAAGACGGTCAATGCTCAGTCTGTAATTGCCGGATTAGTAGATGCAGACTACGGTGATTTTGATAATCTCCATGCCGACTCTGCATTTATTGAAAAGTTCAAAAGTGATTATATCAATACTGCCTATATCGAGAGTGAGGTTGCTGATCTTGATGTTGTTCATTCTCAGATAATTACTGCTGATAGTGCGTTCGTAAAAAGTCTTGAGGCACTTTCAACAAATGTGATTAATTCTACTGTTAACTCAGAATTTGTTGTCAATTTAGTTGCCAATCATCTCACCGCAAATCAGCTTGCTGCCGGTGATTTGGTTCTTACTGATGGCATGAGGATTGTATCTAATAATGAGAACGGAGGCAATGTATTATTCAATGGCTCCACTCTCCAGTTTTTAGATAGTGAGGGAAATGTTGGCATTCAAATTGGATACAATACAGAGTAGGATGCTACTCATCCGCATATTGTTATTACGGATGATAATGGTTCGACTATTCTGACAAGTTCTGGTATTACTACTAATGCTGTTGCCGATTAGTTATTGGTCAACCGGATGTTTAAAGATAGTACAATTGAGAAGACAAAAATAAACTTCCCGATTTTTTAGCCCAATGATTATGGTGGCACTGATATTTATATACCACATGATCCAGAATCCGGTCAGGCTGGTCATGAGTATGTCAGCTTTATTAATGATTATCTTGGGGTTTCTCCGTATGTTGAATTAGACTAGCACAATATTGTTGTAACAGATCCGAATAATATTGTTCTTACTGCTACTACACATTTTGGCGCAGTCATTGATAGATGGGAAATAGATGCTCTTGGATATCATAACTCTGTGGAGACAACTTCTACTACATATACAGTAGATCCGGAAATTATTAATGATTATATGTATGTTAGGGTTAGGGTTGTGTGCAAAAATGGATTAAGTGCTGATATAAGTGATACTGCTTTTATTACGCTGAATACTAGCGATAATTCTGTACGACAATATACGGAATACTGTCTGTATGATTCAAGTACTACAATTGATACATCTCAGGTAACTTGGTCAAAAGAAAGACCAGACCCAGACAGAAGCAATATAGATTCAATCGAAGATATTAATAATAACTTTATCTGGCAAAGGGATGTAATTGAGGAATACGAAGAAGTTTCCTCTAATGATAACGAGCAAACTACAGAGAGAATAATTTATCGCATTGAATTTGATCCGGTATGTTTTGTCGAGATTACAACAATGCAGTTTATTATGGATAAAGCAAAAAGGTCCATTCTTAGCAGATTAGCTGATCAAACTACTGCTACTATAAATGATTCAATTACCAGATTGACAACACGAGAAAGTGTTATGGAATAGACACTGGATGGTGTTAAGAGTGCTGTATCTCGTAGTGATGTTGATTATATTACTCTCCCAGATGGGACTCAAATTCAGACAGTTGCTAAGTCCGTCAACACTGTTGCAGAACAGACTGCGGATACGTTTAGTTGGATAATCCAAAGAGAAAGAGACGACGAAGTGATGAGCAAAACGAATTTTGTTCTTACTCCAGACATGGCAAGTTTAGTCTCTAATCAATTGGTTATCACTGATCCAGATAATGATACATCCACTGTTATCTCAGGTGGTAAAATAAATGCAAATTCCATCACTACTAATATGTTAACGTCAGACATTATTAAATCTTATGATTTTCTAAAGAGATCATCTTTGCAGGAAAATTAGCAATTTTCTCTCATCGGTTCTTTCTTAGACTTAGAAAATGGTAATTTTATAACTCCGTTTTTCGGTGTTATTAATGAAGCACCGGAGGGTTCGGGATTGACAGTCGGTGCTTATTTTGACGGTAACATTCACAGTATAACTGGTGAAATTGGTGGTTGGAATATTGTAAAAAATGCAATTTACAGCAATCAAGATAATAATTATATTTCTTTGCGTAACCCATTTATTCCGGTAGTTAGAAAAGATTTTTCTGGCTATATTGCATCAACTTCTGGATGTGCTACTCGTATTACCAATCAAGGACTTGTAGTGACTATTACTGATAATACAAATCCAAGTTTGAGACTTGTGTTTAATAGCACTAACATAGATGGTTTTTCAGATACGTCTGGACTTAAATTTAAAATAAGTGGAGTTAAGGATCTTAATGCTGCATCAGATTATAACTATTATAAAGATGGAACAAATGTCCATGTTTCTGTTAACCCTCTAAATGAGGATAATGAGAATACGGCCATTTGCGGTTCTCCTAATCGTATTACTTTTGTTGAATATGATTCTGTAGAAACTGGAATAAGTATATTTTTCAAAACTCATTATCATACGCCTTTATTAAATGATGAATATATATTAAACGTTGTAGTATATGATGCTCATGGCGAAGAAATGCTTAATTTTAAGAATGATGTTTACATTGAAGATGAACTTACTATAGGTACTAATCATGTATTAACTGTTACAACTCAAGTTGATGATGAAGCTACTACTCCATTCTATCTTACTAGCGATGGTTATCTCTATGCTCAGAATGCCAATATTAAAGGAAGCATTATAGCCGACACTGGATATATTGGTGGAACAAATGGATGGGTAATCGAAGAAAGTAAAATTAAGAGCAACGTTGCTGCCAATCAGCCCGGGTTTGCTATGTTGTCAACGAGTGATTTTACTCATGCTATTAATGGTGTTCAACGTACTGGATTAAGGTTTGCCATAGGTTAGAAATTTGGTGTTGCTAATGATGGCACCGTATATGCTTCTGGCTCAATAAACGCAAGTGAATTGAATATATATAATGGCAGTAACACATATAATTTGTTAAATTATATTAAAGTAGATTCTGATGGATTAAAGATTATACATGATAATAATGTTGTTGCCACATATGGCTCAAATACCATTCTTGGTTCTGCTACTAATAATATAACGTTAACAGATAATTTTATAAATTTGAAGACTGATGGAATTGAAGTTGGCTACATTGCTCGTGGATATTTTTCCAAAGCGCCAAGTTAGTATGGTGTTACACTCAATTTGAATTACGGAGCGGAAGATGGCAAGATACCCGCATACGTTGGCCTTGTTGCCAGAACTGCCGATGATACAAACGAGATGCGATGGGTTTATGTATAGCCGAATGCTTCAATACCAGATTATACTTCAGGTGCATTAAATGCCGGTGCAAATGTAGATATGAATAATTTTGATATTTCAGATGTTGGAAGTATATATGCGACTAATATATATGCGACTAATATTTATCCTGGGCAAAACACTCAAAAATATATAGGTTATAATGAAAATGGATCTATTATATGTACTGGTCCATTAATGGCAAATACAAGCGTACATTAGGAAAACGTTGCATTTTATGCTGGTGGGAATATGGCTTGTAGTGGTTATCTATTTGTTGGCAATGTAAATCATGCAAGTAGCGGACATTATAAGCTTGATGTGAACGGCAATAGTTATATATCTGGTATTCTCGAAGTATCTGAAAGCATTTCATTACATGGAGATATAATTATTAATAGAGGCAATGGTAGATTAAGTCTCAATAATAATGACATTACGATAACTTCATTTACAGCATCCATGAAGCTTCATGCTATAGCTAGTGCTAATGATGATCCATCATTAACTCCAGGGGCAAATGGAACATATTTATTGGGTGTAAATAGTGCTAAATGGAAAGCGGTTTATGCTACTAATGGAACAATTAATACATCCGACGAGAAAGAAAAGGATATTTATGGTGGAATAGAATACGCTAATGACCTCATTATGCAACTAGAACCTATTGAATATATGTGGAAATCCGGTCATCACAGAAGATATAGAATGGGATTTAGCGCACAAAAAACGGCCAAGCTATGCCAAGACTTAGGGAAAAATCTTGCCTTGGTAACTGCATCATATAAACCGGAAAATAATGAAATTGAAAATAAAAAAGAATACTTCGGTGAGGATGTAGACGATGAACTTTTGTCGTGGGGTATGTCTCGTGATGAATTAATAGCACCAATGGTAAAAGTTCTTCAATTATAGGACAAACGTATTACTCAACTTGAAAATGAAATTTAGGATTTAAAGGAGAAATTAAATTATGAAATTACAAAACATTAATCTTATTAACTATAACACAACTCTTTCAAAATATGCTGACAAGCGACTTCCGCAGAAAATCAGCTACGCCATTACTAAAAATATGATCGTGATTAGTAATGAACTTGAAACATATCAACAGGCACTGAAAAAGATTCTTTCTAACTATGAGGAATATCAGGTTAAGAACGAAAAGGGTGAGGTTGAAAATCTCCCGATTGGTATTCCAAAAGTGGACGAAGAACACCTCCAGGATTATCTGGGCGAGATCAACGATCTGCTCAATGTTGAGACTGAGGTGAATCTGCACACTATCCCAGAGGAAGCTTTTGATTATCCGGATAACGACAGATATGATGCTATGACTGCTACGGATATCTTGACACTTCAGCAAATCCTGTGTGCATAATAACTCGATGACGGCGGTATCACTTCGGTGATACTGCTCTTTTATTCGAAAGGAAAATAAGGTATGAATATAGTTGTTAAAGTTGTCGGTCAGAGACTTGAGATGGCAACTAATCTAAAAAACTTGGTCGCTGGGACTTAGCAGTTTATACGATTCATATTCAAGCTTCCCAGCGATTGGAATGGACTCACTGTTCATGCGTAGTTCATTTAGAATGATGAGGTTGTCAATGCTTATCAAGACACTCTTGACTCAGAAAATGCGATTTATTTACCGTCGGAAATTAAACCTGGGAATTGTATAATCGTATTATATGGCGAAGATAGTGGTGATGTACGTGCCGTAACAGACTATCTCAATATCTATCTGAGTAGCAATATGATTGTTGCTGATGCTCGTGAGATCCGCATGACTGATACTGTTTATAATATGATTATTAAGGCGGTTACTGGTCAGGAACTCACTTCCGATCAGGTAGAAGCAATTATTAGCACTGATGTAGCTAATATCATGCAGAGGTATCTGGATGAAGGTGTCTTTGCGGATATTATCATTGAAGATGGTTCTATTGCTAGGAAAAAGGTAGACGCAAATTTTGAAAATACTCTGAGGAAAGCTGATTCTGCTATTCAGGCTGGAGATTCTGGTGTGATTACTCGCCCCATGGTTGATAGCGAAATTGAGGGGATTTTTAATAGAGTAGAAAATTGGGAAGTTAATATTGAGGACGGCTCAATTACAAGGGCAAAGTTAGATGCAGATCTTGAGGCAACACTGGCTCATGCTGATAGTGCTATTACTCCATATGATGGAAGAGTTATCACTCTCAATATGTTAAATCAAACTGTTGAGAACATGATTAGAAAAGCAGACAATGCTTTAATGGATACTGACGAAAGTGTTGCAAAGTCTAATCTTGCTCAAGATGTACAGGCTAGTTTGGCAAAAGCTGATAGTGCTATGCAAGGCATTGGTCCAAAGGCAGTCTCACGAGGAATGCTTGATGACTCTCTTAATGCCATTGCTACTAAAGCGGAAAACGCCAGTCAGACGATTGTCACTAATACTCTCCCATCATCTCCGGTTGAGGGTGCTGATTACATCCTTAATGAAGATGGTGTTTATATATATTATAAATACATTGATGGTGCTTGGAAATTAATAGCAGGATCGCAGACGGTTATTGATACTCAGCTGCCGGATGAAGATGGTAATGCCAATACGGATTATTATATCCTTAATGAAATGGGTACATATACTCATTACCGTTGGATTGACGGTGAATACAAACAGGTTGGCGGTGCTTCCACTACTATGGTAATTACCGAATTCCCAGAAACACCGATTGAGAGCGTTGACTATATCTATGTACACAACGGTGAGTATGCTTACTATAAATACATTGATGGCGATTGGCGCAAAATTTCTGGTGCAAGCGGTGAAATTGTTGAACATGATGACGGTATTGACTATTACATGAATGGTACACCGCAGTCTCACAGTTTAGCACCGGAAGACTATATGGGCAAATACTATCTGGATCTGGATACGCTGATGGTTTACACGCCCGAAGAAGTTGAGGGTGAAGAAATTACCGAACCAATTGTCTGGTCTGGTTCGCAGCTGATTGCAGAACCGAGCGACACCAAGGATTATTATATTCCATTTGAGAACGGTTTCCTGCATTACAGATATCATAATAATGCATTCCATCAGGTTGGTAGTGTTTCTTATACTAGGGAACAGATTGATGGATTTGTTAATGGTATTGGTAATCGAATCTCCGGCGTTGCGTCAGATGTATCAGAATTGGAAAGTAAGGTTAATAATCTGTCCAACATGGTTAAGGATGTCACCATCAGCCAGGATAAGAAAACGCTGACGGTTACTTATGCTAATGATGCTACTTCCACGATTGAACTGGACACTGGCATTGACATTGATACTACCAGATATAACGTGGATGACGATCATAAGCTGCACTTCTATGATTCCAATGGAAATGAACTTGAGGGTCTTGCCGTTGAAATCACAGGTGCCGGTGGCGGTGGCGTAATCTCCGGTAGTGTTACTATTGGTCGTGTTTCACCGGCGAATATCCAGAACATTTTCGGCAATGAGTGCTTCATTGATTATACGGTTATGGCGGTGGATGCAAGTGGCGAACGTGTTGGTGATGGTACTGGTACGTTGTATGTTAATAATGTTGCCGTGGCATCTGGATTCACTGTCTATACATCCGAGGAAGGTGCTGATAACAGAATTGATATCAGTAACTATCTGTCAGTTGGCACTAATACCGTCAAGATCAGTGTAAGCGTGGATACTGGCGGTGAATCTAATACCGTTGCCACAAAGACATGGTCTGTTAATGCTATTAATATGTATCTGAATTGGGATTACACTGACAGTCAGATCAATACTTCTGCTGTTACTGATTACTACACACCTTATGGTGCGCTCAATAAGACTATTTACACGTTTATTGATGTAGAACCTGTTGGTTTCAATCCTAAGATCGTGGACGAATTACCTAGCACTACTGACCAAGAATTTAATCCAGATGATGTTGTTGGTATTAACTATTTCGTAAGAAATGGTTCTAGCTACAGTCATTATGTGTATAGTACAGATGAATCAGCTTTTGTGGCTGGCGTTGGCAGAGTTATTGATGTTAATTCCACTACTCGTTCTGGCGTTATGCAATCTCTCAGTATCCCGATGCAGAGCCATGGATCTCACGCTGTTGTTAGATTTATGACTGGTGACGTTAATGGTGAGACTATCTCTACAGCGACACAGGTACATGATATGGTATTTGTGGTTGCTGGCGAAACTGCCCCCATTGTTGCTACGTCATTCAATACTGCTTCGACCATTCAATATAATACTGTACAGATCCCGATTGTTGTCTATGATCCTAATCGTACTACTACAACAGTTATTCTGTCGGAAAATGATCAGGTTGTATCTACGTGGAATGATGTTGATAGGACTGTACATTATTGGAACTATGCACCTACTACTGCCGGAACTAAGACGCTGACGATTAGATGCGGTTCTACCACAAAGACAATTGTGATTGATGTAACTGAACTGGACATCACAGAGGAAGAAGTTCCCGGCTATGATTTCAGATTCAAGGCATCTGAGATGGCTACTAATTCCGCTGTCCAGGCATGGAGTAATTCTTACACTCCTGTTGGTCAGACGGATGCCAAGACGGTATCCATGCAGTTCTCCAGAAATTTCGACTGGGTAAATGGTGGTCTCCATACGGAATATGATGAGAACAATCATCTGCGCCAGTATTTCTGTGTACGTGCTGGTACGAGTGTAACCATTAATTATAACCTGTTTGGTAGAGATTATGACCCGAAGCAGTATGGTAAGAACTTCAAGTTTATTTTCAAGGCCGTAAACTGCCGTACATATGATGCCAATGTTCTTACATGTATGGATAGTGCTGATAATAATAACGGTGTTGGTCTTGTGATGACAGCCAATGAAGCTACTCTCACTACTGCTAATAACTCTCTGAAGACTTATTATTATAAGGATTCCTATATTGAATTTGAGACAAATATTTATCCGAATACGAAGTATCCATATCTTCAGTTCTGGATGGATGGTTCTCATGATACTACAAAACTTTATGACTCCAGTGATAGCATTCAGCAAGTAACTCCTACCGGAATTACTATTGGTTCGCCTAACTGTGATGTTTACATCTACATGATTAAGGCATACCCGATTTATATGTCTAATGATAATGAGATTTCCAACTTTATCATGGACTCTTCGAATGCTTATGACATGGTTGATAGATATAATAGAAATAATATTCTTAACGCCAATGGCGAAATTGATTACCAGACATTGGCAACTCTTAATCCGAAACTTCATGTATTGTGTCTAGACATCAATCGAATGAGTACTGGTAAAAAGGATAACATTGTAGCATATTCTGTGCGACATATTTATAACCAGGGTGGATTAAGTCATTGTTTTACTGTTAATAATGCATGTGTGACGATTCAGGGTACATCGTCTGTCGGTTATCTTGAATCTGCCGGTAACGTGGATATTAACTTCAAATATAATCGTAGCTTTACAAGTGATAACGTTTCCTATACAACTGGACAGGTTGAGTTTGATGATGGGACAACCTCGCAAAAGGGTTACTCTATGACCGACAATTCTATTCCGGTTGACTATATGAACGTTAAGGTAAACGTTGCTTCTTCTGAGAACGCTAACAATGCCAATAATGCTGATTGGTACAATACTTATCAGCCATGGCATTCACCGGCTCGTAGGAAGAACCCGAAAGCTCGTGACACTATGGAATTTGTTCCAGGCGTTATCTTTATCAGAGATCGCTCTGGTGACCTGTTCTATACCGAACAGCAAGATCCTCAGACTGGTCAGACCGTAAAGATTCCGGATACGCAGAATTATCACATGTACGGTATTTGTGACATTGGTAACTCCAAGAAGAATACCAAAGTATTCCATGACACTAGCAATCCGATTGCTTGCTGTATGGAAGTATCCAACAATACTTCTCTCCCGTGTCTGATGTCTTCTAAGGAATATGAGTGGAATGCTGATGATGACGCTACAGTTATGGAACGTGATCCGGAAACCGGGGAACTTAAGGAACAGAAGGTATTTGAATTCAGATATATTGACGATGATAATTCAGATACCGTAAAACTTGCGGAAAAGGCTTGGGACAGATTTGTGTCGTTCATGGTTGACTACAACCCGAACCTTGCCACAAATAAACCTCTTGCCCAACCTGTAACATTTGGCACTTATACATTTAAGGGTAGCGGTGAGTATGATACTAGCGCATTTGATAGTGAAGAATATAATGTTGTATATCTGTATGGATATGGTGATCCGGCAGAATTTGGTTATGCTGCTAGTAAATATGTGACTGATACGAGTGCTGGTGCTACTTGTTATTATTACATTAACTATTCAAATGATCAGATCTATTCTAGTAATGGTACTGCATGGACTTCCGCTGGAAGCCTTGTATGGACTAGAGATCAGGATAGCGTACTTGGTGGTTTGAATATTAACACTTATGCCAAGACATATGATACTGACAGCGCAGAGTATCGTCTTGCCTATATGCTTAATCACTGCGAAGAATATATGATAATGGATCCCGTTGTGTATCATTTCGTATTTATCGAATCATTCCTGATGACTGATAGTGTAGCTAAGAATACATTCTGGTCTAGTGATGATCTTGTTCATTGGGAACTTTCGAAGAATTATGATGACGACACTAGTCTGGGCAACGATGAATAACATTGTCGTTGTAAAACTCTTTCTAATATACGGCGAACACCCAGAGATGGACAACGCCTTCCAACCGAATTTCGGGGGAACAACGACTGAATGAAAGAGGCGCAGTTTATCTGCGTATGCAACAGTCTGAACTGCAACTATAATCTAAAAATGAAATTGCAGAGGGATGGTCAAGTGTAAAGACACTTTTGGAAGCACCACCCCCGCCTGTTGAAAAACAGGTCATAAAAGTAACAGATTGAATGTTGGTGGCCTTTCGTTCACATACGGCTTGGAAACTGACGATACTGTTGGTTCAAGTTATGTATTTAATGCTCATGATGCATCCTGGATTACTTTCTGCCGTGGCATATTTGTCGCATGTCAGACAATGTACCGCAATAGAGAAAGCGCAGGATGTTTCAACTCGGCTAATTATCTTAAAAAGGTAAAGGCTTGGCAGGATGCCAGACCAGAGCGTGTATGGGTAGCAGACGCACAGCGGAAATATCTGCGCCCATTTGAGGACAATGGAACCAGAACGTATCTTCCGATGCTTGCCGGACGAAAGACTCATCAGAGAGAACAGGTTAAAACCTATAATGAGTATTACTATGCATCAAAATATGTGAGTGATCTTTGTACCGCTCAGAATATCATGGTACGTGGTAATACGCCAACTGAATGGCAAGGTGTTGCACCGGCAAATACCGCAACGTTGTCAATGTACATTAACTGCTATATTGTTGTTGCTTCTACTAGCTATAACGTTGTTGCTAAGACAAGGGCTGTTCGTGGACAGTCTTATGTCATGGACTTCTCCACTATTGGTTCAATGGGTGAAACAGAATTGTACTTCTGCTCTGCTCCGATGATTACCGAACTTAGTGGATTAGCGCATCTGTATTTCAAGCAGAACAACTTTGCAATGGGTACGAATTTGCAGCGTCTTGAGGTTGGTTCGAATGTGGAAGGTTATTCAAACCAGAACCTTGAGAGCTTAACAATTGGTAACAATAAGATGCTTGAATACTTAGATGTTAGAAATTGCCCGAATGCAACTGGCGCACTTGATCTGTCTGGATGCTTATCTCTGAGAGAATTATATCTTGATAATACCGCATTTACTGGTATTACATTCGCAACTGGTGGACTTCTTGAAGTTGCCCATCTTCCACATCCGACAGTAATAACAATGCGTGAACTTATTTATCTCCAGAAACTTCTGCTTGAAGGTTCTGATAACATAACAACTCTGAGGATTGAGGATTGTGATTTTGATGATGCTACCGAGTTAACAATCGGTGACACTACTACTCCGCAATCCACAATGGATATCACGTTAAATCTTGTCAATTCCTCGCCATTACTTAACAGAGTAAGGTTAATAGGTCTTGACTGGATTGTACCAGAAACAAAAGTACTAAACAGGTTGATTGGATTTGCCGGTATTGGAGATAACGGATATGATTCTGCTCAATCAATATTAACTGGTAAAACTTACGTCAACGGTTCTATCCGTGTAAGAGAGATCAATGCATACCATGATACATGGCCATATTTGACTGTAACTTATGATCCTAATAATGTAGTTGAACAGTATCCGATCACGTTTGCTAACTATGATGGCTCTGAATTATATGTAGAATATGTTGACCGTGGTTCTGCGCCCGTTGATCCGGTATCCGAGGGTTATATTGATACGCCGACCAAACCGAGTGATGCACAGTATACTTATACATATAGTGGTTGGGATGATCTGTCTACGATTGCTCTTGGACCAAGGACTGTCACCGCTCAATACACGGAAACAATCAGAACATATACTATCACATGGTATTCTCGTGCCGGTGTTCCGCTTTATAGCACCCAGGCTGAATATGGTTCTGAAGCTGTCTATGGTGGAAATTGGCCCACAAGAACAGATGGTGAAGCTAGTTATCATTACTATCTGTTTAATGGATGGGATAAGTCAACTGGGTTTATTACAGGTGATACTGATGTATATGCAATCTGGGAAGAGGCTTATTCCGTTGATAGTACTAAAGCCTTGAATGATATGAGTTGGGCAGAACTGTATGCACTTAGCCGTTCTACTTCTACTGCTATTAATTTCGTAGAAAAGGACGATAAGGAAATACAATTCGGTAGAGATTTCACATTTAGCAATGTAGAGTCAGAGACATTATTAGAGAATGAATGGTTTGATGGTTCAAGGTATGTTGGCACTGATATTACATTATTTGATGCCAATGCAAGAACATTTACTCTTGCTATTGATTTTGAATACTATAATACTGAAGCTAATGCATCTCTTGCTTCTTGTTTTGTTGAACAAGGTAATGAAGGTTTCAGATTGAGATGTTCTAATGGACAACCTCAAATTCAGTGGGGCGATCAATATGGTCGTGTTGCTACGGGAAGTGATCGTGGAATTATAGTTATGAGACATATTAAAGGCTCAGATACTTTATGGTTGTACGCATTTAATCCAAATAGCTCAACTGACTACGCCGATGAAATCACCAGATATCAACTCACGAGAACAAGATCTACAAATACTGATGCCACTCTTGGATTTGGTGCTGTTAAATTCTCAGACGGTGGCTATGATTTCTATGCTCAAGGTTGGATTTATTGGGCAAAGATTTGGTATGACGATCTGGGCGATACTAATGCCAGAGAACTTGCATGTTGGCCACATGAAATTTATCATGCAGAATTCTTAGATTCTTAGGCTCGTTATAGAGTTCCCGGTGGTGGTAGCCAGACTGCTAGATTGAACTTTATGTTTAACGAAACACTGAGGTGTGGTCATGTAATTAATGCCAGCGAAGAAAATGCGGGTGGATGGCCAGTAACAGATATGAGAAATTTCTTAAATACTCGCGTATTGAGAGCTTTACCAATTGATTGTAGGTCTGCATTACGCTTAGTAACCATTAAGTCTAGTGCCGGTTCTGGGTCATCTGAAATTGTATATTCGCAGGATTATCTGTTTGCGCCATCTTATACAGAAATGGGTGGAACAACGTCTATACCATATACTGAAGAGGGTGCGCATTTTGGATGGTATAATAGTAATGAGTTTCGTGTAAAATATAGAGGAATTCTTGTACCGGATTACAAACATGTGTATACAACTAGTTCGGATCCGTCTGGAACCTCTTCTAATAACGTTCAAGCCGGTGACTTGTGGCGTAATAACAGTTATGGTATCTATTATATGTATATTCCAAAAGAAATTCATAATAAGCATAATTACAATAATGCAGATGGGTATTATGAATATACAGTCGCTGCCGCTGATGGAAATGGGTTGTGGATAGCTTCGGCTACTTATGCTACACGTTCACCAGATATACAGTTCAACACGAATTATCATATTATTTCTCAATATGGCTATATTAGTTCTTAGCAACTCAATTACCCAGTTTCTATCTGTCCTTGCTTTGCTATCTGATTGGAGGTGGAATAAATGTTGTACTTTAAGATTTATAACGGTCAGAATGTAATTGCTGTTTGTACTGACCTGAATTTTGTTCGTTATCAAAAGAAACATAATATCCTCCTCTCATGTGATAAGGATCATGTCTAGTACATATTATTAGATGATAAACTTTATCGTGATAGTTGGATGAAGCCAGAAGTAGATAATCCTCTGGAATACACATATACTACTATCGTTGCTATTAATGAGGATGAATACGAGGTTCTTCGCAAAGCACTTGAAACTGATGAGGTAGTGCCAGAACCGATTGTCCAGGAACATGTCGAAAAACCGGACATTGAATCAGCAGAACCGGACATTGAGTATGTTCGTGATATGAAGATTAAGGAACTTAGTCTTGCATGTCGAAATGCTATACTCTCCGGTTTTGATTATAATGACAAGCACTACTCTCTCGCTATTGAGGATCAGCTTGAATTGCAATCCTGCTATCTGAGAGCTATCAATGGTGAGAATTGTCTCTATCATGCTGATGGCGAAATGTATCAGACATATTCAGCCGAGGATATTATTGCTATGTATAATAAGGCCGAAGATTTGAAAACGCATCATCGAATCTACTTCAATACACTGAAGCAGAAAGTGCTTGGTTTGAAGACCATGAAAGAGATTGATGCCGTAAAATACTGATTAACATGAGGGTGGAAATTTCCACCCTCTATTTAAATAGGAGGTGGTGTGACATGCTTACTATTAATAAAACAAATATTGACCTCACTCGTGGGGATTCTGCCTATATCACCATTGAAGTTACTGACGCACAGGGTGTTCCGCTTGAGTTGACATCCAGAGACATTATTCGTGTACAGGTCAGGTATGAGACTGATGGTGGAAGGGTCTTGTTTGATGGGCAGATTCACAGGAGCGATGAAGGGATCTTATGGCATATCCGCCCCGAAGACACGGATGGCGTTGAGCCAATGGATTATGTATGGGATGCACAGGTAGAATTTGCTGACGGAGATATATTCACGTTTATTCCTGTTAGCAGATTTCGTGTGTTGTCCGAAGTTACGGAGGTGGATTGATCTATGCCAAGGATAAGTGATTTAACCGGATCAATTTCGGCTCAGAAAATTATTAGAGGTAGTATCAATCTAACGTTATACCATGGACTTTCGGCTTATGAATTGGCCGTGGAAAATGGGTTCGTTGGTACAGAGGAAGAATGGTTAGACTCATTAAAAGCTCCCGGTGTAGCTTTTCGAATCAATGGTACTATCCTGCAATATAAATATGATAATCAAGACACATGGATTGACTTGATTGATATTAGTACTATAGAAAATTATGAACTCTTGGGTAATTTGCCAACCATTGAGGGCAACGAATTCAAGGGTGAAATGGGTGATTATGTTATGACCCCAGGTGACGAATTAAGCAATCTTGAGATTGCGGAAATATTAAAGCAGTGAAAGGGGGATATTTATTATGGCTAAACCAAGCTTTTTGAGTGAAAATGGTCTGACTTATTTTTGGAGTTAGATAAAAAATCTTTTAGCTGGCAAGGTAGATAAAGAAACTGGTAAAGGTCTGAGTACAAATGATTATTCCACAACAGAAAAAGATAAATTAAATAATATTCAGGCTAACGCTCAAGTTAATGCTATTGAAGCTATTAAAGTAAACGGTACTGTATAGGCGATTGAGAATAAAACGGTAGACATCACTGTTAGCACATTTGATCTTTCGGATCGTATGGCCAAAGGTGCGGGACAAAATAGCGTCATTGTTGGAACAATTTCTGGGAATTCGTCAAATGTAGCAACTGGTGAGGATTCTTATGCTTAGGGTAGACGCAATACTGCTTCTGGATTATGTAGCCACGCAGAGGGTTATTATTCTAAGGCTACCGGTGATGAGGCTCACGCAGAGGGTTACAACACGACAGCATCTGGGAATTATTCACACGCCGAGGGCTATTTTAGTGAAGCGTCTAATGGCTTTGCTCATGCTGAGGGATCAAGTACTGTAGCTTCTGGTCCAGAGGCCCACGCTGAGGGTGCAACCACGGTTTCGAGCGGTGCTGCATCACATTCAGAGGGCTGGTATACTATCGCTAATCATAAATCATAGCACGTATTTGGTGAATTTAATATTGAGGATGATTCGACAAATGAGAATATTGCCAGGGGTAACTATGTTGAAATTGTTGGTAATGGTTAGACTAAACAAAACAGATCGAATGCTAGAACACTGGACTGGAATGGTAATGAAGTTCTTTCTGGGAAATTAACAGTTGGTATTGCTCCGGCTAATGATATGGATGTTACTACCAAAAAATATGTTGATGATGCTGTAGATTCGTTAACTCAATCTATTGAGGGAATTACCGGAATTGATTTTGTAGTGGTTCAAGAACTTCCCGAAACTGGGGAAAATGGTATTATCTATCTTGTGCCTCATTCTCATGATGTTAATGATGGATATGATGAATACATTTGGATTAATAGCGGATTTGAAAAGTTGGGTTGCGCAAATATTGATTTATCCGGTTATGTTGAGGTGACTGATACCATTACTAACGCACAAATTGATTCTATATTAGCTACTTGATCGGAGGTGATCATATGGCTTTTTTAGATTATGAGGGATTACAAAGGTATCACAATGGTATTCGACAAATAATTTCTTCCGACATATCAACTGCTATTTAGAACCTAATAAAAACCAGATTTCATGTTTGTCAATCAGATGAGTATGACGCACAAACTCTTGTCCCAACGTTACAGGGTGAGCTTGGCATTATCTATCTTGTCCCGAAATCATCTGGTGGTTCATCTGATGACTCACCTAGTGGTACTGCAATCGTTGGAACAGCTACGGTTGGAACCGCCATAGTTGGTGATGGTGGCTCTGGAAGTAATAGCGGAAGTTCTGGAAATAGCAATGCTATTGTTGGCACTGCAACTGTTGGTACTGCTACGGTAGGCAATGGAAGTTCTGGTAGCAATCTGCCGATTGTTGGACAGGCAATAGTCGGTTCTGCTGTGATTGGCGGTACAGATGATAGTTCTAGTGATGATGATACTGGCGATGATAACAACATTTACTATGAATACATTTATGTTAATGATAAATTTGAAAAAATTGGAAGTACCGACGTTGATCTTAGTGGATACCTGAAAGAATCAGATATAGCGTCTGATTCGTCTGTGGACACTATGTTAGCTTAGGTGTTTAGGCACAAATAAGGAGGTGCTTTATGGCAGATCTGTGGAAAGATGGAGATGTTATTACGGCGGATAAATTAAATAGGATCGTGTTCTGTGGAATGACTGAGCATGATAATGAAGACGACGATGGCTATACGATCACACTTGATATTACGCCAGATGATATATTGGATGAAAACGGCTATAAACCACGTATGATTATTGGGTCGATGGTTGATGGCCTGGTTTAGATGAGTATGATTTTTCTTGACAGCGCTGTTAGTGCTAGTGAGAATTATAAATTGAAAGGTTTTACAGTTCAAAGCGGTGCTGTTGAGTCGCTTGATTTTATAGCATCAACTAGATCTGATTTCTATACGTATACATATGTTGATTCGTAGAATACATAAACACTTATGTATGAAATTAAATTAATATGAAAGGAGAAAATAAATATGGCAATGGTTGTTAATCCAGAAATTCAAAAAGCTGATTTATGGAAAGACGGTGATGTAATCACCGCAGAAAAGTTGAATAGGATTGTGTTTGCTGGCTCTATAGAGGTTGGTGATGTTGCTGGTACGATCAAGTTGAATATTACTCCCGATGATGTATTTGATGAAAATGGTGCTGCAAAGAGTTTAGTGATTATCATCGATGGTGAATAGCTATCAAATGGGTATTCTACGGGTTTTATAATCGCAAATGAATTGTTTTCTAATACCAATGACAACACATATTCGGTTGTTTATGATACAAAAACATTTATGGCATCCTCAAGAACTGATTATTTCACCTTGTAGAATGAGAATCCTGACGAATAATGAAAGGAGTGAATAATATGGCAGATTTATGGAAAGATGGAGATGTAATTACTGCGGAGAAATTAAATAGAATTGTGTTTGCTAATGTCACGGCGACTGATAGTGGAAATATCTTATAGTTGGATATTACTCCATAGGATGTATTTAACGAAAATAATATCCCGACAAATTTCGTAGTTATTCGTTATCTTAATGGTACTGCTTGTATGTATTCTTTTGCATATGGACTTGGCTTTGTTGAAGATAAGTATATGATTGCCATTAATATTGATGGTAACGATTCGTCATTCACGGCATCCTCAAGAACCGATTATTTTACTACGGCTGATGAGAGTGGTGGTAATACCCCGGAATGATATCCGCAAACACAATTTATCTTTAATATGAAATGAGGTGATAATTTGTTAATCACATTAGAACAACTTAAAACATCTCTTTAGAAAACGAAAGAATATATAAATGATGAAATAGACAGCCTTGAGGATTATGTTGATAGTAATTTTATTACTAATGCTAACGTTGTTACTGTCGGCGGCACATCTCCTGAAATTACTGCCGAAGAAAATGCCCGGTATATCTGCGGTGAAGTAACATCTCTGTCGTTTACGCCGTGTGCATCCGGTATCTGTGATGTACAATTCACGTCCGGTTCAACGGTTGCAGTACTAACTCTGCCAAGTACGGTAAAATTCCCGGACTGGTTTGATCCGACGAGTTTGGAAACAAATACCGTCTATGAGATCAATATTCTCGACGGTGTATATGGGGTGGTGATGTCGTGGGTAGCTTAATGGAATTGAGAAGAAGAATGATAATGAATTCTACGCCAAGTTATCTGATATTGCCATCTGAGTACGAAAAATTACCATATATCACGGCAAATGGCAACCAGGCAATTAGAACAATAACTTATGTTCCTATGTAGTACGATGAATTCCATATAAGGCTTAATAGGGCTAGTGGTACAATTTTATCTGCCGGAGCAGGAACATATCAGTTGGCGTTAATCGGCGGGTTCAATCAGACCGGATGGTATTACAGATATTTTAGTTCAGGTACAGTAGAGGTACAAGCAAATTATACGGTTGGTAACTGGTATGATATAGATATCGATAGCAATGGTGTGCTATCCACAAATGGACAACAATTTACTGGCACATATGTCGCACCGCTTGATGGAACGGCAACTAACCTGTTCTTATTTGAAAGAAGAAATTGGGCGTAGCAATATAGTGGTAGTGTTTCAGAATTTTGGATTAAGAACAATGGTAAGTATAAAATGTATATGATCCCATGTAGAAGAATATCAGACCAGAAGGTTGGTATGTATGATACTATTGGTAAAACATTCCATACATCTTCAAGAAGTGACTTTATTGCAGGAACCTAAAGGAGGAAATCATTATGACACAGTATTATATTATCGAAGTGAAGAAACTTGCTTCGGGTGAATTTGAGCATACAGTTCACTGGGCATTTGATGCGGATGCTACTACTGCTCGTTTGAAAGCGGAAAGTAAGTATCATGAAATTTTGTCCGCTGCCGCTGTTAGCACATATGAATAGCACTCTGCCACTCTTCTGACCTCTGATGGTCGTGCTGTTATGAATCAGTGCTACAGACACGAAGTTGCTGAACCCGAAGTAGAACCAACTGAGTAATGAATTGAGGCTACCCATTGCGGTAGCCTTATTTTAAAAGGAGGTGAAAAACTATGTCGGTAACAATTAGAGAAAATAAAAATACAATTTTGATGACGAAACAAGATACCCTCTTAACGACCATTAATATTACGGATGCAGATGGCAATCCATACATCCCAGCGGAAACAGATAGGTTACAATTTGCGCTTAAAAGAGACTATGATGATCGGAAAGTTCTTATACATAAGGATATTCCAATTGACACTATGGAATTGCGAGTTGATTCCGAGGATACTAAGAATTTATAGCAATCAGAGACTTATTGTTATGATATCCAGTTAACATACGGTGACGGAATTGTAGACACGATAATAAGTGGGAAACTGAGGTTGCTCCCAGAGGTATGTGACACATAACTATTATTAGTATTAACTAATCAATAATTAAGGAGGGATGATATATGCCTTTAGTTGGGTCTTTGTCAAAACCAAGTTCCTTGGTAGGATCACTATCCTCTCCTAGAAAATTATCCGGAAGCGTTTCGAAGGTTCCCGGATTTTCTGGCAAACTGTCAAATGTTACTCTCCGAGGATATTCGGCATATGATTTAGCCGTTCTTGCGGGATTTGAAGGCACCGAAGAGGAATGGCTGGCAAGCCTTCGTGCCGAAAGAATCGAGATGAGAAACAATGATGGAGTGCTAGAATACAAATATGAAAATGAGGACACTTGGACTGAGTTGATAGACTTAAGAGTCACAATGGGTGACTATGAAAATTTAATTAATCGACCGAGCATTGACGGCACATTATTATCCGGTGACAGAGATCTGAGCGAGGATTATTTGCGCAATGATCGGGCATTAACTAATTTGGAAATTGAAGAATTATTACAGTAAAGGAGGTTTGAAATATGGCACAGAAACGTTATGTTGATGATAATGGTTTACTGTATGTATGGAATAAAATCAAATCATACGTTGCGTCAGTAGTTCCAACGAAGTAGTCTGACTTGACCAATGATGATTACACTGTTAAAGATCCTCAGTACGGAACTTACAAAAATAAAGTAGATACTATTGAGGGTAAGATTGATGATATTGTCAGCACAGGTGGTGAACCAAACGTCATCGAATCTGTTCAAGTAAATGGTGCGGCTCTTCCAGTCGCAAACAAAGCAGTAAACCTTACTACTGCTACTGGATCAACCAATGGTTCTATTGCTATTAATGGGACAGACGTAGCTGTCAAAGGATTAGGTACGGCAGCTTATGCCAACACCAATGCGTTTGATGTGAATGGTGCGGCCAATATGGTGCTTGGCACAGACACTGATACTGCCGGAACTGCTACGGTGCATGGTGCTTTGGCATCTGCCGCCGCTGCCCAAGCCGATGTTGATCGAGTGAAGAATGCTGGTTACCAGACTGCCGCCCAGGTTTCCGCTGCTATTAATGATGCAATCGGTGATATTACCGGAATTTCTTATCAGGTAGTTACAGAACTTCCGGCTACTGGTGAATCCGGTGTAATTTATCTGAAAGCAAATGGCGGTACTAATCCGAATATTTATGACGAGTATATTTGGTACAACAACACATATGAGAAAATTGGCACAACAGATGTTGACCTGAGTGATTACATGCTTACCTCTGATCTGGTAGCATTAACTAACTCTGAAATTGACGCTATTATTGCAAGATCTACACCGTCCTCGAATCCATAATGAAGCGAGGTGGTATGTATGATGCAAGTTTTAGATAAAGCGGGTATACAATATCTAGTTAGTCAATTAGGAATAATGATTAATCAGAGGACTCCTTTTATTGCTAAAACTACCGCAGAATGGAATGCAGATGTAACCGTTGAATCACAGCCGGGATACATCTATATTTACACAGATTATAAAACATCTACTAAGAATGGGACTACCATATCTATTCCTGGCATTAAGTTCGGGACAGGTAACGCATTTGTCGTCGATTTGCCATTCTTAGGTATAGATGATGAGGCAATTTGGAGTCATATTAACAATGGCAACATCCATGTTACTTCAGAAGAGAAAGCATTCTGGAATAATAAGGTCACTGTTGTCGATGATATTACCAATGAAACATTGGTTTTATCAAGATAGTAAAAATGACGAAAGGAGATAAAGACTATGGCAAATGAATTGTCTAAAATTAAAATGCCAACTGGCACTGAGTATGCAATTAAAGATGCCACCGCCAGAAATGAGATTGAATAGCTTAAAACCGCTATGACCGGAAAAGTTACTCCTATTGGTACTACTACTACCGCATTAACTGATCAGGCAACGACAAATCCTATCAAGATTAATAATGCTGATGTAACTGCTGTTGCCGGTAATCTGGTTTATTATAATAAGAAAGAATTTATTTTTGATGGAACTAAGTGGATCGAACTTGGCGACCTTAGTTCTCTCGGTTCTTTAGCATATAAGAATTCTGCAACTGGTAAATTTACACCGGCTGGTAGCGTATCTCAGCCAACATTTAATGGTACGGAATCTAGTGTAACCGTTACAGCTACAGAAAATACGAGCGGTGCTTTTCAGCCTGGTGGTACGGTTTCTAAGCCATCATTTACTGGTGCGTCCATGACTAGTACTGGTAAGTTTACACCAGCTGGTAATATAACTATTTCTCAAGCAACTAGCGGTACCACGAACTTTACACCGGCTGGCACTGTGGCTGCACCAACAATTACGATTACCGAAAGCGAATCAGCTACCACTACTATCAAGAATCCCACGAGCAAGACAGTTGCTACCGCAATTGCTACCGCTGCCCCTGGGTCAACCGCACCGGCGAACGCTGTTACATTATTTAGCGTCAGTGGTGAAACGCTCACTTTAAATCAGATCGGTTATACAACTGGCGCATCAATTAGTACGTCTGACGTAAGTGTTAAAAAAGGAGCAGCTTCCTACACTGCTACTGCTACTGCCCCGAAATTTACTGGAACTGCAACTGTTATTTCGGCATCATTCGCCGGTACTCAGGGTAATGTATCTGTTAGTGGTACAACCACTGGCGATGTATCTCAGCCGACGTTTACCGGCAAGAAATATAACCTGTCTGGTAAGACAACGGCATCTGGTACTGTAACTAAGCCGACGTTTACTGGTACAGAGGGTAATGTCACAGTGAGCTAATGACTATGAATAGACATAAACACAAGGAGGTGAAAACATGTCAGATTTGAGTTCAATTAAACTTCCAAACAATACGACTTATAACCTCAAAGATTCGAACGCCTTAGCTTCACTGGAATTTGCCGATCATTCGATTATCGCACATAAACGTAATGGTGGAACTGCTGAAATAGATATTGGAAATTTTGATGCTCTTTAGGTAACAGATCTGACAGCCGGTAATCTCGTGGTTACCGGTGCCGCCAGATTCACAAATGGAATTTATGGTAATTTAACTGGGGGTGTAACTGGAGATGTTAGTGGTACTTCTTCCGGTGTTAGAGATAATAAAAATGGAAATACTATAACAATAGAATATTCAAGCAGTGGTTTAGCAAGTGCTACTTGGTTCCCGGCATTTTCGGGATATGGGATCTATCCAATTAGCGTAGCCAACATGAAGAAATCTCTTGGACTAGATTAGGTTAATAATACTGCTGATGCGAATAAGGCAGTTGGAAGTGCAACAAACGCCACGTACTTAACTCACAAGACATTAGATAGCACTACAATCAATAATACCGCCGGGACATTCGCATTCTCCGGGTCTGGCGATCCGTGGGCTGGTTGCGATTGGGTCGGATTGCAAGTTGGAGATAACGTCGATAAGTTCCAGATTACGAGATACAATACCGATATGATATTTAGATATAATGATAGTGGCGGGACTGATGCCAGTGGTTGGTCGAGTTGGAAGGTGCTACTCGATCAAGGAAATTATTCCAATTATGCCCTTCCATTAACTGGCGGTACTATAACAGGTACGCTTGTATTATCAAAGACAAACGATGTATCTGGTACAGCTAATAATTCTCCGGCGTTGATTGTTGGGGGAACTGCTACTCAAAGCCATATAGAAGTTGATGCTAATGAGATCTAGGCTAAGGCAAGCGGTACTACTACTATGTAGCTTAATCTTAATATTGATGGCGGTGTTGTCGCATTGGGCAATGGTGCAAAAGTAACAGTGAACGATGGTGTAGTAACGGCAACTGGTTTAAAAGCTACTAGTTATATATCAGCAAACTCTGGTAATAGCGGAACTGCTGGCGGAATTGCTCTTTATAATATTACACCAGATGCTTATGGTATAGCAATGAGATAGACCACCAATAGTGGTAATCATGGATTTGTTTCTGGAGACTGGGCAATATATTCATATATGAGTGGTGCTAATTCTACAAATCATGCTACTAGAGGATGGATTTTGAAAAATGCTACATCTAAAACCTGCGTAGCGTCTGTATCTGGTTTGGGCAACGCAGTATTTAATGGTTCTGTTACCGTTGGGGGAAATGATGAGAATACATCTGGATGCAGAATGGAGTTCAATGCTACGACAAATTCACTTGATTTTATTTTTAGTTGATGGGGGTGAAATTAATGAGTTTATTAGTTTGGTTACCCCTAAATGGTGATATACATAACTAGGGCATAGAAGATGTGGAAATGGCAAAAGGCACATATGTGTCATTTACTAATAATGGTATACTCGGTAGTTGTGCAACGTCATCTGTGAGTAACAATACAATATAGATAACTATGCCGAATCTCCCCAAAAATTTTGCAAATGGTAAAAAATACACTCTCACTTGTTGGGTTAAAGCTACTGGAAATGCAAGTAATGGTTGGGTTGTTCATATAGGTAGTAATAGTTGTGGATTATGGTGGGCAAAATCAACGGCTAGATGGGTATGGAATGAAAATGATAATGGAAAAACATTCGTTAATCCAACAATAAGTAGTGATTATGATAATTGGCATCATCTCGCAGTTACTGTTGATAAAACGGTAAGCGGATAGATTACTACTCATGCTTATGTAGACGGATCGCCATCGAGTGGATACGAAACATTTACATGGGACTCTTCTTCGCAAGAATAGCCAACCGGTGATAAGATATAGATTTATCCATATTATGCTTATATGAATGATGTACGAATTTATGACGAGGAATTATCTCCCCGGCAAATTGCCGAGATTGCCAAGGGGTTGGTGCTTCATTATAAATTGAGTAGCTATGGAAACGAAAACATACTGCCTAATTCGTATACTAGAAATAACATAGACTGGGGAAATGGTAATAGATCTGCCATAGATTAGGATGAAACTGGTGATGGGATGACCGTTGTTAAACTTACCGGATCAAATGCTGACTGGCAATCACGGACGTTTACAAGTTAGTCTGCCCAGAATTACATTCCATACTCTTCGATACGTAACAAAACAGTGACTTTTTCGTGTTGGGTTAAAGCAAACAAGGTGGTAACTTTGGGGGTGACGTTTTCGCTAAGAACAAATTCTTCATCTTCGCGTACAAAATATTTTACTGGGGGAAACATTTCGCCAACAACAGAATGGCAGAGGCAATCTTTTACCATTGATATAACAGATGCAAAATTTGCTGCTGGTAGTGGAACAGTAGCAACGACAGATAGGTTTTTTATTGAATTATATAATCATACAAATGATTTAATTATTTGGACAAAAGGTTGGAAGCTAGAATATGGCGACAAAATGACACCATGGATGCCAAACGGTGTTGATCCAGAATATGTGAATGGTGGATTTAATAATGATGTCGAGCCAGATGTTAGTGGTTATGGACATGATGGATCTCGTGGCGGCGAAGAAATTACATATTTGACAGATACACCAAGATACAGCAGTTGTTATAATTTTGCTCTTAATGCAAAATCAAGGATAATACTTCCGAATATTCTATATGAAAATATGCCATATGGAACTGTATCTCTTTGGTTGAAGCCCAATATGTTTAAGTATTGGACTCATTTTTTATGTATTATGAATAGCTACAATTGGAATGCAACGACAAACGATTTTATTATTATAGCAACAGCAAGTAATCAAAATGACTCATCAGCTACGTCTGCTACTGTCAATATTGATTGTTGCTCATTTAAAAAAGCATTAACAATGACTGCGGGAACTTGGTATCACATAGCCGTCGTATGGGATGCAGTTAATTATAAAATTTATATGTATGTGGACGGGGTTTTATCTGCCACGCATAACGATGCTAGTACAAAAAGGCTTGATACTTATCGTGCTTGTCATAATAACCATTTCATTGGTAATGGTTTTGCTTCAGATACTTACCGTGGCGATTTTGATATATCAGATTTTCGAATCTACTCAACTGCCCTATCCGCCGATCAAGTCAAGGAACTTTATGACACACCCATATCATTGGATAGTAATGGCACACTGTTTGCCAATGAATTTGTGGAAGAATAAGGGGGTGGCTGAGATGAGTTTAAGAGTTTGGTTACCTCTAAATGGTGATGCTAGGAATTAGGGGCTAATAAATAGTGTTCCCGTTGTGAATGGTGGCACTTGGGATAATGGCAAAATTGGCAAATGTTATAATAGCGGTGGCACTGGATGGATTAATTTAAATAGCACCATCACATTAAATTCCGCTTTTACAATAGCTCTGTGGCTAAAAGTTAATTCATTTAATGCTGCTTGGGCAAGAGTTTTTGGATTTTATAAAAATGGAAATGAATATTGTGGTATGTGCTATTCAAACACTAATAGTGTTGGATTTCATATATATGACGATGTTAACGGAACAAAAACAAAAGTATATGATGCTTATAGATACCATCCAGTTATTGGTGAATGGGCGCATATAGCTATTGTATTTAATGGGTCTAGCACTATTCAATGGTTTAAAGATGGTGATTTGATATATACAGAAAATAATATAACTCTTCCAGTTAACAATAGTTATTCAATAAACGGACTATGTACTATTGGTAATGGTGGCAATAAATCCGATTGCTCAATAAATGATTTCCGCCTCTACGACACTGCTCTCTCCGAGAACGAAATAAGGAGATTGTCCAGAGGTTTGGTCATGCACTATTCATTGTCGGGGTCTGGTGGGGAGAATTTGATAGTAACCAATTCAATGACTCCCTTATCTGGAACAGCAGGATGGAGTCATGCGGGAACTGGTTGGGCAATTTCTAATGTTGTGAGTGCTGAAGCTTCAAACGGTCGTGCAATCCGCTGTACTTATTCGGGAACTACTTAGACATAGGGCGGTATACATCATCCAACAGGCGTAGATAAAACAACTTTAACAAATGGTGGCACTTATACAGTCTCTGCTCGGATTAGGGCAAGCAAGAATTGTATCGCAACCTTTGATAATGAACTAATGGGCATAAATAATTTGATAAATTTAACGCCCGAATGGTAGACGTATTCATTTAGTCATACGATAGATACAAGTAGAAATTATCAAAGTAATGTCATCTATGTTCGTGCGCAAGATGTCGAAAAAAATATGTGGATAGAATGCGATTGGTTCAAACTTGAAGAAGGTGCGAAAGCTACTCCTTGGGTACCAAATTCTGCATCCTCGTTATTTACCATAATGGGATTTAATAACAATATTGAATATGATCTGAGCGGAAATGGATATAATGGAATGAAGAATAATGTAGTTGGCTACGGTGATGGACCAAAGAATAATGGGTGCTATTAGTTTAATGGATCAAACTCATATATAAAATGTGAAAGTACACAGTGGATGGTTCAAGGGAGCGAGGCTATGACTGTCAATTGGTGGGCATATTCAAGTGACTGGTCTGCTGTTACTAATGGTGGGCGTATGATCTCATGTACCGAGGGTGGTGGCTGGAATATTGAGGGCGGATCAAGTGGATATTTAAAATTCCCGATTAATGTATATACGAATGCGGATAAGACATCGCACGGTTATTAGTCCAATGCCAACGCAGTAAAACTCTCAAGTCTTACACCTGGGTGGCATATGTTCACGCTAGTTCGTACAACTACGCAGGAAAAGGTATATATTGATGGGGAACTTCATAGCTAGGCAAGTTATACATCTTATGGACTTTACTATAATACTAGTGCGAGATTCTTTATTGGTTGTGAAGCAAACGCTGCCAATGCTTATACTCCATACTTCAATGGACGAATGTCAGATTTCAGATTATACTACACTGCCCTCTCCGCTGACGATATTCTAGAGCTGTATAAAACGCCAGAGTCATTAATTGGGGGTGATTGAGATGGTTAGATTTGAGAAGACGGGGGTTGTTGATACAAGCCGGGAAACACTAAATGCAAATTTGTGCGTAGATACTGGAAAGAATTTTGGCACATCATATACGTCATATGGTATTGGCGATTTTAATTTAACAGAAAGTCTTGTGGCAAACCAGGAGTATACAATATCAGCAAAGATAAATACTTCTTCAGAGAAAAAGAGTGTGGCGTTTTATTTATCTGGGGCATCTATGTAGTTATCGTCATGGATGTCAACGACAAATGATGGATACTATGAATCAACATTTACTGCTACTTCTACTCATGCATCTAATACTGCTGGTGCTGGTCATGGCTATATAAGGGTTTATGTATCTAATAATTCCGGTATGCAAGGATCAACAGCATTATCGGGTACGGCGAATGTTGATTGGCTAAAAATTGAAAAAGGCGAAGTGGCAACACCATGGATATTAAATGAAGCTGATGAGGGATACTCTTCTACCCATGGATTAGCAGAGAAAGGTTCGGGAATGAGTGTTTACGAGAACTATATACAGACAACAGAATTTATAGAATGGTAATTATGAGGGCGGTAACAATCCGCTCTCTTTATTTTTGAAAGGAGATGATTGTTATGGCCATATTAAATGATCTATTGGTAAACGGCGTGAGTAGGTTTATTGGGAAGATCTATGGGAATTTACATGGGAATGTGACTGTGCCAATTTGTGAATGTACAACGGCTGCTGGTACTGCCGCAAAAACAGCGGATTGTGATGGGTTTGTACTGGAAAAAGGTGCAAAGGTATTGGTGCATTTTACGAATGCGAACACGGTGGCTGGTCCAACGTTAAACATTAATGGCACTGGACACAAGGCAATTTTTCGTTATGGTGCAACTGCGGTGTCAAACAGTGTGGCAACCTCGTGGCCAGCTGGTGCCATGATTTCATTAACGTATAATGGAAGTTATTGGTTTATGGATAACTGGACTAATACTGATACGAATACGCATTACACTACTCATTTGTATGCGGGAACAGGTACAGCGGCGAATGCGGCGACTGGTTCACCAAAAATAACGGTTACAGACGATTCTACCGTCAGGAATAGTGTTTCAATTAAGGCAGAAGGTGATTATCTAGCTACAACATCAGACGCATCGGGTAATATTACTATTAGACAATTATACAAAGATCCTCCGCTAATTGATGGTGTTTATTGTGGCACGTTGGAGGGTGATGAAACGCTCGATGGTATAGCTGTTCCACGAAAGGGCTATGAGGTAAACAGGTATGCCGTATGTTCTACCGCTGCTGGAACAGCGGCAAAAACAGCAACTATGCAAAATGGGGAATTACTAATTGCAAGTGATAATCCGGGTACTAGAGTTACTGTAAAATTTACTAACAAGAATACCGCAAATTCTCCAACGTTAAAGATTGGAGATGATTCTGCCAAAAATATCTACCATAACGGCGCATAGATAACCTCCGGTTCTAATAAGGGTATGCTATATGGTGTATGTGACTTTGTGTATGACGGAACTGGTTGGTGCTTAGTTGGTAACTATGTTGATAGCAATACGACATATACTAATGAGAGTCTGGGACAAGGGTACGGAACGTGTGATACCGCTGCCGCTACTGCCGCCAAGGTCGTGACGTTATCAAATTATGCGCTTGTAAAGGGTGGAATCGTAAGTGTTAGATTCACGTATGATGTTCCCGCTAGTGCTACTATGAATATCAATTCTAAGGGCGCAAAAAACATTCGCTATAACAATGCAAATATTGTTGCCGGAATTGTTGAAGCCGGAGATACCGCAACGTTCATTTATGATGGAACTTACTATCATTTAATAGCTATAGATAAGTGTGCGGTTCTATCTAATAGCACTTGCACTAAAAACGTTTCTGGTGGAACCCAAGGGGCAAATGAAGTTTACAAGAAAGGCAACATAGCATCTTTAACCATGGTGATTACCGGATTAAACGTAGTCGCCAACGCCACAAAATTATTTACCATTCCAAGCGGATATCATCCGGCTTATGCTTTTTCTGCATATGTTGATGGGGTTTTATCATCAGATGCAACAAGGATTCAGCCCGTTATGTGTAGTTTTGCTACTGATGGATCTGTAACTGTCACACAGAGTAATTCGGTAAACCTTACACAAATACATATTAGGAATTTTGTTTATATAATTTAATTTATGAGTAATACTATGATTAAAAGGAGTGATACCGTTGAATTAAGTTTTATGAAAGGAAGAAAATGAAATGAGTGATTTATCAACGTTACTAGAATTTGATTGGCGGAATGGCATTCTATTTCTTGCAGCTATCGTGATAGTTGCCGTTTTCGCAATCCAGAAATTCGATTGGATAGTAGAAAGATTTGGTTTTAAGTCAAGACGATAGTTGGCTGAAGAGAAATAGAATCGGGATATTGATGAGTTAAGAAATCACGCAAAGAAAACGGATGATAATATTGATAAGATACTTTCTCATGTTGAAAAGATGGGTGAACAGGTTAATGAAATTTCTGAACAGGTGAAACGTCTGAGAGAAAGAATGGACGAAAGTGACCGATCAACTTTAGGGGATAGACTCACACAGGCTTATAATTTCTACCGGAAATCTGGACAATGGACTCAGATACAGAAATGGGCATTTGACGGAATGGTTAAGAGTTATAAACAATCTGGTGGTGACTCATGGATAGATGAAGTTGTAGTACCCACAAGTAGAACTTGGGAGATTATTGATGAGTAAGAGGTGAAACTAATGAAGAAGACGAAAAAGACAATGAATCTTATACTTCTTGTTATTGCGATTGTTTTAATTGTTTTTACGGTAACTATGATAGCTGTTTTTCTGAGGGTTGGAAGTTGCCCAGATATTCTGATCACGAGCGTGTTTGGAGCTTGTTTGGGCGAATTCGGTTTTATGGCCTGGATAAAAAACACAAAGGAACGTAATGTTCAGTATGACAACAATGGTAATATTATTAGCGAATAGGAGGAATGATTTATTTATGCCGAATGATTATTCTGTATATATGCACATTACTCCAAATAATAAATATTATATTGGTATTACTAGGCAATACCCAGTTGAAAAACGATGGAAAAATGGATTAGGTTATAAGTCACAATACTTTTATAGGGCCATACAAAAATATGGTTGGGATAATATAAAACATATTATCGTCGCAAATAAATTAACCTGTGATGAAGCTAAACAAATGGAATAGCAATTAATTGTTAAACATAAATCTAATTTTAGAGAATATGGTTATAATTTAACTAGTGGCGGTGATAATCATGACTGTCCAGTAACTGAAGAAACTAGATTAAAAATAAAACTTGGCAATTCTACACCAATATACCAATTTGACATGGATTATAATTTTATAAAAGAATATTCTGGAATTAGAGAGGCCCAAAAAGAATTAGGGTTATCATCAAAAAGTGGGATTATATAGAGTTGTTCATTACAGCTTGTATCGTCTTACGGATATATATGGAGATATAAAAAAGATGTAATTGATCCAATGGACAAATCGTGTATACCCAAAAGATTAGAAAAAAGAATACAAAAACCTATTTATCAAATCAATATATAGACAAGAGAATATATTATATGGGAAAACATTTCGTCTGCCGTGGAAAAAACTGGATTTAATTATCAAGATATATATTCTTGTTGTAAGAATAGAATCAAATCTTATCATGGATATAAATGGAAATTTTGTGATGACATCATTAATATCGAAAAATATATTTTAGATGATAATAATTTCAAAAATACAAACGGAAAATCGGTATATTAGTACGACTTAAACAATAACTTAATTTAGTTTTTTACATCTATATCAGAAGCATCACGGATATTGCATTTGAATAGAAAATCGATTGCTCGTGCATGCAATGATGATATTGGATATTATGGTGGTTTTATATGGAAATATGCATAAAATATGGAGGTAAAACAAATGAAAGGTGTTCAGAATTTTCTTACGTTTATTTACAATAACTACGTATCCATTTTAGTATGTATTGGTTTAATAATCGGGATCATCAAGAGGGTCATGGACTTCCTTGGAAAGACAGACGAGGAAAAGATTGCTGTTGCTAAGAAACAGGTTCAGGAGGCAATGCTGAAGATGATTACATCTGCCGAGAAGGATTTTTCCGATTGGGAGAAAGCGGGATCTATTAAGAGATCTCAGGTAATCAAACAGGTGTATGCTGATTATCCTATCCTCTCCAAGGTTGTTGACCAGGAGGATCTGATTAAATGGATTGATGTACAGATTGATAGTTCTTTGAAGACTCTTAGAGAAGTTATTAAAGAGAACGAAGATAAGGATGCCCAGTAATGGGTGTCCTTATTATTTAAAGTGAGGTGATCTTATGGCTGTAGCTATAAATAGCCTGTCAAAGAAAGCTTGGGACAGATTCATTAAGGAAGGCATGACTAAGGCGGGGGCTGCTTCGATGCTTGGCAATATCGCCGCAGAAAGCGGAATGAAAACGGCTATCTGTGAGTATCTCTGCTTACAACGCTTAATGGAAAACGGCAAAGAATATACTCAAGAATCTTATACGAAAGCTGTTGATAGTGGAAAGATCAGTAGAGCAGAATTTTTAAACCCATTACCTGGTCGTCAGTATGGTTATGGTTTGTGTTAGTGGACTACCCCCTCTCCAAGGAAATCAGAATTGTATGATCGTACAGTTGGTAAGGGGTTATCTATTAGCGACGAGGATGCCCAGATTGAATACTTGGTTTATGAACTTAAAACAAGATATCCGTCTGTATGGAAAGTTCTCACCACTACTAATTCGATCCAAGAGGGATCTGATAAAGTATTAAAAGATTTTGAATCTCCTAGTAATTGGAGACAGCATAGTTCATTACGTGCTTAGTATAGCCAGAAGTATTATGATGCTTATGCTTCAAACACTACAACTCCCGCAAAATCAACTACATCTACTACTTCTACTACCGCTGCCATCAATGCGTTAATCGCAGTCGCCAAAGCAGAGGTTGGTTATCTGGAAAAAAGATCCAACTCAAATCTGGATGATAAGACGACTAATGCGGGAAGCAGTAATTACACTAAGTACTGGAGAGATGTATACCCAGCCTATCAAGCACAAGCATGGTGCGCTGCGTTCGTGAGTTGGTGCATGATGAAGGCATTTGGTCTGGAAACAGCTAAAAAGCTTCTCAAACATTGGCCTTATGTGTACTGCCCAACTATGGCTAATTTATTTACGCTTAACTCTAACCCAAAGGTAGGAGATGTTGTCATCTTCTACCGCAATGGAGAGTTTGCTCACACAGGGCTTGTAATCGCCGTAAATGGCGATCAATTTACCACCATAGAGGGAAATACCTCTGGTGGCTCAACAATCGTTCCTAACGGCGGTGGAGTGTGTCAGAAGACGTATTATAACTCTAATCTGCCTGGAACGAAATTCTGTACTCCAGATTATTCTCTGGTGAAGAATATTCAAACTACTTCCACAACTTCTTCAAGTAATATTACATAGACAAGTTCTACAAATTCTTCCGCTGTTAATAATAAAACAGCTTCAGATAAATGGATTGGTATTGTTAATAAGAATAATGCCAAAGCAAGGAAATGGGCAGGAAAGAAATATGATCAGGTATCATTCTCTCCGCTTAAGAAAGGGACCAAGATTGAAATCCAATACTCTCTCAAATCCGAAGCCGGAAATGATTGGTATTACTTCAAACTTGGTGATAAGTTCGCATTCATTGTTGCTTCAAGTGTTGATAGAGAAAGCATTATCTATGTGTCTGGTGGGACATTCAACATCAAATCCAACGCAGAGTATCGTGCCATGGAACTGAAAAATCTCGGCTACAATACTGCCGAAGTTATTGAACGTGGTGGTCAGTACATTGTTAGAGTAAAGATTTGTAACACATTGGCTGAGGCTAATAATCTTGCCAATGAACTTGAAGGCAAAGGAATGGAGGCGGCGGTAATTAAGGTATGAAGACGTTAAGAAATATGATTATGCTAGTCATGCTCGTGTTGTCTATGGGTTGTATGTGTTAGGCATCCGAGCTTTCCAACGGTGAAGTTATTACTAAAACCGTTAAAGATACAAAGAGTTACATGAAGTCTCATGGGTTGAAGATTTACAAAAAGTGGAATGCCCATCGTGGTTGCTCCGCTTTTGCCCCTGAGAATACCATGCCAGCGTTTCGGATAGCTGCCAAACTTGGCGCATACTAGATCGAGACGGATGTGCGCATGACTAAAGATGGTGTACTCGTCTGTTTTCACGACTCGTCCATCGTGAGGACATTGTGGGGAACCGGAACTATTGGGACGTTAACATATGAGGATCTTCAAGCACTAGAGATCCGGCAGCCGACCCCGTTCAAGGGTTTGCTGTATTCAGCCACTAAAATTCATGTGCCGAAATTTTCGTCGTACTTAGACCTTTTTGATAGCTATAAACATCCAATTGCACGTATTGAATTAAAACGTGTGCCTAAAAGCCAGGATGTTGATGTCTACACTAAGGCTATCTACGACGAAATTGTGGCGCATGATATGCAGGACAGATGCTTCGTATTCTCACACTACTACAAAGAACTTGAGTCTTTTGGCAAGTGGAGTAAGAAGTACGCCAAGAAGAATGGGATCATTAAGATCTGGATGTATGGTGATGACGAGGATGAGATAAAGATGTTACATAAGAAATATAACACTTCTATTTATCCTAAGAATATTCCTTACACAGGAGTGTTCTCGGATTCGCCTGTGGTTGTTAAAAACAATAAAAAGTACAATCTCCTGATTAAACCATCTGGGAGTAAGTATAAATTCTATCTTGAGCAAAGGTGACTCGGCAAAGTTTATATACACCTTTGTGATCAAGAACTTTCGGACTGCTAATGCAGTTATGGGGATGCCATTACGGTATCCCCATTTTTTACGCTTTAAATACTCTTATCAAATTATAAATGTATCATTTTATAAATTCATAACAATAGTTAAAATGCAGTGTATACTAGGATTTCTCCTTTCAATTTTTTGGTCTCACACCGGCGAAATTGCGTCTCACAGAAAAGGCTACGGGAATTCATACACACGTAAAATGCACACAAAATGGGGTTTTGCACACGACTTTTTCTAGGTTTTATGCGGGTTTGTCGGGGCGGACACCTCCGATCACCCCCCATAAATACTGGGTTTGTCGTGCCATACACACAATTTATGCACACGCTCAAGATGCATTAAACCAGAGGTGTGGATATCATCCTCATCTCTGCTTCTGACATGTATTTCATTTTCGTATCAAGGCTCTGGATATCGTAAGTATAATGCTCGTCATTAACCCTCGGTGTATTCCCAATAAGGTCTCCTGCTTCGGTCGCTGATGCGCCATTATATCTTAAATAGGAATTAAAAGTACGTCTGATTGCGTGTATACTTTTATGACTGTCAAACTGCAACTGGTCACATTTGTGGTTCATGTACGCCGTCAGATTTTTGCATCTGAGTTTGTTGTCTTTGAAGGATAAGACGAAATCTTCGACAGAACCAAATCTTCCCTGGAGATGCTGCATCTTCCGCAGGAATTCCCGAATATGATCGGTAATGGGAACATTGCGAATTTTGCCGGTCTTGGTCTTGTGCTGATAATACTTTTTGTCTATGACATCGTATTTCTCAGATTCGCATATCCTTATGTAATTGTCATGTACATGTCGCCATCTTAGTCCAGCAATTTCGCCAACCCGCATTCCGGTAAGGATAGCAAGTTGAACGCCATATGGATAGATGTACTTCTCGTTCCTGTCAATATCCAGCTTGATTTGTGTGATGAGTCTGGCGAGATCTTCCTGCGAAAGCGTTCTTTCCTCCGGTGTTTTTTCATCGGTGTTATAGAACTTCACGAATTTCTTCTTATCTACATACAAACATGGATTTTGAGATGCTTCCATCTTGCGATCCATGACAGCGTTGTAAAATACTCCGCTGATGCATGCATATAGAGAATCAGAACTTCGCCGCTTAAGGTTGAACTTCTTAATAGAGCTAATCATGAACACTTCAATATCACGGGATGTGATCTCGAACATGTCACGATCCTTAAATGGATTATCACCAAAGAACCTTGTCCAATCTGTCTCGTAACGGCGAATACTATTATTAGTCTTGCCATACTCCTTTTGCGCTTCCATCCATCGGTCATGCGCTTTAGAGAATGTAAAGACATCCGGCGGCTTTTGTTCGAAGCCAACCGTGTAGTATTCTACGATCAGATCCTCAATTTCCTGTCTGGTCTTCCGGCTCCTTTGGATTAGTTTTCCAGTTTCCTCATCTAAAAATCTTGTATACCACCTTCCATTCTTTTCATTACAGGTAGGTTTATAGGGATGATCTTTTAAGATCTTTGCTCTTCTATTCATCTCTATTTGTTCCTGTATACACTGCAAGGCAAGTATACCATCTTCGCCAAATTTATTCAATATTTCTGCTTGAAATTCTGGGGTTACCACAGCGGTGACCCCATTTTTTACGTCATTCGTCATTTAATTAATTAGCCGATCATGAACTTCAGCAGACGGGTGACATCATCCTGGTTGTATGCAATCAGTTCCATCTCAGGGATGTCGTGATCACCGCTGAAGATCTTGGCAAGTGCTACATACTGGGTCAGCTTACTCTTGAGATTAAGGCGAAAGTCATCACATACGAGTTCGACCTTCCCGGTACAGCTATCAATTACATTAAACAGTCCATCAATATCACTAATATTATTAATTTTCATATTTACAATCCTCTTCTTTCCTATATAATTATATTGTCACAATAAATAGCTCCCCTATGAATTGCGACAAATCTTACTCCTTTGGGTGTCAAACTGATGACACCCATTTTTCATCAATATCTTTATCTGGGTCTTCGAAATCAAAACCATCACCATAATATTCTTCGCTACACCATCCGCAGTCAAAACATTCATAGTACCAACGCCGACCTTGAACATTGTCTAGACATATTAGGTGCAACTTGTTTGCACAATATGGACAAACATCCATCACTTTCCTCCTGTGCTACCGAATCCACCGGCACCACGGCTCGTCGTATTTAATCTATCAACTTCATTGAATTCAATTTCTAGATAAGGAATTACAACAAGCTGGGCAATTCTCTCATTTGGAGTAATAAAACGAACGTTGTCACTATCATTATGTAATGCAACAATGATCTCGCCACGATAGTCCTGATCGACCACGCCGCAACAATTCGCCGGTCTAAGTCCTTCTTTTGTGGCTAAACCACTTCTGGCAAATATTGCACCGAAATATCCATTGGGGATTTCCATGGCAATGCCAGTGCCAATTTTTGCGGTTTCGTGCGGTTTAATCTCTACAAAATCTTCACTGATGTTAGCGTACAGATCATATCCGGCAGCTTCATTGCTTCCTCTGAGCGGAATCTTTGCATCATTATTAAGTCTAGTAAAATTAACTTTCATAATATTCCTCCAACATTTAATTATCTAATTCTTCATTATTAATTTTCACCTTATCTTCACACGGGATACACTGTCCGTAGTAATATTGTTTATCCCTAGCGTCACAGTGTACCCTAACTCTGGCCTTATCTGTATCATCAATCATTGCGTATTGACAGTTACTGCAATCTTGTCCTGCTATTATCATTCCCATTCTTCGTCCTCATTGTCTTCATTATCATCACCATAACATCCGTATTCTTCATTCTCGCTCATCGTAGAACCAGTTATCCTCCACATATGCTATAAATTGAACAATAAATACAATGAAGCTTAATGGAAGCATTGCTACCACCGCAAAACCGGAATGACCAGTAACGTCATACAAAGCCATAAATACGCAAATGACTAGCCAGAAAAATAGCAGAAAAAATAAATACATCATCTCATAATGTCACCTCTATAAATCCCAGGGGAATTATTACATCCCCCGGGAGTAAATAATCCGTTCACATGCTACTTCATTCACACTTGCTCCATCCACAGTCGGGGCATTGCTGACACTGACCGGTGAAGATGATTTCACCTCCACATTCTGGACAACGTGCTTTATTTTTAATCTTTGGAAGTTTGATTGTGGAGTTTTCGTGTTTAACCTCAACTACAATCTCTGGCGAGGTTACATACTCTTCATCTTCGTCAAACAACTCTTCCTGCATCTCTTTATACATATCAAGCAATGCATTACCGATTGCTGACGGACAGCTTGATCCTTTGGAACAATCATGTGTCCTAGCATTTCTAGCTGCATAAGAGGGGCAAACATACACGCTCTTTAACTGATCGACAATTGAATAGATATCAATGCCACCACGAGCGCAGAGAGATGTAAGTCTTGAGATACCCTGATAATTAACACTGCAACCACCCTGGCTGCCCTTATCAAGCCACATATGGATCAGATCGCCAGTGTCCGGATCAAAATCCGCTCTTACCCAGAGCGTCCCGCATCCGGTTGTCAGCTTTCTAGTTTTGCCAACGACATTTTCATCAGCTACAATAATCATTCCACGTTCAAGCTTTTCGGGAACTTCTTTGGTTTCGTTCTTATCATTAAGCGTTAAGACTCCGGCTCGTTTACAACCATCTCTAAAAATGGTTACACCTTTCAGACCAGCTTCCCACGCTTTCATGTACAGATCTTCTACTTGTTCGACCGTAAAATCATTAGGGACGTTTACGGTAGAACTGATGCTTGCGTCAATATGTTTCTGCCAGATTGCTTGCATTTTAATTCTTTCTTTGTAATCAAGCGTTTGTGCTGTTACAAAGAATGACGGAAGGTCTTTATCATCTGAGATATTATTTTCTTCCATGTATTTCTTAACAATCGGAGTGTAAACTTTGTAGTATTCATCGTGGCCATGTAAGGACTCTGTCTTTCTGGTATAGTAATTAGCAAAGATAGGCTCAATGCCACCAGACACTCCAATCATTGTTGACAATGTTCCGGTTGGTGCAATTGTAAGCAACTGTGAATTGGCTAATCCACATGACACATCAGTATCGCCAACATGCTCACTGAAATATGCGGATTGCATGACCGCTTCTGGATGATACTTGGGATAATGACCGATCACTTTTGCAAGTTCAGCCGATGTTTTAATAGCTTGATAAGCCATTTTCTGTCCAATCATATCACACAGATGAATAGACTCTTCGCTACCATAACGGATATTCATCTTAATTAGCATGTCGGCAAGACCCAAAATTCCGCAGCCAACCTGTCGCCAATCACGAACAGATTCTCTCTGTTCTTTAAGAGGATGAAGCGGTAATCCCTCATCTAATACTTCGTTTAATGCTTTGATTGCAATGTCTACGGTGTTCGCAAAATCATCGAAATCAAATGTCTTGTCTTTAGTTACAAATTCTGAAAGATTGATGGAGCCGAGTAAACACGACCCACCTGGCGGAAGTGGTTCTTCGGCCATTAATGGACTATATCTTCATCTTCAGCATTACCTGTTAAGAGGTTCGCACTTCGAAGTGTAACCACATCACTCCTACTCTACTTAGTATTATTAACCTTTCGATAGTCTCTTGACCTTCCGATATACGGCTTGGCACAGGATTCTTGGCATCCCCTGTTAGCACATCTTTTAGCTACCATTTCCTGTAGTTACTATTCGTAAGATGTACACCCACTGGTTAGGTGGTTCACGAACGATTATTTCATAATATTTCTATTATGCCCTGCACCGAATTCGACAGGGATTCACACCGCCATATTCAAACTCTGGATCGCAACTAAGTAAATTCCAGTTATTAATTCTGTCCCACATGAGCATTCCTGGTTCCGCATAGTCCCAATTGGATACGCAAATCTTGTGGAATAGATCATAAGCATCAATCGTTTTTCTAATTGTTTCACCGGTTTCGACTCTGGTAAAATTCAATTCAAATGGCTCTCTATTTTTAACAGCAGCCATAAATCTGTCAGTAATACGGATGCTGATGTTAGCTTTAGTAACACGATCCGTGTTCTGCTTAATCCCAATAAAGTCTTCAATATCTGGATGATCACATGGAATTGAGATCATCAATGCGCCCCGGCGGCCGTTCTGCCCGATCAATCCAGTTACCATTGAATACAAATCCATGAAGCTTACAGACCCAGATGTTTCCTTGGCAGCGTTATGAATTTTTGCACCCTTGGGAGCAAGCTTTCCAATGTCAATTCCACAGCCACCACCATAGCTGTATGTTCTAGCTAATTTCTTAGCACAATCAAAGATTTCTTCGATGGAATCGTTGGGAGCGGATATGACATAGCAATTGGATAGACTTATCTTTCTACCATCCTTTTCTGTACCCCTATTGGCGAGAATTCTTCCGCCAAACAAGAACTTCTTATCTAAGATTTGTTTCTTTAATATTTCGTTTTTATTTGATACTCTATCCAACCACTCATCAAACGTTTCATTATTATACTGGTATTTTCTGTGCCATATGTCTGCACCCAACTGATTATCTTTCCCCAGCCATTCTTCAACAGTCATATCATGGTCTCCTTCCGTATGTTCTCACCATATCATCTTCAATAGCATTAGCCTTTCTCACATGCTCCTTGCAAAGATCATAAACAATATTAGAAATCTCCTGAAGTACTTTGTATGTTTTATCATATGCCTTTGCCATCTTCATATGATTTTTATACTCCAGTTTTGCGGAGCATACCTGGATGCCGACATTCTCATCAAATTTGTCGTTATCATCACAGTATGCAGTTGCACTGATCTTATTGGAATTCATACCAAATATATACTGTATTTCACTAATTTTATTAACACCATAAACACATGCTTCGATCAAGGTTTTATACATGGGTTTAATCCCACGCTTCATATCCTTCTTAACCCATTTCAGCGGCATAGAACCTTCAACACGCTTCGCCTCCGGAATAACCTTGAAACTTTTGTTTTTAATATTTACTTTCTTCATCCGTAAAATCCCTCCGTTTTATAAGCACCAACTTCTTTAACTCTCTCATAAAAATAATCGTACTCTTCATCATTAATAGTAACAGGAGCAAGCACAACTGTCCTGCCACACATCTCCATAACTCCAAGTACGGAACAACCATCCACACAAACACGCCCACAAATGACATTTACATCAAATTTCAAACTCTCGCAAATTGCGCAAAGTTTGTTAACCTTATCCAATGTTAAATCAAGTCTGATCTCCATCGGTTTCATCATCCTTTCTACTAATTACAAATGCGCTGCAAAATGAACTAGGATCGAAATTAAGAGAATTCTCAATGATCATCTGGATCTTTTTCACAGCGTCTTTTTTACTATCACCGGCAATGCTAACTCTGCCGGTAAACCCAATATCATAAAACATACATCATTCCACCTTTTCTAGCACATAGATGCTATTAACAGTTTCAATATGATAGCGATTATCACGATCTATCCATATAGACAGAACCTCACTGGTGTCAAGATATTCATACGGCGATTCAGTTTCAATGAAATCGCAATGAACCATGTCAAACTGTTTAATATCTTCAATCTTTTTCATTGTGACTATTGATCCGGTGATACCTAAATATTTTGAAGCTGTCACATCTGTGCCACGAACACCTTTACGACCACTATGAGTAATACTAACAATCTTGTATTTCATTTCTCATCCCTCGCATACTCTTTCATATACTCAAGCATCTTATCTTCTTCCGGGAAAAACCCATCAATGCCTTTTTTGGCCATTAACCATCCGAAGAAGTTCATCGTAAATTGCCCGTATCTCCAGTCAGGGAAAGTCTCCATATGAATTTTTCTGACCTCATCATAAAATTTATATAACCTCATCGGATCTCTCATTTGTTATACCTCTCACTCTCAATAACACTTGCCATTCGGCAATTGTTTACATCATCCCAAAAGATATCATTCATCTTGCACTTATATGCAAACCTACCGCCGAAAAATACATAGGCAATATCCATACCATGCGGAATAAATACATATGTCCTTTCAGTAGTCAATGCAGATCCTCCGATCCCACCAAACCCCAGGGCGGTACTTGCCCAGGTCTGGTCGAAATCATACAGGATGCCATTATCGTAAACCGGTACATGGTAAAATTCCCGCTCCAGATATTCAGTGATATCCAACAACTGCCTAGCAATCTTAACTAATCTCATTTAATTAGTCCTTTCTTTGTAATCAATACACTGTCCGCATTTTGGACAATATTCAAAATCATAGATCAACGGTGTGAAACAATAAGGGCATTTTTTATATTCCTCACCCCATGCTTGAGGCACCGGCTTTTTCCCAATAATCTTACTCAAATCATCAGCATCAAAATAGACACCCTCGCCATTGGGATTATATAATTCCGCATATGTGAAATTGCCGTCTGTATTAAACTCCATATATATTTGCGCCTTATCCTTAAGATTCAGACGCATAAATTTATCCTCATAGAGTTTATCCAACTGTTCTTTCGTTAATTCAATTTTCACGATTAACTCCTTATCCAATGTGAACTTCGCCCGGTTTCATGTCATAGTCAACGAGTACCCTGGCACCATTCCAAACATAGGAATTATTATTAGTCGTCTTTCTGGAATATTCCTTGCCATCAACCGTTATTTTTAGTGGCATAATATCAGCAGAAATAGTCATGCTGGCATTAGAAATAGTAAGGTTGGAATTCGTAAATCCATCCTTCTTTAATCTATCAAAGACATCATCACTGGCGATGATGTATGGATATTCGCCATGCTGATCATGATAGGCAAGCACACATCTTTTCAATTTATCAAAATCAAGTTTATACGCATTCATAGCTTTCACCTCATTTCTTTACTATCAATTCCTCTCACCAGAGAATACTATATCACAAATCAATAATTAAGTCTAGTGCTTTAATTATTTTTTTCTTATCCTAAAAATGCGGTAGTCGCTTCATCCTCAGCCAAACTGTAGGAGCCAACCCTGACCCACCGCTTAGATGGTTGGTTTAGTTATGGCACTCGCAGGAAAAACGCCTTTCTCATGTCTCCGCAAAGACCGAGCTTTCACCGTCAGTCCGCAGACTTCGGATGGCATTACATCTTTAAATGTATTTAACCTTAACTTTCCTCATCCTATTTTTCTTCTCACAAATCTCAATGGCCTTGTTGAGTTCTTCGGTACTATATCTGAACACGGTCTTATCAAGTTTATCACTACTAAACGCCCAGCCGTTATCCATGCGCCATCCCCAGATATTAGTAAACCAGACCTCAACAACTTCACATTGCCTGATCTTATATTTACCAAATAGACCTTGATAGATCACATAACAATATCTGTCAAGTCCACCACCAGGGAACGGAACAAATGGAGAATCGAAGTCTTTATTAAATTCTTTTATTTCAGTACCGTCATAATCAACGGCTGCATCTTTGTGTGCTGTAAATAACATATTATTAATTCCTTTTATGTTTTATTTTTCATATCCATGATCAGTAAGCATATCATCAATACTATTCAGTAAAATGTCATATTCTCCTGGGGATAACTTATTCAATGCATCATCCAATAACTCATCAAAAATGTTTTCAAAATCAAACCGTGTATTGACAAAACTTGTATCAATCATAATGCCCCTCCTATGAAATTATTTCGGAAGTCTTCCATCGTAGCTATATCCATTGTTTCTACGCAATAAAGCTATTGCCGCTGCGGTGTCCCAGTTACAGAATCGTAGAGCTTTAATTATCTCCATCACACTATATCCTGTATTTTGTCTTATTCGTTTTACAATCTCTTCTTGCTCATTAATAGATAACATCGCATACCTCCAAATAAATGTGTGTTTTAAGTTAATCTCATTGGAAAAATGATGTGATAAAGAAAATTACTTTTGTCTGCGTACAATCTTACCAGATACCAGTTCCCGAAAAGATGTTTTACAACAAAACCGTGTTCAATTAGCCACTTAACCATATTGCCATTTCCTCAAATAAAATCAGTTTTCTATTTGTTTATCCAGTAGCTGAAAATATTCTTCTTCATGAATACATTTTTTCTCATCGCAACAATACTCATTCCAAATATCTTCAATGTAGCTTTTCTCACAACTGAGACAAGGTTCCTCTGGGAAATAGTCTTCGTCATATATTATTCTCATACTTCTCCTCTTCAAATACTTATTTCATCGGTTCTTATCTTCAAAGAAACTTTTTGTATCAAACCATTTATCTTCAACAATGTTTCCTATAATTTTAATGGTATCGCCCCAACCTAATGTCGCCACTCTAATATATTTATTAGCCATCTGATTATATTTACTAACGCCGACAGTATCCATAATTCGCATTATATATTCTGTACCAGGCTCATAACCTTTAAATTCTTTGGCTCCAAGATAACCACTTCCGATTTTAAAGCCACCATATACACAGCCCCATCCATCACCTTCAAGAACTATTTCTGCACATAGACATCCATGATCGGCCATCGAAAGATCTACTCCAGTGATTTTGGCATTCTCAATTTTATAACCAGCTTGTTCAAGTAATTCTTTATTCCATTTTTTCATTGTTTATTCCTATCAACTAATTTCTTCCAAATAATTTGTTATCATTTCATTGTCACAGTATCCGCCTGGATCAAACCAGTAGGCAAATTCTTTTAGGAACTCTACTAAATCATCATAAGAACTTTCCGCAATCGCCTTTATTAATTTTTCTAAATTAGTCATATCAAACCTCAATTTCATTTTTCTGAATTACAAATAATCTCCACAGCCTTATCCGTATAATTCGGTGTTGTTACTGTAGGTGATGCCCACCAATAGTAAGAAGTTGATTTACGTCCGTCATCCCACACTTCGTTTAATAATTTTTCCAACTCATCTTTGGTAAATTCAATTTTGCCATTACTGTTTGTTGTAAATACTTTAATCATATTCCTCATACCTCCTCAAAA